GTCCTCCCTCTAGGGAAACTTAGGGGAATAAGAGTGCTTACAGCAATTAAATTGCGTGTGCGCTTCACAATTGGAATTACAATTTTATTTTAATATTATTATGTATTTAATAATATGAAAAATTGATTATGTATTAAAGGGTGTCCATACTACGGCAACACATTATACAAAGACAAAATGGATATGAATATTGGTAACACATTTTCATTAAAAGATGCATATATTCGTGATAAATATAAATCCGCAAAAATAGACTTTATACAAGGTCATATTAAAACGATTGGTCGAACATCTAATCAAGAAAAGAACCCATTATGGAAAATCCAAAATGAAAATGGAACCACTATTATAGTTATGTATTGCGAAGTTGATACATTTTGTATATTATGTCCAATAAGTTACCAAAAAATATTAGATTATGAAAAAACGAATAATAAAGGAAATAAAATTACTTGGTATAAAATGTCAAATGGTTATATTTCGTGTCATTTAAATATTCATATTCACCAAGTAATAACAGGATGTATGGGTAATGGTAAAGGAACAAATACTATAAGTGTAGATCATGTTGACAGAGATCCTTTAAACAATTGTTTCGACAATTTAAGAATCGCTACAAGAGAAGAACAGCAAAAAAATAGCAAAGGAACTGCCGACGATGGAACAAAAAGAGAACGGAAATATAACGCAAAAAAATTACCCGATGAAATAACACACGATATGATGAGAAAATATGTTGTATATTACCACGAATGGTTGAATAAAGAACGTACAAAACAGAGAGAGTTTTTTAAAGTGGAGAAACATCCGAAACTACAAAAACCTTGGATTTCTAGCAAGTCATCAAACATATCATTAGTAGATAAACTACTTTCGGCAAATAAGATTGTTACAGATTTAGAAAGCGATATATATCCGTAATATTAAATGTGGTTAATTAACTTTTGCTTATTGATTATTAAAGCAAAAAACAATCTTGCTTTGCCAACTGGCAAATCAAGAACCAATAATGTTTTGCTTTCCCGTGAGAGAAAGCAATAATGTTTTGCTTTCCCGTGAGAGAAAGCAATAATGTTTTGCTCACCCCACCGGGTGAGCAAATAATATACTTACAATTTATTTTTTAAAATAAAAAACTAATTAAACACCGACACAACAATCCTCATTCATTTAACGTCGCATATACTTTTCAATGTCCGCAAAATTCGCGGAGGATAATATTTAATATCATTAGAAACTATATAATTTTCCGTGTAGTGTATATTTTTAGATGATAATAATCCAGTTATACTTACCTCTATAATATTATAATTTATATCATAAACAACCGCAATATAACGAACATTGTTCTTCAATATTTTTAACGTTTCGCGAACAGTATTTTTTGATGTTGGGAATTTCCACGCGCCATTACTAGCCTGCGACAAAGGGCAACTTCCATTCTTGCTACACATTGTTTTCACTTGAACATACGTACCGCAGTAATCACAGCACAAGTCGACTCCTGGATAGTTCATTTGTTTTTTGTTTAAATTTGTCCATGTTATACGACCACATGATTCGCAAGGAATAGTATTGCAAATGAACTCTTCTCCTGCATCCCCGATTGCGTGTTTTGATAATACCTCAAATTCATTAAATAATAATTTATGTTTTGATGCCTTTTGTCTTGGTGCTCTTTTTGTCACTTTTTTTGAACCAATCTGCTTGGTGTTAGTTTTGGCGCTAGTAGAAATACTTGTCATTTTTTCGAAATTTTTATTATATCAAAATAATTTTGATATAATAACTGATTGATTGATATGCCTTTTGCTGATACATACATATAGACATATTTTCCGTTTCAATTTTATAAGTTATAAAATTGAAATGTTTTATATTGTTTAATCTTAACAGTAAAATCAAAATATCGCACCAATGCGCCCTCTCAAACTCGTGAAACCGTTCGACCTTCAGCCGGGAAGGACCTACCTGATTCAAGAAAAAAGACCCGAATATGCACACCAAAAATTCAAAGGCACATTTGTCAAAAATGATTATCCAAAATCTCCCGTTCATTGTACTATAACCCACTTTACAAATGTTATTTGCAGAGGTAATTATAGCTCTTCAGACCTAGGACTTCAAGATATATACTGGAACTATTATGAAGCAGATGCAGTCGCACAGGCATATACAAACATGGTTCTTCGTGACATTATAGGTGACGCGTCGTTTACAATGTAAGATTTAAGAATCAAGAATCACACATCGTGTTCAGAATTCTTATTAAGCATGTTAACAACCTCATAATCTTCAAACATAAACGATGTCAACGTATTACCATTATTAATATCAACTCCAAAATCAAATCCACTCTCCTTGAACCATTCTTTAAATTCATTAAAAGCTGCCCAACGTTTTACGTATCCACCAACCACTAACAATTTCAAAGTATTTTTAATATATTTTTTATCAATCACACAACACTCGCGGCATTCATCGTCGACGACGTGACACTTATCACTACCACTACCACTACCACAAGCTAGTGTTCCAGTCATTAGCAAATATTCAATATCGATATTATCATCAAACCTTTCTTGAAATGTTGCAATGATTCTGTCATATGAAAAATCCTCATTATGTCCTCCGAATCCAAAAAAATTCTCATACTCCCATCTATGAACTTGTTTTATAGGACGATGTAAATATACTACAAAAGGTTTCCCAAAAATAATTACATTAATTTTAGCGGTCAAAACGTCTGTCTCTGCATATGAATTATATTTCTTTTCCCATAGTAAATTAGGATGTTTTTCCAGAAATTTTTTAACAAAATTGTCATACAGCGTTGAAATCATACACCCACTTTCAGTATAATATTTATTTTTCAAATCCCTGAATTTTGTAATAACATCGGTGTATGTAATTGTAACCGCGATAGTAGTAGTAGTGCTTGTTTCCATTTTGTTATCTCGGTGATGTGTTATATAAGTTCTACATAATATGGTTATAATCTTTTTATATAGGTTTGATATATTGATTGAGTATATTGATTGAGTATATTGACTAGCAGTTGTCTATATAATATAATATAGTATTTGTATATATTATAGAGTATGAATAAAACAGCAAAACGGTGTCGTCTTGTAAGAGGTAAAAAAGAAACTTGTTGTATTAATCCAAAACGTGGATACTGGTGTTGGAGTAAAAAAACGAAGAAGCGTATATGGCGTAAAATGAAGCGTACTTGTTGTAGAAAATAATTATATATAAATTATGTAATTAAGTGTAAATAATTATTTTACACACTTGGACATTTAAAATACAAATTTTTAATATGTTATTATAGTAGTATAGTAGTATAGTAGTATAATAATATGGATTATAAATCTACTATTTGCGTATCTACTATTTTTATGTCTAGTATAGTGGATTCAATCAACACTTCAGTTAGTATGAAAATATTTAAAAATAGAGAAGAAGCAGCATTTTCTCACATTTTTAATTCTAAACTGGTTAAAATACCATTAAATACATTTAAGAATGATAATGTCGAAAATTTTTATTCAGTTAAATTACAGAAATCAGCCGTAAAAGCATATCCGTTAACTGATAGACCACGTGGTAAAGAAGATATAAGTAGTGTCAAATATTATCAAAAACAAATACAACAAAAAAAAGAAGTTACACCAGTTTGGATGATACAAAAAAATAAGAAATATATATTATTGGATGGAGCCCACAGAATTGTAGCAAGTTATATAGAAGATGTACCTGTGTATGCCTATATAATTAATATTTAATACTAAATAAAAAGTGTATAAATAAATTACATATTATTACTAAAAAAGTAATAATATATTCTGCGAATTTATTCATTAACCTCATAATGCGTCGCACCTACTTCAAATCTGTCCCCTCACAAACATGCTAATCAACTCGGGTGTCGATGTATCAAATCCAGCCAAATTCAATGTATTCTTGTCCTTCGGATCAGCGATTGTCAGCTGATTCGCCATCATTCCAATCACGATTAGTTTCGCATCGATACCGGTTACTCTGCGATATTCTTCTAGCGCAACTTGAGGATGAACTGTTGGCGCATATGTTTCGCTGTCCGTGTATACGCAAAATACGTCAATCTCAACCCCACTGCGACTATACATTTTAAGCGCCTCCGTCATGGGCAAAGCGCAATCAGTAGCTCCAAAAGGTACATCCGTGGCTTTAATCGCATCCTGGATTGTCATCCCAGGGCGAATCTTCCCATTGAAATTGTAGAATATATTACTGAATCCATATATGTGAACATTCTGTTCCCCTTCGGCGTATAGCGTCATCATCGCCATCGCAACTGAACCTTCACGTGGTGTAATATTTTTTGCACCAGCACACATACCCATCGACATACTTCCGGATACATCCAATCCAATCATAAACCTCTTCCCTGTTGGTGTGATATTTCCAAACGCCTGTCGGAATGTCGTCGAGAGTGCAGTCGTGATGTAAGAATTTACAGGCCATGTCATTGAGCCTAGGTCGCCCTTTCCCTGTGAATACGTCTTCATTCCAACCAGTACTTGAAGTGGGTGAATCCTTGACTCCTTGATATTTTTAGCATCAGTAAGCATTTTAATAATATCCTGCGACCTTGATGATGCAACTCCCACCTGCGACAGTTTCCCGAGATTGCGAACTAGTGCTGTCATTCCCATTCCATTGAGAAGTGCATTCCAGATTTGCGGTGTATTTAGAAGCTCTGTCGGCAAATGTTCACGCTGAATTTTCTTGTTTTGTTCCATGATTGCGACCGCTGTTACTGCATCCTTCTTTTCACCTGTTTTCGATAATTCTACCAATGCCTTCAGAAATCTAGCAGTCGCCACAAGAGGGTCTTCCGCTACTTTTTTCGCTTCTTCTCTTTCTCCTTCTCCTTCTCCACCGCCCTCCGTGACCTTTGTCGTTTCTGGTGTTGGAGCTTGTGCAGGAGTGGGTACGGGTACGGGTACGGGTACATGTACAGGCTCAGGCTCTGTTCCAGAAAGAACATATATCTTATTTATCGTATTGTATAAAATATCTAGTAAAGATTTCGCGGATGATATCGACTTGCCGCCATACCATAGAACCATATTACCAATCGGCGCCACACCCATATCAGCAAGCGTTTTCTTGACACCGTGTAACTGCTCTGTTTCACTGACCATGAGTTTGATGGGTGTACCTACCATTGAGCTTTCTGGGTGGGCTACTTCAAACATAACCGCTATTTTTTTTCCGACTGCAGTAGCAGCTCCACCGCCTCCCATAATTGACCCGATTGCGCTTGTAATCGTTTTCATAAATCCTTTGCCTTCACTTGCCCCATCTTTATTAGGTGTTTGCGTTGGTGTTGGAATCTCCATAAGTCGTTTCAGAAATTCAGTCCTCTCCATTTTTGCAGGCAGTGTTGTCGCCATGACTCCTTTCGCCGGATTCGCCATAATCGTGCGCTCAGGTTTGTCCTTCTTCATAATCCACTCCAATACAAGACGCCCACCATCATCTTTCATTTGTGCAGGATTGATGTGAAGCAGTGAAATCAAATCCTCATGCGTCCATCCCTCGCGATTTTTATACTTTGTCACCAGAACAGCCAGCTCTAATCCTCCGCGCGACGTATAGTATTCTGTCAATGCGCGACGAACACCTTTGCCGAAACCCTTACCCGGTTTTGCCTTGTCTTGCGAAATGTCGCGAATATATTGTACCAACATGAAGAGATGGGTGGGAATACGACATACCTGCCCAATAGCATCAAGCGCCTGTGCCTTGCATTTATTATCGGGTGGAAACACAATCGCCGCCGCAAGTGACATCATCGTCATCTCCTGTTTTGGCGCCCTTGCATTCACAGATACATCCACGATATCCCGAATCAAATGCTCACATGTAGCCGGCGATAAAATAGCCGACATAATACACTTCGAAATCGTAGTAGCAATTGCGCCACCACATTGATAGAAGCTTCCATTATCCGATTTGCTTCCAATAATCAAGTATCGCATCCATTCTTGCTCAAGGGGGAGAGCAAACGAATATCCGCCTGCATTATTTGCGATTTGTCCAGGTAGTCCAATAGTTTGCGGAATTTTAATACGTGTAGCTGGATTATTTTGCGCTGACATTGCAGTCTTCATCTTTGAACCACCGCTTGCACCTGCCTTACCTTTTCCACCATTATTGCTTTTGCTTTTGCTCTTTCCGGCCATTGAAGACGATGTTTTTGAGACGATTGAGTTTTGTGTGCTTATTTAATATGTAGTCTTTTATTTATATCAATTTTCTATATTATATATTATATATTATATATTGGCCCGCCTTGAAATGCAGTATCCTACACAAAAAAGTAAAATGACACATGCTGATATTATGAGAACAATATATGCTATAGTTGTAGTATTTATAACAGATAAGTTCATGGTATTATAGTATTTTTATGTTATATTTTTATGTTATATTTTTATGTTATATTATTATAATATTATACTATTATGATAATATTCTTATATTCTAATATTCTGATATTCTAATATTCTAATATTATGATATTCTGATATTCTGATATTCTAATATTCTGATATTCTAATATTCTAATATTATGATATTCTGATATTCTGATATTCTAATATTCTGATATTAAAATTTACATTTATATATATTGTATCTTAAATCCCAATTTTTTCTATACTCGCTAAGAATAAGTCCATTATTTCTATGGAAATCTGTATCAGCGTGTCCACTAGATGGAGTCATCCAGTTACCATACAACTGTTTTAAATATAGTCCTGGGTCTATTGGAACAGGATATAAAGTGTTACCTATTGCACCTACAGATAGTATTGGAAATGCCGGGTTAGTATAAATATCACAATAATAATCTGGGCTTTCATTTTCCAAATAAACGGATATAAAATTACCACTCGGATAATCAGGAAAGCCTTTATGTTTTCTTTTCAAAACTACACCATATTTTGAGTAGTCTATCTCAATTAGTTGTTCCCATCGCGATAAATGTATTGTTATATCTATGTCAGTATCATGTGATAGTAATCTTCCTTCGCGAATACAACCCAATAGGGTACCGCAATCCAGATAAAATGGAATTTGTTTATCATCTAACATAGCACATACGGTGTCTAATAATTTATAAAAAACATTCATTTTTTTTACCGTTTCAGGAGAAATATTAGTGTTCTTATTATTGGTTATATATTGAGGAGAATTAGTATTTGGATTTTGGGTATTATTTACTAAACCAAAAATATTTTTTAACATTTGTTTTTGACTTTAGTTATATAAACTATAAACTATAAATTATAAATATAAATTAAAAATGAGAATTAAATTTATTTTTATAGAATAATAACAATAATAATTCTAAATATTGAAATAGAAATGGAAGCTGAACCAGCAAAAGTTGAAAATAAAGAAATGCTAAATGAAAAGTCTTTTACTAAAAAACGAAATAGAAAACATAGTGCTCAAACATTGCCTGTTGGTTTAGAGCATCATATGATGAAAAAGTATGTTGTATATTATCGAGAGTGGATAGATAGGTCACATACAAAAGAGCGTGAATATTTTAAAATAGAAAAGCATCCCGATTTACCTAAATCATGGACTTCGAGTAAATCTGGTAAAGTGAAACTAAGCGATAAACTAGCTGAGGCTAACAAAATTATAGAAGATTTAGAAAAAAAGAGGAAGGAAGAATTAGATAAAGAAAAACAAAATGAAAACCTATTGGTATCATTATAATAAGTATATAAATATACTTAAAAATAAAATATGTATATATATTATAACCATACACGTTAAACACGACAAAACAAGATGCAGATTTTTGTCAAGACGCTTACTGGTAAGACCATTACCCTTGAAGTAGAAAATAACGATACTATCGATGCTATTAAAGCAAAGATTCAAGACAAGGAAGGGAACCCTCCAGACCAGCAACGTCTCGTGTTTGCCGGAAAACAGTTAGAAGATAGTAGAACACTAGCAGACTATAATGTCAAAGTTCTAGCACTTTGCATTTAGTTCTACGACTTCGAGATGGTGTTTAACTCTTTATATAATTGATATAAAGATAATATTATAATAATATAATATTATTAACTATGGGAAACAAAAAAGAACATAAAATAGAAAATGAGTTTGAAATGAAACATTGTTATACTTGTGATAAATGGAAAGCTTTATCTGAATATAATAAGCAGTCATCCAGTTGGGATAAATTAGCAAGAATGTGTCGAAGTTGTTATTCTGAATATAAAAATAGTAAAAGAAAAAATGACGAAAAATATAAACAAAGTGATATTTTATATAAACAAAAATATCAACAATCTGGTAGAAGAAAAGAAGTTTCAAAAATTAGATATGAAGCAAAAAAAGATGAAATTATTAAAAAATGTGTAGCATATAATAAAAAAAAATATAATACAGACCCTTATTTTAAAGTAGTATTCTCTATTCGAACAAGAATATCAAAATTATTAAAACAAAAAAATGCAGACAAGTATAATAAATTTTATAATTATCTAGGATGTAGTAAAGAAGAATTTATATTATATTTTCAATCCAAATTCAAAGAAGGAATGACATGGGAAAATCACGGTGAATGGCATATTGATCACATTAAACCCTGTTCGTTGTTTAATCTATTGAATGAAGATGAACAAAAAAAATGTTTTCATTATACAAATTTACAACCATTATGGGCATCTGAAAATCTAAGTAAAGGTTGTAAATTTGTTGATGAAACTATAAAATAAAAAATAAATAATATCATACAATATAGTTAATACTATGATTCCCGAAGAACGTTGTTATGTTGTTTATGGTAAGGATTTCAAACCTTTAAAAATAAAAGGTTACTCCAATAGAAATAAATTAATAGAGTCTTTGAAATTAAGAGGATTCAAACCAAAAAGTTCTTTATTGAATTGTAATTCGCAAAATGGTAAGAAATGTAAAACAATACCTACGTTTTATTAAAACCAATATCCAATCAATGTATATTTTATAGTTATTTAAACAGATAACTATAAAATATTTAATATAGATACACATAAATACTTTTCTTTGTTTAGATAAATGAAAGTACAATCCTTGCTTTTGTTCGTATCTGCTGTTTCCCTATTTGTACCAAATGTCGTAACATTGCCCATAGACATGATGCCCCGATACACTACAGAATTTAGCCCCCGAGATATAAATATTCTTTCTTTAGGCGATTGGGGGTCTGCTTCACTCGGTGGTTACCACTTACGTAATGCCGAAAGCACTGCATATGCTATGAAAATATATGCATCAGAATATAAACCAAAACTTGTATTAAATACTGGCGACAATTTTTACTATTGTGGGATTCAAAATACGAGCGACCCTCAAGTCAATGCTGACTATGTCGAATTGTTTGGGAATATTGGTCTGCCTTGGTATAATGCTTTGGGTAATCATGATTATGGTTTTAATGCTACAGCACAATTAGAGTTAAATCAAACTATTCCTCAGTGGATAATGGACGACAGGTATTATCACCGTCGCGTAGTATTTAACTATAGTGGTAGCGATACAATCCAAATTGCTTTAAACATTATAGTTTTAGATACGAATCCGTGTGTCATGGATTATAGAGGCGCCGATAGAAAAAAATGGGACCCTTGTGGTATTCAATATCCTACTTGCTCTCCTCAACCAGGAGAATGCATGTTTCATGAAAATATTATTGCCCAAAACTGTAAAACACAGCTCGACTGGTTTAATACGACAGTAGAAAATATCCCACCCACTGAATGGATATTTGTAGTCGGACACCACAAAGCTGATGAAATAGATGCCGAAGATTTTCAATCTATATTAGGTAGCAATCGTGTTCATTTGTATCTAAATGGACATAATCATAATTTAGAACAATATTCTATAGACGGGGAATCAAAGTATATGACAACAGGTGCTGCCGGTATGGTAATAGTAGGATCCGGTGGAAACGTAAATGTAAAATTACACGATGAATCGACAGAATTCAAGCATAAAAAACATGATGTAAAAAGTGTTTGGAGTAAGATTACAACCGGATTTAGTTCACATACTTTTATAGAACGTGGTACAAAGGTACGGACAGATTTTTGGGATGTGAATCAACATATTTTACATTCATTTATAGTTTAGTATGAATGATAATTATCAAAATTAGTATTAAAAATATCATTTTTAATAATGACATAATGTTTCGATATTTTTCAAATTTAAGTTTTTTCTTATCTCTACTATCAACTTACTAAAAAAACCTCTACCTTGTACAAACAATTTTGCTTTAACAGCGCAACATAAATCTATATCCGCATTACCCGAATCAAAATGCTCGGCATCTAATGATTTAATTGCATCTTGTAAATATTGGTTTGATAATTTTATACATTCGTCGTAATTACTTGAACTAGTTTTAGCAAAAAAACATTTACCCAGTATATATCTTTTATTGTTACTTTTATCATTAAGAGATTTTATAATATTATTTACATCTAATGGTCTTTTTATTTTTTCATGCCATTCGTTGCCTGCAATAACATCACCTAATCTTAAATGTATTACTGTGCTATTTTCAATATCTTTTGGTAAACGTTCTATATTTTTTTTTATATATTCAACTACAATTTTAGTAACTATATCAATATTTGTAATATTTATGTTTTTATTATTTTTTTTTTCTGATAAATATTTACTACCAATTGAATAAGGATGATCTGCTAATAATTCATTTTTAGCATCTTCGTCTAAATCTAATAAAACTAAGTCGCCCAATCTATATGAAGATATATTTGTGTTTTGTACTACTATAGGTGAAGGTTTAGTTAGTATATTCTTTAGAGTAGGTACGTATACCGGTAGCGGTCGTGGAATAAATACATTATTAATATTATTTTTACTTTTTACAGAAACTAGTGATATGTTTTTTAAAATCGGTGGTTTTTTAAATAAACGCATTTATTATTTATATATATAAATATAAATAATAAAATTTTATTAACCTTTTATTAACCTTTTATATTCTAAACCGAACTAAAAAGCTTATTCATATTTTTCACCTCTGGTTTATTGTCGCAGTCTATAAAGAGCGTCTTTATAATTTCATTGTCTCTAAAACGAATAGTATATGTTTGTTGTAGTTTGTTTCTTCCAACACGACCCATTGCTTGAATCGTTTTTTCTTGTGTCATGTTACTCAAATCTTTGCTAATGTACCCATGACAAAACTGATAATTGGTTCCATATACATAGTCCGAAGATGCAATAATAATGTACAATTTTTGATTTTGCGCCAACTCTTTAATTATTTCATTATATTTTACGTTTGTATGATTTGTTATAGCACCAATTCCCATCAGCAAGAGTATCTTCCAATGGTTATCGATTTGAAGTAACATAATTTTTTCTACGACACTTTCATCTAAGTTCGCTGAAAATTCATTTGTATAAACTTCCCTTTTTGTCCACCTTATTATATGTTCTAACTTATTGGGTACAAAAATATCACTTAGTGCAATCCTTTTTACATTACATCTTATCATATCTATAATTTGTTGCTTTTCTCTTATTTCTCTCGTATCTACAACTATATTACCACCACCAGTTCCTTTACTCTTTGCTCCATCTTTACCACTATCTTTTAACTTCTCTTTTTCTTCTTCTATAGTTTGAATTTCTTTTTCTAAAACATCAATCTTATTTGATAATACATTGTTATGTTCTATAGAATTCATTAAATCGTCAATAACTTCCGCAGGAATTTTAGAATTTTGAATTGCAAATTTCGCTATTTTTTCAACATCATTCGTTAAAAAAATAGTCGGTCCATCTGTAAGTGTGTGTGCATCATGTGTTGTAAAATAAATATTAGATTCATGTATTTTTACACGCTTTGTTTTCATTTTATTAAAAAGTTCATCCCATTTATCCGGTATAATATTTTTAAGAAGAATCAAGTAGTATAATTTTATATTTGTCATAGTAACATCCATGATATCCGCAAAGTATCTTTCCAGTGAATACCTGCTGTTTGTGTACATTTTTTCTTCATTTACAAATATTATAAATTTTACTATCTCATTCAAGTCAAAATATCTTAAAAGTGTTTTATAGTTGCTGCAATGTTTGGCCGATTTCAAAACATCCTCATACGACTCGAAAAGAAAGTGGGGCAAGTCAACATAACCATCTTTATTTACTATTGGGATAGACTTAGAGCAATCGTGACTCACAATTGATACAACTTCCGCACCAATAAATCTTGTCCTGAAATCTAAAATAGTTGTCTGAATTTCATTCTCATGTGGAAGTGTCGCAGACGATAATACGAGATTTGGTATTTGATTTTCAGTCCAGTTTTTCTTGATTAGTTTATGAAACTCATGTTCGCTATAGTCCAGTGAAATCGTAGGTTCATCAAAATATGTAATTATATTGTTAACATTATTAAACGCCTTCATATACAACATGGCGTGAATATATGATTTAATATCGCATATCATTATTTCTACTTCGTCTCCTACTGTATTATCCACCTTACGAATGCGACCATTTCTGTCACGCGTAGCTTCTTTTGCAGCATAATAATGCAGCCTAATATCGCTCACACTATTACAACCAAAAGCAAACGCAATCTTTTTCATCGCACTTATTGCCGATTTCGCCAAGGCAAGACCAACGTGTCGAGCAGCGCATACAAAAATGATTTTATATTTTTTTGTAATAAATCCTCCAACAGATACATCTGGATTCGGTATGTTAAACTGTTCCGATAGTCCAATAGGAGTAAGCGTTTTACCTGTACCTGTTGGTGCAATATATAATATAAGTTTAGGGTTGGGATTTTTACAAATAGTGAATATTTGTTTCTGGTGTTCGTATAAAGAAAAGTCTTGATACTTGAATAGGTATTCATTTTTTTCGATAAAATTATAAGCATATCTAATAAATGTTTTTATTTTGAACTCACTATCGTATCTTTCTAAAACATTTTCCACAAAGTTAACAACATACGTATTCAAGTGTTCGATTTCATTATTTTTCATAAACTTTAAGGTATAATAATAATAATACCAATTTGCCTTTTTATCTTCATGGTGCTCGAGTAATTGTTCGATAATTTCTAGCAAAACAAACTCATAAATTTTGTCGTTGTTTTCTTGAAAATTATTATTCACTATTCTCATCTCGTCTATTTTTTTTATTTTTAAATTTTTGTTCTTTCCGATTATTTCTTCGCAGTTGTAACCCTTGTAGTCATATTCTTCGCATATTTCTTCTATTCTTTTTCTAAAATATTTATTAAATAAAAATAACATAGTTTCTTCCGTAATCGATGTCTTTAAAACCCCAATGATAGACTTTGCTGTATTATACTTGATGTTCACATTTGAAAAACCTTTTTTAATTAAACTGAGAATTTCAACTTCATCTTTAGATTCTGGTACTTCCATATAATCCCATTCGGCTTTTGATAACTTTTTTTGATATAAATCGATGTGTATATCTACTTCGGGTTCGTGTTCATGTTCATGTTCATGTTCGCATGATTTATCATTTATATTTTCTACTGAGGCTTCTTGTTGTGTCATCTTATGATTAAAATGGTCTGTAAAATATACTATGTGTTTAGTGATTGAGAATATGTAGGTGTCGTTATATAAAGTTAACAAGATATATTTAACCTACTTTAATATATTATATTATATGTCAGTGTAATATTCTAGTATGCAAAATTGAAAGAATATATTTAGTATAATATAAAGGAAATGTCGTTAGCTTTTTCTGAAAACACAAACATGTCTAGTTCATCATCTCTTGTCATAGCATCATCCGAATCATCCGTTGCGCCTCCTATAATTATAAGTTTTGATGGGAATATCGGTTCAGGAAAATCTACAAAAGTGAAAGATATTGAAGAATATTATAATGCTAAAGGTCGAAAAGATATTCTCTTTATTCAAGAACCGGTCGACACATGGAACTCTGTAGTTGATGAGAATGGTGTTACAATTCTTTCCAACTATTACAAAGACCAAAAAAGGTTTGCATTCAGACTTCAGATGCTTGCGTATATTTCCCGACTAGCACTTCTTCGCGATGCAGTAAAAAAAGGTTATAAGTATATTATTACCGAGAGATGTGTTGGAACAGACAGAAATGTATTTTCGAAAATGTTATATGATAAGGGCGACATAGAACATGACGAATATATTATTTATAAAAAATGGTATGATGAATTTATAAGTGATGTACCGATTGGAGCAATTGTATATATAAAGGCATCTCCTGAAATATGTTTGAAACGCGTGAATATTCGCGCAAGAGAAGGCGAAAATATCCCGCTTGAATACTTGAAAGAATGCGACAAGTACCATGATGAATGGATTAATAGTGAGAATATTCCAAAACTAGTTATCGATGCTGATATAGACTTGAAAACAAACCCCGAGGCTAATTTTGAAATACTGAAACAAATTGATACATTTATTCATTCACTTTAGACGATAAATGCGTTGAAATATTAAACCGGTATATTACCCATTTTCTATATACTTCACATCGAATATTCGCTGTGATTTATATTTTAATATATCCATCTCTTTGCTAGTAGTAGGAAATAATTCATTACCATATATGTCTTGTAGTAGTAGCCACTCAAACATTCCTCCAACGTATATATATACATTGGTAAATCCTAGGCCTACTAACTGTTCATATTTTTTATATGTTTTCTCATCGTTACAATTTCTACCATATACTATAATATTTTTATTACGTGTTTTTTTTATAATAGAATTTATAATTTGTTCTTCTTGATCTATTTGAATTGTATTTTTTATTAGACACTTTTGCATGTTCGCTTCTAACGTGTTTATTATGATATAGTTGTCAGTATTACTACCGCTACAAGCTTTTTGCATATCTTCACAATTTATTTTTCTTATTGATAATGTATTACCCATTATTTATATTAAAATTTTATTTCTAATAATAAAAATACTGTAATTATATTTTTATTATATTTATTATATTTTTTATATTTTTTAATTTATTATAACTCAATCATTAATTCATTTAATTTATTAAATATTTCAATTGTTTAAGTATTTCAATTGTTTAAGTATTTTCAATTAAAATTTACCACAATTTCTACTTTTTCCTTTTTTATACTTTTTGTAGCCGAAATAGACAATTCTTCGCGTTTTTTTCTTGTCTTGTTATTTATATCCCCTGTAACAATACCAGCACTCACACTGTTATTGTGACAATCATAATTAGCATCATTAGCATCATTAGCATCATTAGCATCATTAGCATCATTAACATCAATACTTGTAGATTCGGTAGATGCACTTGATACAGAAGAGCCAGACAATGATTTACTCTTTGAAGTACTATTTCGGTTATTCATATCTTTTTCAATATTTGAATAATTTTCTTCTATAAAATGAATTACATTGTTTTCTAGAGCCCATTTAAAAAAATTCAATTGACCAATCGTTGTCTGAATATATTTACCATCTTTATATGGAACTGTTATCCTATCCCATCTACAAAAAGGGTCAAATCTTTTCTTCGAATATGCTTTTAACTTTAACTTATAGTCTACATATACTTTAAAACGACGTTCCGTGTTGGGTATCTCATAAACAGTATAATATTTTTTTGCATAGTTTGTTGCAAACCAGTCTATTATCCTTAGAGAAATTTTAGATTCTCCATTTATAATTCGCAACATATAATCCATGTTATTATTCTCTTCATAAAATTTTAAAAGATTGTTTAATAAAAGGTCATTCTGAGTTGTATAATTAGAATATGTAGTACTAGAAGACATTCTTAATGTTATTTATTTATTTGTATTTATTAAAATAAAATTCATTTTAAATGCTTTTTGTGTAAATTAAAATTAAGTAAAATATTTGTATGTATTTGTATATATTTGTATATATTTGTATTTATTTGTATATTATAATAAATTATCATCATCGTCTTTTTTTATAAACTTCATTTGTTTACCTAGTTTAAACCTATCACTGTCCATTGTACCTCTTCTTACATTACAGTCTAAACATGCAATAACTATGTTACCATTATTGTGTCCATAGTTATTATCAATTCTGTCAATAGTCCACTGTGTCTTTGACAAAACTTCATTATATATAATATAACACTTTGTATTACAGTAATAACATTTTAATCTACATCCTGTTAATTCAGATAATACATTCTCAACATCTATAAATTTCTCTTTTTCATATAGTTCTTTTTCTATATCTTGTTGTTTATATCCCTTTATTTTTTTATCGATTTCTTTTATGAAAATCTCACAGTTCTCTAGTGGTCTCACGTCCATATAAAGCTTATTTACTAGGGATACTTGTTCCTCATGGTTTTGATAAAATGCAATAAGCTCCTTTGGAAACTTTTTCATAGAATTTCTTTCACATATCATATCTGGGTTTTCTAAAGATTTTATCTTATCAGTATTTCTTTTTCCTGTGATTGAAATCGATTTCATATTATATGTAATAAATATAACAAATAGAAAAAAAGGTTAAACTTTACTTTATATATAATATATATAAAATGAGTAAAGAAATGAAAGACCTGAAAAATATAAAATATAAGTCAATGCTTTTAAGTAATAATAATTATAATAATTTAAGCCCAAGAGACACTAATGATGTAAACAATATTAACGATTTTCTCGAAAAAGAAAAACAAACACATACAAATGAGCTTTGGAGTAAGTTAGATAAAACAATAAAGATGCAAAAAATTCGTCTTTTTATTGATGACTACTCGACAATTAATAACCTTACTGTAAAAGAATCAAAGATTTTACTATCCTTTTTAACAACCAGTCTTGACCAAAAACGTCTATCAAAATCAAAAGATGTTATTTATGACCGCGAGAATGGTATTATAAAATCAATACCATGTCTTTTATTCAATCAAATTAATCGTAAGTTTACTCTAAAAAGATGTGAAAAACGACAGTCTACTTTGAAATCTCTTCCTCCTAAAAAGGTAAATAAAACAAGAGATAATAAAGCAGCAAAAATTGCCGGATTATCCGGAGTACATCAAAATATTATAATTAGTTCACCCAATTCAAGAAATAATTCCAATAATAACAGTGATGATGATAACAAATAATATCTAATATTTTTTATTCTACTTTTTATATTTTCTGGTTATAGTTATGGTTATGGTTATTTATAGTTATTTATAGTTATTTATAGTTATTTACATCTAATATAAAATTGATACCAACTTAGAAATATCTTCTTATTTATATTAACCATCCCTTAAAATAATTCACATATATATTTTTAAGTTTTATATAATTTTAACATGACAGATGTAGCAACACAAACAGTAGATATTTTAATAAATGGTATACCTTTTAGCGAATTTATTAAAAACAATACCGTCGAAAGTGATATATCAGTTTGGGATTTTCTAAAAGATAATAGTGACACAGAACACGATACAGATAGTGAAAATGAAAATGCAAATGCAAATGAGTCTAATAATGTCGATGTTTGTACTAGCATAAGTCCTTCATTATCAGAACAAGATGTACAAGGACTGCGTGAGTCTATATTATATTGTATTGACGAAAGTGTAAGAAATAATCCTTTGTCATTTAGCGACCCTACTTTTCACATAAAGTTAGAAAACTCCATATATGAGATTATCGAGTATACGTTTTCAGATAATTTATTTACCGGCGTTGTTGATATATTTAGGTTTACAGAAGATATGGAAAATCAGATTGAAGAAGTTATAAATACTTGTTTAGAAGAATATTTTGAAAACATTGTTCCACCAAGGTCTTATCCTACTACTTGTATTTTACAACCTCCAAATGTCTCCGAAACCATTAAAAAAATAGAATACTTAAAATCTATCCCACAAGATGAACAAAGAACAGCGGGATGGTATATTTTCCGAAATAAACTCATTACGGCAAGCGCTGCGTGGAAAGTATTTAAATCAGAATCATGTATAAACCAACTTATTTATGAAAAGTGTAAACCACTCGCTGTTAATATTACAGCGAATCATGATGATGTAGATGACATGGAAAGGGAAAAGGATAAAGAACATATTATAGTGGAAAAAACATTTGTAAATACAAACTCACCTCTTCATTGGGGGCAAAAATATGAAAAACTTTCGGTCATGTTATATGAAGCAAGAAATAATACAAAGGTTGGAGAATTTGGTTGCATAAAACATCCAAAATATGATTTCTTGGGAGCATCACCGGATGGTATTAACGTTGATCCGGCTTCTCCATTGTATGGTCGCATGTTGGAAATTAAAAATGTATTCAACCGTGAAATAACGGGAATACCGATTGAAGAATATTGGATACAAACTCAACTTCAAATGCAAGTATGTGACTGCGATGAGTGTGATTTTCTAGAGACATGTTTTAAAGAGTATGAAGATGAGGCGGCATTTATACACGACTCGTCATCGGATATTGATGCTGAATTTCATTTAACATCTGCTAAAACTCTTAAAGGTGTGATTGCCTATTTTATGAAAGATGGGAAACCGTTTTATGAATATGCACCCTTATATTTAACACGCGAAGAATATGATAGATGGTGTGAAGAAATTATTGATAAGAATGCCGGAATTACTTGGTTAAAAAATATATACTGGTATCTTAATCAATATAGTTGTGTTCTTATCAGAAAGAATGACATATGGTTTGAAAGTGCAATTAAAAAAATAGAAAATGTATGGAATACTATTCTTAAGGAACGAGAAACCGGTTATGAACATAGGGCTCCTAAAAAACGAACTCCTAAGAAAAAAAATAATATAGTAGATGAAGAAAGTACAAATGAATCAGGTTGTCTTATTGTAATATCTGATTTAGAACTCAATATATGATACCGACAATCTATAAACAATCTATAAACAATAAATAGTATATAATATTTATTGTTTCATGTTTTTTTAATATTTTTTAATATTTTTTAAAGATATTGATTTATTCACATGTATTTGCCGCCCACCAGTTAATTCGCGTAACATTCGCTTCTATTGGGATAGGTTTAGTTATTACATCTTTTTTCTGCTCCGTTTTTTCATATGGAGTTCCGCAAAACTCGGCTGGCGAACATGTACCGTTATCGGGAGTAGTCCAATATCGCTTATTATTTGTTTCCTGTTTATATGAATTAGGGTAAACGGGATATTCTTTCCAAATATTATAGTCGTTATTTTTTGTAACATTTGTATTTTGTTTTACTTTATAGTCTCCATATAAAATAGGTTGTGTACTAGATACAGGAAAGTTACCAGGCTCAAGTTGGTTATTATTATTCATATTTGGAGCAAATGTTTCGGTATGGTATACTTTTATAGCTCCTATAAAAACTAGTACTAAAAATATTACTAAAACTGCTAAAAAAAAATTTATGATAAATTTTAAGTCATATCCTTTTGTTATAGTGCTTTTCATTTTGTTAAATAATATAGTTGTATATAATTAAAAAATATTTTATTATATTTGTAATAAAATATTTGTAATAAAATATTTGTAATAAATATTTGTAATAGTTTTTTAATAAAATATTTGTAATAAATATTGACTATTCCATAATATATAAATAATATATAAATAGTATATAAATAAAATGAGTAAAAAATTTCAATTACCTCCGGTAGTTGGAAATGATCCATCTAGAAGCCCAAGTGGTCGTTTACGTACTCTAGCAGAGATTGAGGCTTTAGAGCGCGGACGTCCTGCTCAAACTACACTTGGATTTTCAAAAAAACCAGGTGCCGTTGCTGCTGGTATTAGCGGTCGAGATGAGCGCGAGGTAGATCCAGCTTATTTAAGAGCATTACAGCAACCAGCACATACTGAGCGCGGTCCTTCACCTTTAAGAGCGTCTGGACTAATGAGCGCAACATTAGCAAGAAGTTTCCAAAATTATCTTGATTATTTTTCAAAATCAAAAGAAAGAGATGATGAAGCACTTAAGCGCAAAATGGATGATTATTTGAAAGCAATGGAAGAACAACAGCAGCGGCATCGCGAGCGCAGACCAGGAACAGCGCCAGGACCAGCGCCAGGACCAGCGCCAGGAAGACCAAAAAGTCCCAAAAGCCCCAAAAGTCCCAAAAGTCCGCGTTCAAAATACTCTGCTCCAAAAACTAAAAAAGCTGCTTTTGATTTGTTGGGAATACCGCCTAGTTCTACAGAAGCCGAGATAAATAAGGCGTATCGAAAAATGGCATTAAAATTACACCCTGATAAAAATCTTCATAATTTGATAGAAGCTGAAGAACAATTTAAACAATTACAAGCAGCAATTGATATGATAAAAAAACCAGGTCAAATGGGTGGAAGAAACAGAAGTTATAGAGTACATCGTCGCCACAATACTCGTCACACCAAACGTTCAAACAAATCATCGAAAAGATATTCTAAAAAACATCGTAGGTAGATAGTTAAAGAAACAATTATATTAAAATGGTATAAATATAATATATGTAATAATAATACACATATTATATTTCAGAACAATGCACAAAAATGACAATATATGGGAAAGCCAAATGCATGTAAAGAAGCGAGATGGTTCGTTTCAAGAAGTAAAATTTGATAAAATTCTAACACGAGTAAAAAAAATGGGAATACAAGCAGGCGTTTCTATAAATTTTTCAGCATTGGTTATAAAAATTATTGACCAATTATATGATGGTATTCCAACTACAAAAATCGATGACCTTACGGCCGAACAATGTGCGACTCAGTCATCGCAACATCCTGATTATGGAACACTCGCGTCTTATATTATTATCTCCAATCATCACAAAAATACTGACCCATCTTTTGTAAATGTTATGCGACGTCTGTATGAATTTACAGATAAAGATGGTGTTCATACACCCCTTATTTCGGAATATACATGGAATATTATCGAGAAAAATGGCGACTTTTTAGAGGATTTTGTATCACAACATTCTAAAAATGATTTTTTATTCGACTATTTTGGTTTTAAAACACTGGAGCGCGCTTATCTTATGAAATTAAACGGTGTCATTCAGGAGCGTCCGCAGTATATGTGGATGCGTGTATCGATTGGGATACACGGTGAAAATTTGAAAAAGGCATGCGAGACATTTGTGCTTATGTCTGAAAAATATTTTACACATGCTACACCTACTCTTTTCAATGCTGGGACGCCGCGTCCTCAACTTAGTTCATGTTATTTGATTTCAATGGAACATGATAGTTTAGATGGTATTTTTAATACTTTAAAGGAATGTGCAAATATTTCAAAATGGGCAGGTGGAATCGGTCTTCATATTCATAACATTCGTGCATCTGGTAGTTTAATTCGCGGGACAAATGGTTTATCTACCGGTATTGTTCCTATGCTTCGCGTATTTAATAATACTGCTCGATATATTGACCAAGGTGGACGTCGCAATGGGAGCTTCGCTGTATATTTGGAACCATGGCATGCCGATATCGTAGACTTTCTAGACCTAAAGAAAAACCAGGGTGATGAAGAAATGCGTGCACGTGACTTATTCTACGCTCTTTGGATTCCTGACCTTTTTATGGAAAAAGTAAAAACAAACGAAGACTGGTGTCTGTTTTGTCCAGACGAATGCCCGGGATTGGCTGACGTATATGGTAATGAGTTCAAAGAATTATATCAAAAATATGAGACCGCCGGTAGATTTAAACGTAAAGTAAAGTCTCGCGACCTTTGGTTTAAAATTCTCGATAGTCAAATGGAAACAGGTACACCTTATTTGTGTTATAAAGATGCAGCAAACCATAAAAGCAATCAGAAAAATATTGGTACTATCAAATCTTCTAACTTGTGCACGGAAATTATTCAGTATTCCGATAAGGATGAAACAGCGGTATGTAACCTTGCAAGTATTGCCTTGAATCGATTTGTTCATTTTGACACGGATACATTGAAACATGTTTTTAATTTTGAACATCTATATGATGTTGTTCGTGTTGTTACACGAAACTTAAATCGCGTAATCGATATCAATTATTACCCGACTGAAAAAACACGGACAAGCAATTTGCTTCATCGTCCCATCGGTATTGGCGTACAAGGATTGGCTGATGTTTTTTTCATGATGAATATACCTTTTCATAGTGAAGAAGCTATTCGAATTAACAAACTAATATTTGAAACTATATATCATGCCGCACTATATGAATCAAATCTTATTTCTGTAGAAAGGTCTAGATTTTTTGGGTTATTAAAAACAGCACCATTTGATTTATCTGCAGGAGAAAATTTTAAACTAACAGATGATGAATATAATAACCTAAAAAATACACCTGACTTATTGGGCGCTTACTCCTCATTTATCGGCTCACCCATGTCTAAAGGTGTTTTCCAGTTTGATATGTGGAATACAAAGCCTACACCAGGTCGTTATGACTGGGACACGCTTCGTTCAGAAATTATAAAATACGGTATACGAAACTCCCTTCTTGTTGCCCCAATGCCCACAGCAAGTACATCACAAATCCTAGGTAATAATGAATGTTTTGAACCGATTACTAGTAATATATATATGCGGCGAACTTTGGCCGGTGAATTTATTATGGTGAATAAGTATTTGATTAAAGAATTCATTAGTTTGGGAATATGGAATGAAAAAATTAAAAACAATATTATTGCTAATCGCGGAAGTATACAACAGTTGGACGCGTCGCTACTACCCGGACTAACCGAACATATTAAAAATAAATATAAAACAGTTTGGGAAATACCTATGAAACATTTGATAGATATGGCTGCCGATCGTGGAGCATTTATTTGTCAGAGTCAGAGCTTGAACCTATGGCTAGAAGAACCAAACTATAATACTTTGACATCTATGCACTTTTATTCATGGACGCGTGGTCTTAAAACGGGCATCTACTATTTGCGTAGAAAACCAAAACACCAGGCACAACAGTTTACTATTGAACCTGAAAATGTGGCGAGAGTAGATAAAGAAAAAAATGACGATGGAAGTGATAATATTAGTTTTGATAAATATGGTATTGGAGGTGACGGTGATTCAAATACATGCGAGATGTGTTCTTCGTAAGTGGATATGGTTGGTATTATTTGTATTTAGCAGCAGTTGTCACGAAATATTGCACGAAAGTGGCGCGACTCAAGTGAAAGATTCACGTCATGAGCTAATTTGCAGTAACACTTCAGGGTAACAACCGTATCCGCAAAAGAGTTGTGTAGATTTTGAGGTGCCGGAATCCCTGGAAATAAATGCTCATACAGTTCCATTAACTTGGGAAACTTGAATCCCTTCGTTCCATTCGAAAATGTGTATTCAATTTTGCACACCTCTTTGCTATTTTTCATAGTACAGTAGTCAGCAGGAAAATTCATTCTAATATTGTTGCGTATTCCTTCTACTATAATGAACCGCTTGTCGAATGAGACATTATGTCCCACACATAGGTCTACCCTTCCAAGAGCATCGCGTAGTCGAATAAGAGCATCTTGTATTGATATACCCTTTTTGTCCATGATTTCGCGCGTAATTCCGTGTATTCCTTCAGACACAGGGTCGACGATTACCCACGGATTCAGTTTAATATATGTGTCGTACGTATCCTCTAGTTCACCTGTTCCTGTGTTGTATATAATAAAACTTACCTGCATCACGTGAGGCCATTTGTCGGTATCATATATAGAAGGATTGCGCTCCTTGGGTAATCCTGATGTCTCGGTATCGAAAACAAGAACTTTCATTTTGTTGTGTTTGTCGTGTTTGTTGTGTTTGTTGTTTTGATAGATTTAGGTCGTTTTTTCCTTTTGAATTAATATTCTATATATCATTTAGCATAATACTTTCACTTCAATTTACTGAATTTTTTTTATTAAAATACAAACATATATAATATATAATATATAATATAATATACATAATATATATTATACATAATAATGGCCAAAGGAGGTTCTAACACGGGTATGGGGGGTGGTATTTTAGGTTCAGGAATTTTCGGTATTTTTGGAACTACTATAAGATGTGACTCGAAAGATGATTCAACGTATTGTAATATTATGAAAATATTCAATCTATTAATCGTATTTTTTGTTGTTATTTACATTCTGTATATAGTATACGGAATTTTCATTGCTCCTGCAATGAAAAAAAGAAGATGACCGCCTCTACACTATACTACACTACGCTGTTGCATATTTACACTAAGTTTACATTTAAGAAAACTCTTTGCATAACCCAAAGCTTTTTCTATGCCATTGGCTGATTCCGTGTGTTTTGATACCATCCATATGTTTTTTTGTACCATATCCTTTGTTACTTTCCAGGTCATATCGCGTATTTAGCTCTGGATTTTCTCTACACATTTGCATAATATACTCATCGCGGGTAACTTTTGCAAGAATAGAAGCAGCAGCAATTGAGGCATATGTGTTGTCGCCACTTTCAATACACTTATGAGGTATTTGAGTATAAGAATCGTCGCATAGTTTCATCATAGGTATAAAGTCATTACCATCAACTAGTAAGTATAGTTCGTCGGCCGTTTTATTCATTTTTTCCATCAAATCGTTAACAGCATTATGCATACAGTCTATTGTTGCTTTGCGTATATTTTTCGCATCTATCTCATTATGCTCGGCATATGTAACACTCCAGGCGATAGCGTGAGATTTTATATACTCTGCAGCTTCTTTAATTTTTTTGTCGGAGTGGAATTTTTTACTATCTTTCATTTTCGAAAAATCAAACTGTTTGCTATCTTTAGGTAAAACCACGGCTCCAATATATACGCGTCCAAACATAGGACCTCTTCCGGCTTCATCTATACCGATTTCAATAAATGGCGATTTACATGTATCCTCGTATTCAAAATATGATGACTTTAGAATATGAGGTATTGGTTTACCTTCTTTGGATGTCGTCTTAGTTCTTTTGATTTTTGGTTCATTGACGGTTTCAAAATTATTTACATATGTTGTCGATGTTGTCGATGTCATAGTTGTATTTAGTTTTTGTTCTTATTTTATAATAATATAAATATATATTAATCAATTTTTTTCCATATATATATTATATTATATTTACATTTAATAATGAAATTAACAAAAATTCATATATTTCTCATACTATTACTTGCGCTTGTTTTATGTTCTACTTTAGGTATGTGTGCTAATCGTGAAGGGATGTTACCATATTTGGAAGGCTTCTCAAATAGAAGCGATGATAAAAGATCATACAACACCTATTCAGATTATAACACACAAAAAAATGATGACAATGTAAGAAGTGTAAATCATTCAGATAATAAATCTTCTAACTATAATAACCCTTTTTATAATAAAGCAAACTGGAACAGAGATAAAGATGACCTTAATGCAGGTGATGATAATGACCGCTCTAGTATGAATACAAAAAATCCGAAATATTCAGACTATAGGAATGAAGCTGATTCAAATGTTAAAATAATTGACAGACTGGGTATATTTGATTCAGTAGCTAAAGGAAACATGAATGGAGCGATGTACAGTATAAAAGAAACAGTTACGAAAGACGATCAAGGTGTTCCAAAAAGTAGAATTCCACCCGGACAGGAAAACTTATACATTCTTAAGTCCGAGATTGTACCACCTATTTGCCCTGCATGCCCTAATGTAAACTGTAACAATTCGTCAAATAGTGAGAAAAAATGTCAGCCGTGTCCTCCATGCGCAAGATGCCCCGAGCCATCATTTGAATGCAAAAAGGTTCCAAATTATAATAGCAGAGGGTTAATGAATCAATTACCGATTCCTTGGGCTGATAAGTTGTAATATTTATTATATTTATTATATTTTTACATTTTGTAAATTTTTGTATTTATGAATTATCGATTCGAATTAACTCAAATCTCACGCATCTATAACATCTCATGTTTTATACTATCTGTAAAACATGAATGAAGTCACCTATATTACTCGCCTCTAACCTTAATACACTTGTTATCTACCACAAATGATGGAGTCTTCTCTTCTTGGGGTACAATTTGTATAACACATTTTGCTTTTTTACCATATAAAGGTTCCGTACATCCTTTTTCTTTTTCTTTTTTACGTGTAGTATTAAATTTGAATATTTTAGGTGCATCATTTTGAGTACACCTAGACCTAAAGTGCTCATATCTTTCGCGGACATCACAATAGGAAAGCCCCGATGTTTTGCCCAACATTTTATTAATGATTTCATGTAAGTTGTAAATATACCTCGAAAATGTATCACGATTTTTCATATGACAAGGTTTAATTGGATGCACCTTTAAGTTATTTTCCAAATTCATTCTACAGTATTTACAAGGAAGAACATTTTTCAAACTTTCAACAAACTCCTTATACTGTTTTTTGTTTTCTTCAGTTGGATTTATAGGGTAGTTGAAACTTATAGTATGAAGAAGATGCCATGCTGCAGGTCCCCATACACTAGTTAACATACCATCACCGCTCATGTAATCCTTACGCGTGAATGTACGCTTTTTTGCTTTTGTTTTTGTAGTAAAATTTCTGTTTATATTTTTGTTTTTGTTTCTGTTTCTGTTATATTTATAAACTTTTGGTGTTTTTTTATACGCCATTTAACTATATTTATATATATCTATTTTTATATATATATAACAATATAATATGTCAAATAATTCTATAGATTCATTAAAAAGTTTTTCTGATTCTGTTAAAAATACTACATATCTTATTATTGTAGGTTTAGTTCTTATTATAGTTACATATGGAACAAAAATAAGTAAAAATAGCTTTTTTTCTTTATTAATAAAAATAGGAGTTGTAGGGCTATACTTATACGTATTCACAACTGTTTATAAATCACTTGGAATAATTTTTAACACGAAAGGATTATTTTTAGACCCATCTATGGCTAAAGTTAAATTATTTTTTATACTATATTGCCTATTTGAATTAATAGTACTAATACTAGTTTTTTATATTTTTTATACAATTTTTAAATAAATTTTTAAATAAATTTTTAAATAAATTACTCGATACATAATATTTAGTTATTTTTAGTTATTTTTAGTTATTTTTAGTAATATATCGTAATAGTCTTTATCTGTAATAAATGATTGAATTTTAATGTCTATTATTTTTCCATCTGAACAGCGAAAAAGCATTATAGATGAAATAACGGTAATAGTTTATATTTAGTTATACTATAATTATACTATAACATAGTTTTAAATTGTTGTATTAAATATTTAGTAGTATATTATTCGTTTATTCGCAAAACATATATTAATCTTTTATATATATAATATATTATAGAAATAGAAATGGCTGATTCAGTTTTCAAATTTAAAAAAGTAATAAACTCTTTACCGACAGTTACTAGATATATATTAATTGCATCTTTTGCTGCTATTTTAATCGCATGTGCTTACTATATTTATAAAACATATATTGTTCCACAGTCTGATAGGTCGCTCCTAGAAGGATATGCTAATGGTATGAATATAAGAAATGAAAACCCAAATCAAGAAGTTGTAACATTATACTTTTTCGGCGTAGAATGGTGTCCTCATTGCAAACATGCTAAGCCAGAATGGGATGAATTTGTAAAAGAAAATGAGTCTAAGACCTTTAATGGTAAGAAAGTAAACTTTGTACATGTAGACTGTGACAAAGACTCTGCTCTTGCCGACAAATACGACGTATCAGGTTATCCTACTATCAAACTAGATACTGGTTCAGATGTGATTGAATTTAAATCTAAACCGGAGAAAGATGCTCTGACTCAATTTTTAAATAGTTCTCTTTAAGTGTACGGTTTTTTGACGAATCGTTTATAAATACAAATATTGAAGTACTTGTATTTATGACTAATATTGTATATTTATGTTGAGTTATTCATGTTTTCAATTATCGATTTATAATATTGAATTTCGATTAATCTCACGCATCTGTAACACCTCATATGTGTAAATGTTAAAGGCTCTCATTATTAGGATGGTCGGATATAGATTCACGATGAGAAATGAATGTTTCATGTATATCTTCAGCAATTTTTATTCCATATAATATTAAGTTGTTTCGATGTTCCGAAGAGAATGGAACTTGCGTCCATGCATCATATGTAGTAAATACATTCATGTTACATACTACTTCATATGGTATTGTTTCTAGCAAGAGTTCATCATTTATGCGGTTAAAAATATTTAAAGTAATTTTCTCTAAAAAGTCAATAATATTAGATTCGTTAGTAATAAGACCATCATTTATATCCGTTGACTGATATTTTTTAACACCTAGTATTTCTTCATGTTTACATCCGGTTTCTTGTAAACAAATATTAACTGCATAGTTGCTAAAAATACCGCCATCTATATAGCATTTATTATCTATAATAACGGGTGTAAAAATAACAGGAAAAGCTGATGTCATACACAATGCAGTCATCAATTCAAGGTCTGGATGCGTTTTGTGCGATATAGTAATCCTCTTAAACTGGTTTGCATCACATGTTATAAAGTTAAACTCTATACCAGAATAGTTATAAAAATCTTTCATAGTTACATTTGGTGATATTCCTTTTGCTTCGAATAAAATACTATATTTTTTAAAATAAATAGAGTAAACATTTATTAGACCTTTATTTTTATACAGTTCGAGTATATTTTGTATACCGATTTCTTCGAATATTTTTTCCCATGGTCTTTTTACTAAATATTCTACAATATATTCGTAGTCATATTTTAGAGATAAGTATACTGCTACTAAAGCTCCGATAGATGTTGCATAGATAGATTCTATATTTTTTATATTCCAGAATTCTTTATCGTGTAAATATTTCAAAGAACCTAATGCGCATAGACCGAAAGGACCCCCGCCGCCTATAACCAAATGCTTAATTGTCATTTTAATATAGTAATAATTTTTAATTACTATATTAACACAATAGGATTAATTGTATATATTTTTTTCTATTTATGATTTAAGAGTTATATTTATATTTATATTCTATGGATGAACTGTTTCGAAATAGAGAAGATAGCGATAAAATAAAAAAAATAAATTTAGAAGAGTTGTATGATAAGAAGAAGACGTACGACTTATCAAAGTTGTCAATATATAATAAAATCTTAAATAGGATTCATGAAAAAATAAAAATAACATCTCGCCAAAAAATCGATACACAATTTTGTTGGTATGTTATTCCAGAAATTATGTTAGGGGTTGCATCATATGACCGTGCATCATGTATTAGTTATATTTTAGAAGAGCTTACGAATAATGGTTTTGTTGTTAGGTATACGCATCCAAATTTAATATTTATTTCTTGGAAGCACTATATTCCATCATATGTAAGAACAGAGTTTAAAAAAAAGACTGGTATAGTAATAGACGAGCATGGTAACCGTATAGATGAATTAGATGAATATGGTAATCCGTTACCACCATCTCAAGCGGTAAACAATCCTCTTAGTGCAAATAGTTTAGATCCTTTTAATATGGGTTTGACTCGTAAAGTAAACTCGAAAAATACCTCTGAAAATGCAGCGAATAAAAAGGAATTCAAACCGATAAATGACTATAAACCGACAGGTAATTTAGTATATGGTAAAGAGTTATTTAAAAAAATAGAGGACAAGTTTTCATAAATATTTGCGACAATTATTTTGCCGCCAATATTTTCGCGATTTTCAAGAATATTTCGGTGAGATGGAGAGTACCAAATCGGTCGTGATTTCTCTATATCAGTCGGTATATTTCTGCGAAATGGATCGTAATAGTTTGCAACCAATGGTTTCCAAAAGATGTCCCAATTTTGGGAAAGTAGTTTTTCATAAACATGATAGTGTCTTTTGGGGACATGTTTTGAATATATTTACTATTTTTAATAAATTATAAATCTACACCATTATGGTCGCCACGTGACCACGTTGTCAATAATTAATCAAATCATAATGGTAACCTCCGCAAAAAGGGAAGGCGGACGCCGAATAAGTGATGATGTATGAAAATTTCAACTCTCGGAGGCCCTTTTTCAAAATTGGACATTTATAAATGTCCATTTTTGAAAACCTGGGGTAGAAATATAAAAAAAACATTGATTTCATCACTCAGAGCATAATGCTCTAAATCGTATTTTTAAGTTGATTATTTTGTTACCATAATTTTTTCAACTTTTATATATATTATATGAAAAGGATTTAGGCATTTTTTATATTACTCTATATATATGAGAAATGGATAAGCCAAAAAATGCCGAAAAATGCCTATTTTTTGTTTGTGAAAAATGTGACTTTAAATGCTCTAAAGAATCTAACTATAAAATACACATCGAGACCATCAAGCATAAAAGAGTAACCGAGAGTAACCAAAAAATGCCGATAAAAGAAAATAAAATATTTAGCTGCATGTGTGGTAACAGTTATAAATATAAACCGGGACTAGCAAAGCATAAGCGAACGTGTGCTATGGTAAAAACGCATGTACCATCTTCTATGGTAACTAAAGATGATCTATATACCACAGATGGTGTCATTTTAGAAACTGAAATCAACAAAAAAATAGATTCAACAACTGATAAAGAATTGAAGGAGTTAGTTAAGGAGTTAATAAAACAGAATGGTGAACTTGTTAAGACGATAAATGAGATAGTTCCTAAAATTGGGAATACAAATATTACAAATAATAATAATAATAATAGTTTCAACTTAAATGTATTTTTGAACGAGCAATGTAAGGACGCATTAAACATATCTGATTTTATAGATTCTCTAAAAATAACATTGGAAGACTTACTATTCTCAAAAACAAACGGTATTTCACGTGGTATTACAGATGTAATGATAAAAGGACTCAAAGAGTTGGATATTCACAAACGTCCAATTCATTGTACAGATATAAAGCGTGATATAATGTATATAAAAGATGAAGATAAATGGTCGAAAGACGATAACCATGATATTATGAAAAACACAATCGTAAAAATTGCTGATAAGGAGCGTACAGCGTTACAACAATGGGCAATAGATAACCCAGACTGGATGGAAACAGAAAGAAAGCAACTAGAGTACCTAACAATGATGCGTTCAATATGTGAACCTATTGAAAATTATAACAATTATGAGAAAAAAATAATAAAAAATCTTGGAAAAGAAATACAATTAGATAAAAAGATTTAATGCGGTGTTATGTTATTAAAAGTCGGGGTTATTTATTTGTTATTTATTATGTAACAAATAAATATTAGTTTCGAATTAAATTAATAATATTTAATATGGTTAAAATGGTTAAAATGGTTAAACACATTTACACATGTTTATGGTCAATATGCGCTTTTAATACATCAGCAGCACACTGTGTATTAGGGGTAGAAAGTTTAGCATCACTTTTAGCGCTTTGTGCTTTGAATGCTGCAGAAACTCGAACGATTAGTTCATCGAATGACTTTTCATCGTCTTTCGAAAACTTCATGCTAGCTTTAAGTTTATTAGCGATATCAAGAATATCGGAATACTCTTTCCATAGTGTAGCGCTTTCTTTTACGGAAGTATTATAAGTAATGCTTAAAAATCCCATGCGTTTAAGTTCTTCGTCATACTTACTAGTATCAGAAGTCAGTTGCTTATTATACTTGTCATAGTGGTCCATGAATGCTTTGGCTAAAAGGGTCGCTGACTTATCAGTAGAAGAACGAATATCATCCAAGATTGAAAGCAATCCTTTCTTATCATCTCCCTCTACGATAGTAGCGTGAATATCATTTTTAATACCACCTACATGTGCTTTGATGTTATCAAGAGAGTATAGGAATTTTGGTTTAAATTTTTCAAGTTTAGCTAAGTATTCAGACTCTTGAGCAATAACCACATGGTGGTGTCGTAAAGTAACATTCAGCATATTGATTTGTTGTAAAATCTGTCTAGAGTTGTCTAATACTTTTGTATATTTAGAAAGACCATCGGATGCTTTGCTATTTGCTTCGGTAAGTATTTTATTATCGGTATTGAATTCTTCGTGTTGTTTTTTCTTCAAGTCGTCCATCATTGACTTGAATTTTACATAGAGTTCGTTCATCTTAGCTGTAGTTTTATCTGATACTTCCGAAACTTGTTTCTTAATTGTTTCAGGTGATGTAGGAGGAAATACTTCAGGCTTGCATACCCGGTGGTGATGATTGTGGTGGCTACTAGAGCTTGATTTAGAGCTAGAGCTGGATTTAGAACTGGAGATTGAAGTAGTAGCAGAACCAACAACAACGACATTAGAGGGTGTTGATTTGACAGATGCAATAACAACGGGTTTAGGTACAGCAACGGGTATAGAAGCAGGAGCGGGAGCAGGGATTACCTTGCGTGTCTGAACGCCACCCTCACAATCTTTGGTGAAGTAGCATTCAGTACCGCGAGGCTTCCATGAAAGCTGCCATTTGGAGAGAGGAGAATTTGGCCCATCATAACCACCCATTTCCCAGTTCTTACCACCATAGTTAACGTTCATTACAACGTCATTGGGGTCCTTATAGTCAGTAGCACTCTTTGCACCATCCGCATTCCCACAAATACCTTGCATTTTTCCAAAAAAGGCAGTAGGAACATTTGTTTCAAGAACGCCACAGTAACCTCCGGTAACCATAACAGAGAATCCGTTAGGTGTGTTAATTTTCAAACCAGCTGGTTGCATTTTAGAACCCCTCCATTCAACGACTTGTTTTCCATAACGAATCTGGACACCGCCAAAAGTAAGGGTGAAATCTTCAGGAAGATCCATTTCCTGACCGTTGACGCGGATTTTTCCAAAGTTTGCAACATCAACTTCGATATTCATTTGTTTATAGTGAACAACAGCACCAGTCATACAAGAAGGTACACCTGGTTTATCTGCACCATGTTTGCGCATTCTCTCCTGAATCTCGAAAACATTGTCAGGAGTACGAGCAACAGTATAAATACCGGGTTCCTGAACGTGAAACAAAGTACCATCATAGTTGGTAACGTGGGGGTCGCCCGATGCTACGCAAAAACGTTTGCTTGGGTTTGCTGCTTCTTTGGACAAAAATTCCTCAGCAGCAATAGCACTCTCTTTTGCGATAGACTTGCTTTTGGTAACACGCATATCTTCAATGCAACCATTGTAGATACCTTGTTTGTTAGTAATGCCTAGAGATTGACAAAATTTGATAGCTTCCTGACCCTCGGTTGTTACAACCCAGGCGGTGAAAGCGGACTCAAATTTCTTAGCAAGTTCTTTTGTTTTTGCTGAAAGTTTAGAGTCGACGACAGCATACTTGTTAACAACGGTAACAGGAGTAGGAATGACAGCTGATACCTTAATATCGGCTTTAACAGTTGTAGATTTAGATTTAGAAGAAGCTTTGGGAGGAGCCGGGGCAAGCTTTGGAGGAGCAGGGGCAAGCTTTGGAGGAGCCGGGGCAAGCTTTGGAGGAGCAGGGGCAAGCTTTGGAGGAGCCGGGGCAAGCTTTGGAGGAGCCGGGGCAAGCTTTGGAGGAGCAGGGGCAAGCTTTGGAGGAGCAGGGGCAACCTTTGGAGGAGCAGGGGCAACCTTTGGAGGAGCAGGGGCAACTTTGGGAGGAGCCGGGGCAAGCTTTGGAGGAGCAGGGGCAACTTTGGGAGGAGCAGCAGCAACTTTTGAATGCCGTAATAGTCGTCTATTACCACCGTCATCACCGCTATTGCTGTCATCATCATTGTCCTCGCTATCATCGCCATCATCAGAATAATTATCGTCATTATCTTCGTTTTCAAACAACTTTCTAGTTTCAACGATTGCTAAATGTGGGCGATGTTTAGTATTGACGTCGTTAGTAAAATTTAAATGATTAACAAAATATTTAGACACCGATGTACCTGTGGAGTTTTTGGGAACTACAGCATCATGGACGCTGGGCCGCGTTTCATTCCCGTCATGCGGCACTAGCATAATAGCAGAAGCAAAGGATAAACTTGCAATCAGCAAAAAGGCTTTCATCATTTGTACCATTATAATAATAGTTAATATTATATCTTTATGCTTTTTAATATAATATTTAAGGGAACTAAATATTATATAATAATAATAATATATAATAATATATAATATTAGTATACCGTTACTATAATATGAAGATAAGTAACAAAAAAAAACATTCAACACAAAAAATAGGAAATGGTAAAACAAAAAATATTAAAAATATTAAATACAACAAGTATGAAAATAGTAAAATAAATAAGAATTTCAAGTTAATTAAAATGCCTTATATAAATACTGAGTTAATAGAATCTAAATATCTTTTATCGCCCCTTAAATACATACAAATAAATAAAGAGAGTATAAATACAGAACAAAGTTTAGCAGATGAGTTTATGACTGTAAAAAAAATAGAAAAAGAAAACAATCTTAGTCCTAAAAGGGATTTTTATACTTATATTAATTATGCCTGGATGAAAGAGCAAGAAATTGTAATGGATTATAAAAATTACTATTTTATAAAACTAGATAATTTTCGATTTGTTCAAAATACAGTGAATTATCGAATGATTATTTTAGCGAATGAATATTGTAAAAATAATAACACTAGTCTTTCTAAAAAAGTTAAAAATGTAATAGACTCTATGAGCTTGGAAAATCTTACATTTGACAAAATAAAAAAACATGTAAACGACGTGGAAAGTGAATATGAAAAATATATAGGTAAAGATGATTTAATAGGTTATTTAGCTTCGATAAACAGATGTGAGATAATTTCATGGGGGTGTCCCGTATCGTGGGAAATATGTCAAGATGAAAAAGATGCTATAAATTTGCGAAGTCATATACAGTCGCCCGAATTGTCATTTTATGACTATGATTTATATATTACAGGTAAAACTAATAATAAATACACAAAAGAATTTAAGGAGGCTTTTGCTGATAAGTTTTGCAAGTTTGTAATGGAATTATATGATAAAATGTTAGGAGAGGGGCATGGATTAAACCCTAGACATGTAATAGAGTGTGAAATAGATATGCTAAATTCTATGGATTGTTATTTGAATGGCGATTCGGCAGAATTTTACAATGTAGTTACAGCGGAAGAAAGTATAACGAAGTATAAATTTGATTGGAAAAAATTTGCCGAAGGGGTTGGTTATAAAAAAGCACCTAGAACATATATAACGGGGAGCATAAGTTATTTGAGCTGTATAATGAAGAAGCTACATGCTGAATGGAAGACACCTAAATGGAAAGCTTATTGGTATTATATGTATTTAAGACAGCTGTGTATGTATTCAAAAAATACACATAGACTGAGGTTTAATTTTTTTAAGAAATTTGCAAAGGGACAGCAAGGTATGCTTCCGAATACGTTATTTCCGTTGTTTGCTTTATCGTATTGTTTTAATACATTATTATCGAGACTATATGTAGGTAAATACGTACATTCACAGGCGGTATATTTAGCAAATACGATTGGTAATGATATGAGGAATGTGTTTATAAGAATAATAAAAGAAAATGAGTGGTTACAACCTGAGACCAAGTTAGAAGCTATAAAAAAGTTAAGTTCTATATCGATAGAGACCGTATATCCGAGGTATATGATAGAGGACTTGGTTGCTGAACTGCCGAAACTGGATGCTTATGGAATAATGCATGCTCAGTCACAAGTAAGGCGTGAATATTTGATAGCGCATGATGGGAAGCATTATATGGAACTTCCTGAGATTAACTTTACTGTGAATGGTGGTTTAGCGTTATCGGGCACACAGCCGTATATAGTGAATGCATTTTATAATCCGACAAAAAATAATATATATGTTCCTGCAGCAATATTGCAAGAACCTTTTGTAACACTGAACTTAAAAGGGCTTGAGTATAATTTAGCGCATATTGGATATACATTTGGTCATGAGTTGTCGCATTGTTTAGATAACTCGGGTAGGTTATTTGACCATAAAGGTAATATGAGAAATTGGTGGCTGCCGGAGGATGAGAAGATATTTCAAAGTAAAGTAAAAAATGTTATTAAGCAGTATGAGTTATTTGCGTCATGGGATGGTATAAAGATGGATGCATCATCAATGGTTGGTGAAAGTATGGGTGATATATCTGGAATAGAAATATGTGTAAATTATTTGAATGATTATTTGGTTAATACTGGTGCAACAGAAAAAATAAAGGAAGCGGCAATTAATGAATTTTTCATATATATAGCATTTCAGTGGAGGGAAGCGATATATAAACAGTCTGTAAATTTTAATATTAAAACGAACCCGCATCCTTTAGTAAAATATAGGACAAATTGCCCAATGTCTCGATTAATGATATTTAAGAAAATATATGATGTAAAAAAAGGGGATCGTATGTATTGGGATAATGATACGATTTGGTCAAATAATACATGAATAATATTTAGCAATTAATAACTATTTTGAAATATTAATAACTATTTAGCAATTAATAACTATTTAGCAATATTAATAACTATTTTGAAATATTAATATCTATTTAGCAATTAATAACTATTTTGTAATATTAATAATATTAAGAAGTAATTAATATTTAGAAATTTATAATATATTAAATAACTATTTTTTGAATATTTAATATTTTTTTCTATACGTTATATATATAAAATGGTTAGTCATCGCAGAAGAAGAACCGCTCGTCGTAAATCCCAGTCCCAGCGCCAGCGCCAGGGTCAGTCTCAGGGTCAGTCTCAGGGTCAGTCTCAGGGTCAGTCTCAGTCTCAAGGCCAACAAGGTGGTCGTCGTAGACGCCACAGAACCAAGCGTCACCACCGCACTCACAAGCGTAGGTGAACAAAGAAAACCTCGGTCGTTAAGGTTTTAAAAGTTTATTAAGTTTATATGATAATTGTTTGTTTTATCATATAATCGATATTTTTAAAAACTATTTAAAAACATTATGATAATTTTATTTTAGTACTCCTGTTCTATACTATGCTGTAACTCCCTTATCTGTCGCTGACCTGTTTCGAATATTTGCGCCTCTATGATAGCCTGTAAAATTTTTAATGTATATATAAAATTTTTCTCACAGTTTACATACAACTTTAGTATAATCTTTCTTGTTTCTGCTATCAAATTATTTAGATCTTCATATGTCAAATTAGGGTCTATTATATATTTCATTTTAGCATCTTGGTCTGTTTCTCCTGTTTCTACCGTTTCTCCTTGTTCCGCGGTATTGCTAATAAATATCTTATCTATTACTTCCAATAATGAGTTCCTTATCATGTTGGAGTCATAAATCATTCTTTTAACTTGCTCTACATAATCTACAAATAACTTATCCTTTGTAGTACCTACATATGTTTTATTTAACATTGAGTCAGGTGTACTGCAATCTTGTGTGTCCGAAAATGAGTGAATCGGAATGTCCCGAAAACTATTAATATCTTTAGGCGGATTTGGATTACCAGTAAAAAGTGTATATAATAAATCAACATTCCTCTTTTTCTCCTCCTTGCTTTTCGCCGACATTTTATCAAATCTACCTTTACTTGCATTATACTTATCGTTATATAAACGACTAAGCTCTGCAAAACCTGGTAAATCATATACAGTCTTAGTTCTATGGATACTGTCACCTACACCAGCATTCGCGGTATTATTTAAATTAGATGAACAAAGCTTTGTTTTTATTTTAATTTCAGAAATAGACTGCTTACCATTTACAATACTATCATGATTTATTAAATCGGTAAGCTCATCCATATCCATTAAATCGGAAATACGTGAATTACAAAAATTCAACTTCTCTATCTTTACATCTTTCGCCATCTCAGATATATACTGTTTGTTTTCTAGTGTTGTTTTTTCTATATTACCTACTAAATCCTCTACACCTTGCACACCTTGCACACCTTGCACACCTTGCACACCCGGATTATCATCATTAGCATTCTGGTTAGGAATATGTGGACTAAGTATTGCACGAGAAGAACTAGCAGATGACCTCCATGAAAACACCGGATTTAGTGTAGTTATTATCGCTGCAAATAAATGAGCGATTTTAACATAATATTTAGCAATTTCTATACATAATTTGCCTGTTTGTTCTTTTGTGATACTTGTATTCGCATATATATAACTGCTATGTTCTATACTACCTTCCGATATTTTGTTATAAATAACCTGTATTTGATTAGAAAAAAATGACTTTTTTAATATTTTTGATGTTATAATTACTAAATCATCGCAATATTTTGAATTTGTAAGTCGAACCATATCTTGAAAATTCTGCCCTAGAATATAATCAGTAGCAATCTCATTTAGTTTAGAAAGAAATTCGGTATTATTATAATTCAATTCTTTAAAATTTACTATTGTTTCTTTATTTTTATTTTTTATTGTACTCGAATTATTACCCATTATATATTAATACTTTATATATTATTGAGTGTTTTGTTTTTATTTTCATTTTATTTCATTCATAATAAACAAAACATTATAATATGAATAAAATTGAATTAAAAAATATTTAATATACTTTAAGACAACGTTCACATGCACGACTCATCACTTTCTCGAATACCGAATACACATAAAACATATAAAAATAAAATAAATCCTAATAGTAACAAAGCGGAGTTGTGGAAAAAAATTAACGAATCTTTTGACATAGATATCGATAAAAAACAATTCAAAAAAGATGAGACAAGTGTCGAGTGCATTTATAGAAATAGCGGACAACGAGAAAACTGTGACACATGTCAATCGGCTGTTTCACTATCTGACGAGGGGTTTCTTATTTGTACTAACCCAAAGTGTAGTATAATCTATAAAGATATTGTTGACCAAACCGCAGAGTGGAGATACTATGGTGTTGATGACAATCAGACAAGTGATCCGACACGATGCGGTCTCCCTGTTAACCCATTACTAATGGAATCATCGTTTGGTTGTAAAATATTATGCGATGGTATATCTTCTTATGAGATGCGAAAAATACGAAGGTATACAGAATGGCAGGCGTCACCGCATAAAGAAAAAACGCAATACAATGAATTCCAACATATTACAATTATTGCTAATAATGCTGGTATTCCGAAAATTATAATTGATGAAGCTTTACGTTGTCATAAGAAAATATCGGAACATCAGACGTTTCGAGGTTCTAATCGCGACGGTATTATCGCCGCTTCAGTATATATAGCATTTAGGATTCATGACTGTCCTCGAACTGCAAAGGAGATTGCTACAATATTTAACCTAGATAACACAAGTGCGACAAAGGGGTGTAAAAACGCTGTATGTATTATAAATGATATTGAGAATGATATGCATAACTCTGAGAAAACTAGCTTCTGCAAGACACGACCAGAGGCTTTTATAGAGAGATACTGTACTAGGTTGCATGTGAATGGAGAGCTTACAAAGTTGTGTCAATTCATTGCACTACGAATTGAAAAGAATAATTTAATACCCGAAAATACTCCTCACTCTATTGCTGCTGGTATTATATACTTTGTATCGCAAATTTGCGCACTTAATATATCTAAAAAAGATGTGAATAAAATTAGCGAAACAAGCGAAGTTACAATAAATAAATGTTTCAAAAAATTAGATAGTATTAAACAACAATTGATACCTAGGGTTATTTTAGAAAAGTATTCGCCAAAAAACTGAAAAAATAAAATTAATACTATTATATCACTTATAAATTAGATTTTATAGTCGATTTTATGAATACAGATACAGATACAAATACAATTGAATTAGAAGTGAAAGAATGCAACAGTGCCCTCGATACCATTCAGTCAAGTGCTAATGTCCCAAATGTACCCAAAGTCGTATTTATAATTCCATATAGAGATAGAGTACAACATAAAGAATTTTTTACTGTATATATGAAACATGTTTTAGAAGATATTCCTAAAACAGATTACGAAATATATTTTGTAGAACAGAAAAATACCTTACCATTTAATCGTGGTGCTATGAAAAATATAGGATTTTTAGCTTTAAAATATAAGTATCCTAATTACTATAAAAATATTACATTTGTTTTTAATGATGTTGATACCGTTCCATATAGCAAAAATATAATTGATTATGACACAACACCGGGTATAGTAAAACACTTTTATGGTTTTAAATTCGCACTTGGAGGTATTTTTTCTATAAAAGGAGAAGATTTTGAAAGAACAAATGGGTTCCCTAATTTTTGGGCATGGGGTGGGGAAGACAATTATATGCAAAAACGTGTAGAGTACGCCGGATTATATATTGACCGAAGTATTTTTTTTAACATTTTAGATAAAAATATTTTACAGTTATGTGATGGTGTTAAAAGACTTATATGTAGAAAAGAAGCAGCTACAGTAGTAAATATGACAACATCAGATGGATTGGTTACTATATACAACTTAAATTATGAGTTTAAAGATGAATACATAAATGTATATAACTTTCAAACAATGCGAGATCCTAGAACGCTACGATTTGAACAACAAGATATAGCAGTTGAATCAAAAATACGTCTAGAAAAAGAAGATATTAAAAATATTCTTCACCAAAAAATGAATATAAATATTGGCGTACAACATCAGAATATCATCTTGCCTAAAAGACCATCATCTGTTCCTTTACCGCAACCTCGACCACAGCCGCAACTGCAACCTCGACCACAGCCGCAACCGCAATCGCAACCTCGACCACAGCTACACCCACACCCACATTACCCACCACAACAAATTAGAAAAAATATCTATCGAGGAATAGGTATGGGTGGTATAAATTAGTACCATAATCTAGTATTAAAAACTAGCATTAAAATCAAATATAGTATCTGTTTTTGTTTTTTCAGAAAGAGCATATTCGCTAACTCGTTTTTCAAAAAAATTAGTCTTACCTTCTATACTAATCATTTCCATGAAGTCAAACGGATTTGAAGAATTATATATTTTTTCATATCCGAGTTGAACTGTTAGTCTATCGGCAACAAATTCGATATATTGCGACATTAACTTTGAATTCATTCCTATTAAACGACAAGGCAATGCTTCGCATATAAATTCTTTCTCTATTTCTACTGCTTCTTTAATAATCTCGTGTACTTTTTGTTTAGGATACTTTTTCTGAATTTTATTATATAACAAGATTGCAAATTCAGTATGCAATGCCTCGTCACGTGATATAAGCTCATTGCTAAATGTTAACCCAGGCATTAACCCTCGCTTCTTTAACCAATAAATAGAACAGAAAGCACCTGAAAAAAATATTCCCTCTATGCATGCAAAGGCAATTAGTCTTGTAAAAAATGAACTTCTTTTATCATTTATCCATTTAAGCGCCCAGTCCGCCTTTTTTTTAATACATGGGAAATTACTTATACCTGAAAATAGTTTATCTTTTTGTTCGCTACTCTTAATTAGCGTGTCAATTAATAAACTATATACTTCGTTATGGATATTTTCGATTGCAATTTGAAATCCGTAAAAAGCACGAGCCTCAGCTAACTGTACATCGCTCATAAAACGGACAGCTAGATTTTCAGTAACGATTCCGTCACTTGCTGCAAAAAAGGCTAAAACCATAGAAATAAAAAATCGCTCATTATCGTTTAAAATATCGCTGTTCCATTCAACAATGTCTTTCGATAAGTCAATCTCCTCTGCTCTCCAGAAACAGTCGACCTGTTTTTTATACATTTTCCATATTTCATTATCTTGTATAGGAAACATTACGTAGCGAGAGTCGTTTTCGGTCAGTAGAGGCTCTGACGATTTACTAGTGGATACAGAAACGGGCTTTAAAGACATTCTAAATGTTATAATATTATATATGTTTATAATAATTTTATATCACTTTATAAAATTTTATAACAATTTTATAACAATTTTATTATAGATATATATTAGCATATTCAAAATATAATAAAATATAAATGAACGCGAACTTTACTTCATCCGGAACACCATATAAAATAAATATGGGTCGTATGAGCGGTATGAGTGGTATGCCCCCTGTTAATCAAGGAGGTTTAGGCGGTAATAAAATATCTGCATCACAAATGTTATCTGGTGGAATGCCTTGTAAATTTGAACTTTTAATGGAATTCTTTTGCTCTTTCTTTTTTACTTTTATTATATATTTTATTGTCTTTGCTTTTGTACCATATGATGGTTTTATAACTAAAATTTTAGAATTTATACGTGATGTTACAAAAAAATTCACAGACTTTTTGTATACATTAATACCTGAACCAGTTAAAAAAGCTGCTTCTAGGTTATTTCCAAAGTTCATTGTCAAATTTTTTAAAGAAACATTACCAAATTTATTAAGTAAAAAATCAGAAGAGTTGACGACACCATTAAAGAAAAAATTACAAAAAATAAAAGATGATATAGATAAGAAAATAAATGGTGAAAAGAAAAAATTAGGAAAAAATAAAGACTTTATATCTCAACTAATGTTGTATTATAATGAACAATATTTAATTATAACAGGAAAACTTGCAGCATTATGGGAAAAATTTAAGGATAAAATTGTACCTGCACTGATTATGTCATTTATATATTATATAATATGGTTTACATTTTTAAAAATTATACCAACTATTTTGAAATATTTAATAAATGTTGCGCAACAATTTAAGCAACCATAGTCAATATTATGTATAATAAAACATATAATAAAAATACATAATATAAATATATAATATACTTATGCTTGGTTTTATATTTAACATTACGAGAAATTTAATATATATTGGTTTGTTTATATTATTTATTCCTGATTTCTTTTTTACACTTCCTAATAACGGTAGTAGAGTTATGGTATCATTAGTTCATGGACTACTATATGCAGCAGCATTTACTCTTTTAAGTATAATATTTAATATGAAACGCATTTACTTGTGTGCAAAATCATTAGGAACAGCAAGTGTTTAAATAACAATTATTATTTTATAAATACGAATATAAATACGAATATAAATACGAATATAAATACAAATATAAATACGAATATAAATACGAATATAAATACGAATATAAATACGAATATAAATATATATAATAATATAATGGTAAAACCAACAATAAAAAGAGTTACATCCCCAAGAGTAAGAAGTAAGTCACCAAAAATAGATGATTTTATGAAAAATTCTATGATAAGTCCTGTATTTCAATATCCCAAAGAGAATTATCCCATTTCTCACCAATCTCATACATCTCATACGTATAATACTCCTCCTGGTGTTGAATCTATGAGTGATAAGCCTGTACCCTTCGAAGATAGCGAAGGTTATACAAGTAGCGATAGTAGTAGCGTTGAATCATATATAGACAACGAAACGAATGAGATGATACCAATCGAAGAAACATACGCCAATGCAACAAGAAAAAAGGATTTAAAAATTTATAGAATGAAAGATTTATTAGACAAGAAACGTAAACTAATGTTTGAAAAAGAAAGGGAAATAAAAGAACTAGGCAAACAAAACTCGTTTTTAGAAACTGTTGTACATGACTATGAAAAATATAATACTGTTATTTTAGAAGAAAAAATAAAACAAAAAAAGGCTCTTAAAATATTATCAGACCATATTAGGGAAATATCTAAAAATATTAAGAGTGATGAATTTAAATTGAATCGCGTAAAAGTGGATCAGACTCTTTTACTAGACGAAATACAAAATATTCGCGATGAGATAGAATACGTTTTAAGATCTAGTGGTAGTAATAACAAATATATGTCATCTGATGATGAGTATACAAATGACGATAGGTTTTAACATTAGTTAGTGGTGTTTATTTTTTAGTGTTTAATATTTAGTGTTTATGTTAATAATTTTATTAATATAAGTTAATAATAATTATAGATTTTAATTATTATTATTTTATAATACCTTTTTTCTATGTCATATATATAATACACATAAATGAAATCAAAAAAGTCTTCACCTAAATTTTCGAGTAACTCGATTGGTATTCTTTCAAATAAATATGTGTTATATGCTTCTTTCTTTTTTGCGATTGTAACAGCTGCTAATTATTTGCTGAGAAATAATTTAGAAGCTGTAGCCATTTTTATTATTATTGGTTTCTTGACCACATACTTTAGTAAAAATATGATTATTGTTTTACTGACTACCACTATTTTGACTAATTTTATTGTTATGTACAGAAATAGAAGTTATTCTATGATGGAGGGTTTTACTCCAACAGAAATTGCAACATTAAAGACCAAAATGGATGATGCAAAATCTGCAATGGATAAAGAAACTGATGACACAAAGAAAGCTGCTCTTAAAGTAACATACGAAGCCGCAAAAAAAGCATATGATGAAGCTGTAGCTACTGCCGCTGCGGATGCATCTGCTGCTGCCGCTGCTAATGGTGCCGCTTCTACTGCAACTACTACTGCTAATCCCACCGCTACTACAACCGGTTCTGATAATACTATAGCAATGGGTGCTCAACCAGCTAATACTGTAACCCAACCATTAAAAGGTAAAGGTAATGTAAAGGATGGAATGTCGCAGTTGAGCCCTGCTCCTGTAGGCGCAGAATCTGTTGACCCCATGATGCAAATCAAAGTTCCAGGTATGGCTACAGGATATAATGCGCAAAAGGAACAGGCATATAACACATTGGCTAGTGTAGGAGGAGGCGGTAGCGAGATGTTGTCTCAGCAGACTGAAATGATTAATAATCTTAAATCGATAGAACCTATTTTAACTACTGCTCAAAATTTCCTCGATAAATTTGAAAATAGTTCTATTAGTAAAATGTTTTCAGGAGGTGGAGGGTTTCCAGGAATGTCTTTATTGACCGGAGGAGGAGCAAACAAAACCAACCCCGCTCCCGTAGGAGGCTCTGCCTAAAGTATTAAACACATGAGATGTATGAGCCTCGTGAGAAATTAAGAAATTCACAGGTAATTCATAATCCAATATAAAAATATAATATCTATATTTTTATATAATGACAAAGAAATGCCCTCCAGGCGTAATATGTTTTGAAAATATAACACTTGTGATATTCTTAGTTATTGCATGTATTATTATTTATTTAGCATATTCCCAATACAATAAAAATGCATCTACGTCAAATGGGAACACAAATGGGAACACGAACACAAACTCAAACTCAAATATTATCGAAATATCTCGCAAAGATTATGGCGGCGATGGAGGTGGTGGATTTTTAGATTTAATACCAAGTTTCGGTTCAGGATATACTCGCGGACCGGCAGACGTTTTATTAAATCCATATACTCCACCATTACGTGATGATAGATACTTTAATCAATATGGAACAAGCGCGTTGGGGGTTGCAATGGGTGGCGATATACGAGGAGCAATACCTATAAATGTAGCGACTCGGTCTGTAAATTCGGCATATCGTCAAGTTGGAATATTAACACGGGTTAATGGACCAGAAACTATTCTTTCTCTTATGGGAAGACCACTATTTCCAAGCCAAGATAAGTGGCAGTTTTATACCATGAGTGATAAAAATCATTCGGTTAAACTACCAGTAACATATAAAAAACGAAGTTGTACTAGTGACTTAGGGTGTGATAATATTTACAATGGGGATACCGTTTACGTTGAAGGGTATAACGATGCATTTAAAGCTACTATATATGATACTGCTATGCAATATTCTATTCCATATTACTAACGATATACTAACGATATACTAACGATATACTAACGATATACAAATAATATATTTATAATTGATTTAGAGGTATTATATTATAAATATATAACCAATACAATATACTATCGTACCCTTATTAACAGTCATTATTATTACATAACATGCTACCAATACCCGGTTTAGGTGGTATAGGTGATATTATTTTGATACAAAATTTAAAAACAGGAAATTATTATATAGATGTAGTTATTATTCTTTTATTTTTATTTTTATTACATCATAGCGATGTTTATAAATATTTGAACGATATTATTAACCTTATTTATTCTATGAATCGCGAAACAACCAAACAAATGGTTATGCACTTACAGAAAGGGAATATGCATAGAATAATGTATCAAGGTAATCAGTATGTAGTTGGATATCATTCTATAAATATTGTTATTCATTATCCCGACCCAATGATACATATTCTTGACTATTATACAGACAAAATAGATAAGATTCAAAAAAAATCAGAAAAAGAGTTATCTGTTATAAATTTGCGATATGTTGAAGTTATTGATAAAAACAACAATGCCTCAAAAATATATACTCCGCGCACCAATTTGCCCATTGAAATAGAAAACGGAATATACCTGTCAATTGAAAAGATATATTTACATAGAGATAAAAAAAACTCAGAAGCACAAGATTTTAAGAAAATAAATTTTACAATTATGATGAGTAGAGATAAATGTGTCGACGAGTTGTATAATTTCATTGAGAAATGTGAAAAGACATATAATAAAAAAATTGAAGATAGAATGACAGATAAAATATTTATATACGAGTTTCTACAGAGCGAGAATACTCGTTCGAGTAGTAGTGATGATGACTGGAATGATGGAAGACGAGACCAGAAACTGTCGAATATTTTGTGTTCAGAATATCAATTAAATACGACAAAAGATTTGAAGAAAAATTGTTTTTTTACGGATGTTGATAAAATTATTAAACGGATTGAGTTTTTTATAAATAATAAGCCGTGGTATGAGTCGCGCGGAATACCATATCAGCTTGGGTTTTTATTTTATGGACCACCAGGATGCGGCAAAACGTCTACGATTAAAGCAATTGCGCGAGAACTTGATAGACATATTGTAAATGTAAATGACATTGATAAAATTAAAAAAGTGTCGGATATTAAAAATATATTTTATGGTGACTATATTAATGGTAGACATATTCCGACACATAAGAGACTATACGTAATTGACGAATTTGATAAAATATTGGATACAATTAGTGAAAAACCAGTAATTTCTAATGCGGCGGCGGCAATGAATGCAATGAGTGCTAACTTATTAAATGGAATTATGGGAATGGGAATGGGTATGTCCGGTGAAGCAGGTAGCGGAGTAATTGTTGTAGATAGTGATACAAGTAGTTGTGAAAATGGAAATGGAGATGGAGTTGGTGGTAACGAAAATGGTAAAAGAAAGGCAACAAAAAAAGATGATGATGGACCAGCGAAAGGAAAACAGAATGGTCCTGCATCGTCTCTTATGAAACAAAAATCCGTAATAAATGATGCGGATATACTTACAATCATGGATGGTTTGGTTGAAACCAGTGGTAGAATTATTATATGCACAGCAAATGATCCAAGTAAAATTAGTGAACCATTTAAACGACCAGGTAGGTTGGATGAACATATAGAGTTTACAAAATGTACACGAAGCATGATAGTACAATTATTAGAATTATTTTATTGTACGACGCTAAGCGAAGAACAAGCGGCAAAAATAAACAATACTGAAAATGATATTCAGTTTAAATATTCACCAGCAGAAATAAATAAATTTTGTTTTAATAATTTAACAAATGTGGATGATGTTATTAATGAAATAATGCGTTGAACCTATACAACAGTAGTATGTATGCAATTATAGTATGTATACAGTAATTTAATAATGATAACGCATCATTATTAAATTATATAATTTGCACAGTTACTGTTAGTGTAGTTTACTTATAACGTCTTTACTTTAGTAAATTTAATTTTTTTACTAGTTGAATTTTTCCTTTTTTTTGTTTTATTTTTATTGGATTTTTTATTCTTTTTAGAATTACTCTTACTTTTTGTTGAACCACCAACTGACCTTCTTCTTGATGATTTTGCAGCTTTTGGGTCTACCGCACCTTCGGGTATAACATCATCAACAGAATCAGCAGAATCAGCAGCAGCCTCAGCTTCATCAGCAGCTTTCGCTTCAGCAGTAGCTTTCGCTTCAGCAGCAGCTTTCGCTTCAGCAGCAGCTTTCGCTTCAGCAGCAGCTTTCGCTTCATCAGCAGCTTTCGCTTCAGCGGCAGCCTTCGCTTCAGCGGCAGCCTTCGCTTCAGCAGCAGCTTTCGCTTCATCAGCAGCTTTCGCTTCAGCGGCAGCTTTCGCTTCATCAGCAGCCTTCGCTTCAGCAGCAGCCTTTGCTTCAGCAGCAGCCTTCGCTTCAGCAGCATTAGAAGAACTAAAAGAAGAACTAGATAAAGATTGATCTTGAGGAGGAGATTGATCGACAGCTTTAGGAGGAGGAGGAGGAGGAGGAGCAGCAGCTGCCGCAGCATTACTATCATATTCTTCAATAGCATCTTCGTGATTTGTTAATAAATTACCAGGTTGGTTACCCAAATGCTGTATCATTTCTGGATTCATACATGACGAAATTAGTTCATTTAATTTAAGAGTAACTGTAACAACTAAATCTTCACCATTGCATACTATACTTGTATTATTGCCGCATGAATCGTTACCTATCCCGGAGCCCGTTCCTGAAGCCGATGAACTACCTTGTCTACCAAGACTACTGAAAAAGTTGCCTAGAAAATTAGAAGAGGATAATGGTCCGCCTGATGGTCCGCCCAATTGTCTATTTGCAATACCAGAAGAACCTGGAGATTTTACCATTTTAGAAGATAAAGCTAATTTTTTTTCTTCTTCTTCTGGTTCATAACTTAACGCCACAGTATTCAAATCTTCATTGTATTGGTTTATAATGTTTGCTGGGATAAATCCTTGTTTACCTACCATATTTATACTATATTTAATAATATCTTCCGCTTTCTGTATATCCTTGGGTGTTGGAGGAGCGCCACCTTCCAATAAACCTTGACTTTCATCATCTTTTATATTTCGATCGACTGTTTCTTGGCCTAATGCTTGTCTTCGATCATTAATATCTTTTATTTCTGGAGATGACAACGCCAATAGTAATAACGTATAAAGTTCTTTAGGATTATTGGGCATCAAATTTAGAATAAATACAATCTGTGGAACTATTTTATAAGGTATATTTTTATCATTTAAAAATATCCTAGATTCTACTGGTCTTTTATAAAGATTTCTTATAAAATTTACAGCTTTTGTACGATTAACTACCCCATTTACCATACATGCAGCATTAAATTCTTTTCTAATTTTATCAGACATTCTAATAAAATCACTCTTACGTTGAGCAAAAGACACCATTTTTAATTTATAAGTATTATCTTTACATCCGGCACTAGTATTTAGTCCATATTTTTCCATTTCTTCTTTTAAAGCCTTAAATATACTATCAGGATTATTAAGATCATTGTCATTTTTACTTTTTAATAACTGAATAACCGGGTCAAAATTAAGTGGAGTCATTACTTTATCCAGTGTCATATATGAAGGAAGACTATATGAAGGCAAATTAAAATCCGTGCCTATGTCGGCTTCTGTCGAACCAAAAGTAAGGGCGTTTTTTACCTTTGTAACAGCCTCTTTAATTTTTCTACTAGTGGGAAACCTATAACCATTCGGTAAAAAAGGTATCTTTTCATCATCGCATCTAAATGTAAACTTTCCTGATAAACCTGCTTTTAATTCATCATTTCTAGATTTTAATGCTTCTTCTCTAGTACTCCAATCAGCAAAACTATATAAGTCATTATCATATTCAAATGTAAGATATTTAATACCTCGTAAAGTAATAACGCTAAGATATTGTTCCGGTGTCATTTTCAAAGTTTGTGATTCTGATGAAGCTATAATTTTCATATTTGTTTTTCTAAAATCGGTCATATTCATTTCCTCGTCATTACCTTTTTCATTCGTCTTCTTTCCAGGTTTAAATCCGCAAACAATAGCGTATACTATTTTTCCATTATAAACAAATCGAATAGCATCGCCAATCTGAATATCTACATATGCTTTTGATTCTTCCGAAGTTATTTCTTTATTATCATCATCGTCATCGCCATCGCCTTGAGTATTTACACTAGATGTATCTATATGTTGAACAACCTTTTTACTTATTCTTACCACCATATTATTTAAACCCGTGCCTTCATTAACCATACACATAGGGGCCATGAGATTATAATTTTCAGTTCCAAATATATCAGATAATGGAGTACCACCCATTTGAATATCAGGTGTTGTACCGCCACTTAATACGCTTGATATTGCGTTGGCTACACCTACAGTTGCTCCTGCTGCAGCATCAGCCTTGTTAACCTTTACGACTGCATCGAGGTAGGGTGATCTACTACTTTTAACAGCTACTTGGTTTGGTACATCGGTAGTATTTAATGTTTGAGGACTACTTACTCCAGTAGATACAGATGTAACACGACCTTTTGAGTCTACACTGGTAGGAACTAATGTACTTACTGTAGGACTTGCTCCAAATCTATCTGTGCTTTGCGACATTTGTATAAGTATTGTATTAATTTTATCCACATCTATTTTACTAATACCTCTTTCATGTAACTCTCTATAAATGGCCTGAATGAATTTATTTCTAAAACTTATAATACTATCTCTAGAAAAAACAGAAGAAAATGAAACAATTTCTTTTTTTGTTTTACTGACTATTTTTAGAAGATCTTTTTTGTCATCAGGTTTAACAACTGTCATACTAAACATTTCTTGTGTTTCAGTACCACACCGCGATATATCTTTAAGCATTTCGATATATTGACTATCAAATCCTCCCTTTGGTGAAGAAATACTATTAAGATATTTTATATAATATTCCAAAACCATTCTAGCAAGTTTATTCATACTATTCAATTTATCAGCATACTTTTTAGAACCTGATTCAAGAGCGACTACCATGTCTTCGTATCCGAACATAAAGTCGCGGACTTTCAATGGTTTTGTAATGTACCTTTTTATGTGTATCGAGAGGTATTCACAGAAAAAATTTCTATAAAATACATTATTCGGACCAATTTTACCAATAGGATTTGAATTTTCAATCTCTAATTTTATCGTTACCATATCTTTTGGAATGACTTGTAAGTCTAATGGAATAGTTATATTTCTTAGTACGATACTAAACCATTCACCTTTTTTTAATAAAAGGAGCACAGAGTCGCCTGGTTTTCTTGACGCGTCTCCTGTCTTTAAATGTTTAGATTCTTCATCTATGTGTTCTGCTTTATCACTCCTTTGTGTAACACCAGTTTCTTCCGAATTTAACGTATAGTCATTTAAATTAAAATCAAACTGCATAAAATTTTCAAATTCATCTTTTCCAAAAATTTTTTTTACCTTTTTTACCTTTTCTTTCGATTTATTATCGCTCATAATAAAATTTTCAGCATTAGCAGATGTATAATGTTCCGCATATGATTTAAAAGGACTATCAGTTGTCGATGGAGCAAGATTTACATACAGTTTATCTGAAAAATCAATTCTAGTTTTTTTGTCTTTTGCTAACTTATCTGTAAAAGCTAATTCCTCTTCTGTTGTTAGTTTTTGTCCAGATCCTTTTGTTATTGTGTCTTTTAAAACATCATTTATTCTTTCATTCAATTCAGTATATTTAGCAAAATATATACCATTTGCTTTTCTTTGTGAACCATCATCATCACCGCTAAAATTCGTAGTAGTAGTCTTATCAATATTTACAGGAGGCGATAATAAACACGAAGTTATTGACCCTTCCGTTTTCGTATCACTAAAAATTATTTCATCTTTGAAAAATATTTTTACGCTTAATTTATTATTACAGTAAAAATTTAAATACTGTTCTTTGTCTGTATGCTCTGTCCATAATGCCCCCTTAGGAACAGAATCGGGCATTCGTACTGTAAAAATTACATCATATACATCAATGACGTCTGTATGTCTAATTTCAGTAACACATTTTAAAAAATCAATATCTTTTGTAGTAGAACTAGGAGTAAATACATCAGGTGAGAAAATTGATGTTAAAAGCCTAGATTTTCCTTTTAATTTTGAAAAAATTCCAGTTGGTTTTAATTCGCCCTGAGATTCAACAGACATACTATTATAATAACTATATATTTATTTATATATTTTTAATTTTATGCTTTAATTAAATATTAAATTAAAAATTTTTCATCTATATAAAATATATTTAGTATAATAATAATATATCAATACGTAAATAGAAAAATGTCACAACCATGTGATTTTCCAATAAACATAGACACTACAGTAAAAGCTGAAAACTGTAACATGTACTGTGACTATAAGTATGAGTATAATGATAGTTCATGTGTAGTATATAACACCGGGAATATGCTAAAAATAAATTATGATTTAAAATCGGATGGAACAGTTTCACAAGCATTTCTAAATAAAAAAAAATATAATGTTTCTGGTATACAAATATTCCAACCATCTAAAAATACCTATAAAGGTACTAGAGCGGATATCGAATTTGTAATACGCCACGAAGGTGACAATAAAGAGCAGTTATTGGTATCAATACCATTCATAGTATCTGCGGGGTCATCTGCATCTTCAAATTTAAAATCTGGTGGACTAGTTTTAGACAATATTATAAATGAATTTATAAAACAAAGCGCAGGTAGAACTTTTAACAGCAATGAGGGGTATCAAGTCAATATAAATAACTTTAACTTAAATAATTTTATACCAAACACCCCTTATTATTTTTTCTATATTAATACCGCTACCTGTAAGCAAAGCAATATTGTTTTTGACATGTTAAAAAGTGGACAGACCATTAGTCAAACAGCGGTTGATAAATTAAATAAAGCCTTATTCAGTAATAGAATTACATCATCATACCCTGCAATTACGACACAAACATTGTATATCAATTCCAATGGTCCTAATTTTCAAGGTAAAGCATCAGATGATAAAATATACATAGACTGTCAACCCACGGGTGAAGAGGGAAAAGAACTATATAAAGAAACCAAAGACATTGGAAAAGATTCACGAGAGCAAGGTATAAAACTAATTACCGCTTTAATGGAGTCAGGTTCTGTTCAATTTATTTTAGCAATCGTTTTGGGAATTATTGTAATTGGTGTAGGAAAAAGGGCGTTTAATAGAACATGAAAACAGTAATAAAAACAGTAATAAAAACAGTAATAAAAACAGTAATAAAAACAGTAATAAAATAATTCTGTTTAAAACTATATAACTATGTAAAACAAGATATTTATTAATATTTAATATTTTAAATATTAATAAAAAAATTAACAAATGTATTATGGTCTCGTGATTAGACAACTCCTGTATAGTTTACATTTGCAGCATCATGCAAGTCATCTAAAATAGGAGTAAATGTTTTAGGACCCATAGCAGGACCAGACTGTAGGGGAGCCATTTTTTGGACGACTTCCTCTTCTAAAGTAACCGGAAACTGGTTAAAAGCGGACAAGTGTTGGTTTTTAACGTTTTCAGTAGGCAGGAACTTAGTCATAGCCAGCGAGCCGGTAGCTATACTAGAACGCTTAAACAGGAGATAAATAGCAAAAATTCCGACAAGTGTAACTAAAGGATGAAGATTTACAGCCATAAATGCGAATAAACCAATAACGATAACGTACCCTAGAGTAGAGTCAATTAAATTTGCAAGTGGCTCGGGTGTCTGTATATTAAAAATAATATAAATAACAAAAAGAATGAGTAACAAAGATTGTCCGTTCATTAGTTGATTAACACTAACATTTTTTTTCAACATTTCCGTATATCATAATATTATATTTTTTATTTATCAATTATTTTAGAATAATTTCAAAATAGTTAAAATTGAAAATGGCTAAATAAAAATAGCAACACTAGTAACCAAAATATTTTATCTTCAAAAAGAAACAACGCATAGTAACCAACATGAAGAAAAACTCAAATTTACCTGTTTCAAAAAATAATTCTTCAGAGCAAAAAAATAGTAACAAAGAAGGCTATGATAATAACAATAGTAACAATAATAACAATAATAACAATAACAATAATAATAAAGGGAAAAAAGATGACAACTATTCGACCTACTTGGGTGAAAAAGGATATTCAATTTTCAAAGAATGTTTATCAGTGGAAGAACAGCATTTTATAAGAACCGAATTAACCGTAAAACCGTTTATTCCTAAATCGCCGATACAACCCAATCCGTTTCCTATATATCTGGAGTCTCCACTTAAGTTGTATATGCCGCGATATTTTGGAATAGACACATATGGGCCACCCGATAGAATACTTACACCCCCAGGAAAAAATATTTCGTTAGAATTCAGTGGTGAGTTGCGTCCATATCAAACGGCAATAGTAGATAAATATATAAAACATGTTGGTGATTGTGGTGGTGGATTATTAGACGTAGACCCAGGCAAAGGCAAAACAGTTATGGCGTTAAATATAGTGGCGAAGCTAAATAAGTGTACATTAGTCATTGTACACAAGTCATTTCTACTAAACCAGTGGATAGAGCGAATAGAACAGTTTCTGCCTAGTGCACGTGTTGGTAAAATACAAGGGCAAATATTGGACATAGATAACAAAGATATTGTGATTGGAATGCTTCAGTCGCTATCAATGAAGGAATATCCGAAAGACACATTTCGGAATTTCGGGTTAGCGATATATGACGAATGTTTCCCACGGAATACACTGGTTCATACGTCGCGCGGACCTATGGAAATCGGTGCTTTATATGACATGTGGATTACGCATTCTATATCTCTTGGTATATCTAGTAAGTATGTTAAATTAGAGAAGGATGTTGATAAATTGGTAGAAACATTGCCGAAAATCCTCAGCTTCAATCAAGCAACATCAAGATTTGAATGGGGGCAAATGACACATTCATGGAAAAGGTACAAGAAGGAGCTTATTAAAGTATATTTAATGTGCGGTTCATTTATTTGTACACCTGAACACAAGATATTGACGACGAAGGGATATAAGTGTGCAGATGAGCTAATGCTTAACGATTATATTCAATGTGTGTATAATTCTACTGATGACGTTCATCATGTTGATATTGGTAGTTTCGAGTTATATCAAGCGTTATCACCAAAAGGTATGTTAACTGCAACGGCATTTCTATACTGGGAGAAATATATACCAATTGAAAGTGCGGAAAATGATCATATTTTCGGAAAATCAGAACAGGGGTATGCTGTATACGACATTGAGGTGAAAGACAACCATAATTTTGTATTAAAAATGGCGGATGGAATGCGTCTTCATCCGATAGTAAGCAATTGTCACCACATGGGAGCGGAGGTATTTTCTAGGTGCATGATGAAAGTGAATACGACATATACGCTCGGATTATCGGGTACAATGGAGCGGAAGGACGGACTAACGAAAGTATTTGAGATGTTTATTGGACCGGTAGTTCATAAAGAGAAGACGGAATCTGAACATAGTGTAGTGGTTAAGGGTATTGTATACAATGTGGACGACGAGGAGTTTAATGAGACGCAACATGACTATATGGGTAATCCTAAATTTAGTACGATGATTTCTAAACTGTGTAGTTATAGCCATAGAAGCGAGTTTATTCTGCGAGTCTTGGTGTCTGAACTAGAGATGAATCCTGAGCAACAGTTTATGATATTGGCGCATAATAAGTCGTTGATTACATATTTGCACGATGCAATAGCGCATCGAAATATAGCAGGAGGTTCAGTTGGATATTATATTGGTGGGATGAAAGAAGCTGCGCTTAAGCAAAGTGAGGGAAAAAAGGTGATTATAGCTACATATGCGATGGCGTCGGAAGGATTGGATATTAAGACTCTTACAAGTTTGATATTGGCGTCGCCGAAGACAGACGTGTGTCAATCTGTGGGGCGAATATTGAGGCAAAAGCATAGTTCACCTCTTGTTATTGATATTATAGACGAGCATGATATTTTCATGAGTCAGTGGTATAAACGACGAAAATATTATAAGTCACAGAATTATAAGATTTTGGTTTGTGATAATCATGAATATAATGATGGACATAACAAAGACTTGTCCAAGTGGAAAGTGTCATGGGAGCCGAAAAGCAGTGTATCGAAAAAGACACACCCGGTGAAAATATCGGGGCAAAAAAGTATAGCGGAGCAACTTATGCTTACGCTTTCAATACCAAAAAAGGGTGATAACGGTCGCGAAGAATGTGATGAATGCGAAAAAGAAGAGGAAGAACATGAAAGTAAACGTAAAAAGGGAAAGGGAAAATCGGGACTAGCCGATAAAGGCTGTTTATTAGACGTGTCTGCGTTATTTAAAGAATAGATTAATTTTCTAAATAATGGACTAAAATTTTGAATATTTTTACTTTATTGATTTATTGCTTTATTGCTTTATTGATTTATTGATTTATTGATTTATTGATTTATTGATTTATTGATTTATTGATTTATTGCTTTATTGATTTATTACTTTATTGCTTTATTGATTTATTGATTTATTGATTTATTTTGAACACGTGTACGCAATTGCAAATAGTAGTATAGTATTTAATATACTTATTAAAGTAACTGCGTCTAGTTTAAAATTTACATCATAGAGGTGTCCATATGTAAGTATAGCATAACCAAATCCAAAAACATAAAAGGCCATAGAGTTTATAGACCTGGATCCATTGAAACATTTATAAAATTGTATTAGAAGTGCAACGGCGAATAAAAAAATTCCTATAATCTCATAACTATAAGTAACAAACATTATATAATATAATATAATATTTTATAATATAATATTTTTTATGAATATATATACTCATAAAAAACTAAATATCATTATTAAATAATTTATCTACCACCGGTTAAACTGTTATAAGGCATAAAAGGAGCAGGATTAGCAAGAGCACTCATATTGGGAGCCAAGTTAAACCCAGGAGTTCTATATCCCAGTGTAAATGGAGTATTTCCCATATACTGATGGTATCCACCGGCCTGTGCTCTTCTTCCTCTTACCTTCTTGGAATGCGAACGTCTTCGTGAGCGTCTATGTTTAATACGGTATTTAAGACTGCGTTTACGAGCATATTTTTTTGATGAATGAGAGCGTCTATGCTTTCTGCTATGCTTACGGCGTCTTCCACCACCCTGCATCATACCATAAGAACTACTCAAAGGTGTTTGAACAGCACTTGGGCTTCCATTACCACCACTTATAGAATATAATCCTGTACCTTTTAAAGCAGCGGGACTTCCTCCAACTTCACCATACTGAGTATTTCCTGCATTTGCAACACCGCCTGTTTGGTCGGTTGTAAGGGGTGTTCCATGAGCATTTGCTTTATTCAAAAATTTTGTTGAATCCAATGATAACATTATATAAAATAATATATATTTATAAAATATTTTATTTTAGATATAGACAAAGATATAACATAAATATATAGTTTTCATGATAAATATATTTTTATATAACAGAAACAGGAACCCATTTTTTAAATTTATAGTTGAAAATACAACGCATTTTAATTATTTTATTTAAATCTACAAATTTATCTATTTGTATATTTTCAAATTCATCTTCTTCATCGCTTTCTTCTAAACTATCCAAGTTACTATTTTCTTTAATATTCCTGAATAATTTATTCATTAAAACACTTGTTTTATAGTCAGGTATATGCGCTATGTCCTTTGAAATAACATCAAAATTTGTAGTACTATTTTGATATAAGTAATAAATATCATTTTGTAAATCCGGCTTTATAAAGAAAGTTTTATATATTTCATTCGATGCTGTTTTTTGTTTTATCGGTTCAATGTACGCTCCTGGTTTTTCATCGTATTTACTTGTATGTGTAGCATAATTTTCGCTATTATCATTACTACTATTATCATTACTACTATTATTATTTGAACCATTTACACTATTTACACCATTTACACTATTTACATTATTACTAACCACACTATTGTTGCTAAAATGATAAAACTCGGTAATAGATTGATATGTTTTTTTCTCCTCAAAATACTTATACTGAATAGAATAAACAGAATAAGGCAACACCATAGCTTTATCATAAGCTTCCGTAAAATCAGTAGTCATTACAGGTAATCCAAAAACAATACCATTATTACAAAAAGACATATTATAATTCAACTTTGTATCAAATATATTTTTAACTACTTTTAATTTATCATGATAACTATAATCAGATATATCATCTCCTTTATAGTAAAAAATATCTTCTACAGAAAAAATTTCATTACTATATATATTTTTTTTCTCACCACTTTCAGGTCTTGTCCTAAATAATGTTCCATAAAATATTGTTCCATACGATAATACATCGTCAAATGAAACATGACGATAAAATATATTCATTATTTTATTCTGATACCCTACTTCAAGAAAAATACAAATATTTTTTCTGTTTCTATGGGTAAACCATGCAAAGTATTTTTTACCTTTTGGAATAATTACATATACATCTGATAAAACTTTCTTATGAGTACTTTTTTCATAAGAAAATTTAACGGTTGAAGGGAAATTTCGTAATATTTCATTCTGTTCATCAAATGATAATGATAATGATGTAGATGAATCAGGTAACTCCCTTTTACTACTAGTACTAGTAGTAGTACTAATACTACTACTACTATATGGCTTTCTATTATTAAAGCTAGTTGACATTATGGGGTATGTATTGTGATTTGTTATTTGCGAGTTGTGAGTTGCGACTATTGTAATATAGTATAATATTAAAATATCTTTAACTATATTATATATATTATATACCTTAGTCACATATAGGCTTTAAAAATATTAATAATATTAAAAATATTAAAATTAAAATTAAAATTAAAAAGGTGAATATGCTGAAGCATACGACGATGACATGGAAGGTGTACCATAATCCGGTGGAACATTTGAGTTATTACTATTTATATTGGGCATATATTTATGTGCATTATTTACTCGTGTAGATATACCATTTGCACCTACATTTGTCATAATATTATTAGGGGAGTATACACTACTAGAAGATTCATTTTGTGGATTTATAATATTTGTATTTTCAATATTACTGCTACTACTACTGCTACTGCTACTACTACTGCTACTGCTACTACTATTATTACCGGAAACATTTAATTCTTTTAAATATTTTTTTAGTTCATCTTTCATACTAGATGAATTAGAGTTATTAATACTTTCAGAATTGTTATTAGTGTCATCTCCTAAATTTTGTACTCCTCCATCTCCTGCGCTTTTAAGTGAATTATAAATTGTATTGTATTTTTCCTGAGGTTTATTTACTAAATCTTTCAACTTTGGGGAAGTTAATGTTGTCTTAAAAAATGAATATAAATAATGAAGTAAAAATATTAATAATAATGAAATCATAGTAACTTTTATTATCCAGCCCCACATTTAACTATTGTATATAATTACCTATATAAGTTTAACCTCGATAAAAACGACAGTATTTCATCTTTTACAAATTTATTTAATTCTGTTTTTTTATTTTCATTATTAGTTACTTCTGCAGATGTAATCAATACATAAAAATCATATATAGATTCGTTTTCCATTTCTATAACAAATTTTATATTTGACTTAATATCATTTTTATATGTTCTAACTGTTTTATATTTTATATTATGATTGTATGGTATTTGATATGAGGGTATGTCATAGCGTTTCATGTAAGAACTGTCAAGTAGTAGTTTTAAATTATTATTAATAGTTAATTCCTTAATATGTTTGTCAATTGGATACAACTGAAATAGATTATTATTTACCATTTCAAATATTCCTGTAGAGCTATAAATTAAAATTTTACTACTTTCATCTACTAAATATTTTGATATGTCAATAGTATTTGATTTATTTGTCTTGTTTGATATTCTTTTATCAGGATTTATAATATCATTTATTGTATGTATTGAAATATTCGGGAAGTAAACTTTTATCGGTGTTGGTCTATTAGTAGTATAATTCGTCTTTTTATCTACTTTTATATTTTTTTTAATATTATGGTGTTGTTTTTTATCATGTAATGTTTCCATTTATACTGTATATATGGTATAGTATTTATATTTATATCTCTTTAAGTTGAACTTTATATATTATATGAGAAACTATTTAAACCGATTGCATTCAAATGATATATTCTAGCACTTACTCAACAAAGATGGAAAATAATTGTGAAAAGAAATCAAAATCAAGAATTGTGAAATCTGAAAATGCAAAAACTGAAAATGCAAAAACTGAAAATGCAAAAACTGAAAAAATAAATGTAAAGCTTAATAAAAGTATTATTGATGAAAATAGTAAAGGTGAAAGCAAAAAAGTTAAAAATAAAGATAAAAATATTACATTTATTATTGTTGAAAAAAACGGAAGTTTAAAAGATGCCGATATCAAAGAGGGTTTAATTTGTGAAGAAGAGTTATCAAAAAAATGTAAGTTTAAGAAAAGCGATGGATTTATTAAAAGAACAGAGTGGAGTTACTCTTCAAAAAACGAAGAGGAAAATTCTATAAGCAAAGTAATTGTAGAACTATGGGCAAAAGATGATGGAGTAGCAAATCATGAAAATAAATACGAGTTCCCTCCACCTGTTGACACAGAATTGTTTTTTGGTGCATGCGCATTGATTGCACGTGACACTAAAAATAACTATGTTAATTTGACAAAAGATAAATGGAATAAAATTTATGAATATTTATTTGGAGGTTTTGAATCACTAGTTGCGAATGAAGATGATGATGATGAGGAAGATGAGTTAGAGTCAGTTCCTAAAAATAGGAAAACTCGTGATGGGTATTTAAAAGATGGATTCGTAGTAGATGGAGGAGCAGGATGTGACTCTGATGTAGATGTTGCAGGCAATGCTGAAGAAAATGGTAGCGATGATGACGATGATGATGATGATGACAGTGATACTGATAGTGACAAGTCTTCGGAAAATGGTAGTAACGATGGTGAAGTAGATGGTGATGTAGATGGTGTATACTTTAAAAAAAATAGAAATATTTTAACTAAAGGTAAGTTAATTAAAACTAAACCAAAAAATAAAAATAGTATAGTTGATAGTGATAAACACGCATTAAAAGATGAAGATGATGATAACTCAGGGTGGAAAACAGATGAGTCGAGTGAACTAAGTGAAGAAGAGTATTCGTATAGTAGGTAGAGGATAACTATGTAGAACTTTTTAATTTATTTATAAAATGAATATTTTAAATAATTGATAAATATTTTTTATCAATTATTATATATAGTATACTTTTACGATGTTTGACAAACTTTGCACTCCTGCTCAAATTTATCTTATTGTATCATTTATTTTAATGGTACTTTCTTATTTTGGATTAAATGCGATATCTCAACAGATTTCTTTGAACCAGTCAAATAATTCATTTTTACAGAGTCTTAACTTCACATACCAAAAAGATGCAAGAACATCATATGTAGTTCAAGCTGTACTTATTGTTTTGTGGACATGGGTTTTATCATACTTATGCAAAAAGGGATTTAGCAATCTTTCATGGTTTTTGATTCTTCTTCCTTGGGTTCTTATGTTTCTTGCTTTCTTTGTATACGTACTTGAAACTATTAAGAGAATCTTTTTTAACACAACCGGTGCAGTATCATCTGCCTTGAACCTTCCTTAAATTAGTGTTTCCGTATTTCTATATTTCAATAGTTCTATATTTTATATATATAGGAAAATTGAATAAAGACAATTTGATTGTTATTAATATACAAACTATCTTAGTTAATAACAATCACAATCACAACCACATTCCAATTATAATAAAAATGCGTCAAATAACAAATCCTGTTCAATTTCGTGAAAATATTCGTGCAAAGTTAACTACTATTATTAAAGATTTAGAAATTGCGACAAATCTTGAAAAAGGTATTTTCAATAGTTCTTTAGGAAAAGCAAAAGAAAAATGTATTGTAAGAAAATGGGATAATATATATTTTGTCGCAATTTACTTAGACCTCCTTCGCACAATATATGTAAATTTAAAAAATGAAAGAATACTAAATATGCTAAAGAATTGCGAATTTCAGGCTCACAAACTAGCCTTTATGACTCACCAAGAAATGAGTCCAGAAAAGTGGGAAAAATTAATTGAAGATAAGAAAATTCGCGACCAGAATAAGTATGAACCAAAATTAGAAGCATCTACTGACAAATTCACATGTCGCAAATGTTACTCAAAAAAATGTACTTACTATCAACTACAAACAAGGTCTGCGGATGAACCCATGACTACATTTGTTTCATGCCTCGATTGTGGAAAACGCTGGAAGTGTTAAATAACAATTTCTAAATCCTCAACCATCCAATATTCAGAACCACGGTTAGGTAAGGGTCGTCTGATTATAAATGGTATTTTTTTCTCTTCTAGTTCTCTTATAGCAATAAGATAACCGTCAATAACACCTTCGGGCACTTTTATGAATGGAGTAGCACCATCATTGATTTGTTTTGCTCGCTGTCCCAAAATTCTTGTTTTCTCATATTTTGTCAACATGGGCAATGTTTTGTGCAAGCTATCTACGATTACACCATTTGCATCTCGAACAACGCGAGCTAAATTGTAAATCTCGTCATAATTTTGTATAAGACTTTCGGGATGAAAATTCACTAAATAATCTTCCCTTAGTTCTTTATCAAATTTTTTCAATTTTGACTCATCGTCGTCATCACTATCACCCTTATCGCTGTTTCCATCACCATCTTGTTCATCATCACTATTATATGCTAACTCCTCTTCGGTAGGTTGAACACCACGTGACTTTTTTTTCCTGGAGGATGGTTTTGACGATGCTGCTGCTGAAGCAACAGACTTTCCTTTGTTTCTGCTCAGTTTGTCAACATTCGCTTGTTCTACTTCAACAGCTGCCGAACCAGTATCGCTTGCTATACCACTAACTGCATCTTTTAAACTTCCTAATAATTTCGAGAATCCACTTTTGAGATTTGGTTTTTCTTCGTCTTCACCTTCACTGTCATCTCCTTCAGTTTCGGTTTCGGTTTCTGAATCAGATGCTTTTGGACTAGGGTTATCGGAATCTTCTTCACCGAATCCTAGTATTGATTTTACTTTACTTTTAAGATTTGTAGGGCTTAATTCACTCTGGTCATCGCTTGTTTCTCCTTCATCGTCGGAAACAATCTCAGAGGCTGAATCATTCTTCAATTTATCTGATGCTTGCATTGCGTTGTTTATATGTCTCTTATATATAATATAATGCATTGATTTTATTTCAATTTTATATTAATAATATTAAAGCAGATATAACCCAATTATAACCCAATTATAACCCAATTATAACCCAATTATAACCAAAATATAACCCAAATACATAAAAAATATTTATTATAGTATAATATCATTTCTAAATATTATACAATAGTATACAATATTATAAACATAACAGCAATATAAGTTATGACATTGACTGTTCTGTATTCCAAACAGTATCACACGTTGAACACATATAAACAAAATTCATATTTACATCATCATAGCGAAGATAAATAACTTCTCTTTCTTTTTGCTTTTCCTTGTCTGATTCATTACTATTACAAGACTGATTTGGACACTTTATTGTATTAATACGCGGCAAAGTTGGATCCATTTTTGTATACTTGTTGATAATCGAGTTATATTTTTGCTTGTTATGCTTGAAATTTGTTTTTGAAATCGTAACACTATCTAGCGAAATATTTTTGTTTTCATGACCACAGTTTCGACAATAATATACAATCGAATTAGGGTCTTCTTCAGATAATCGAATATAATACATATTGCTACAATTTATACAAAAGTGCATAGTTGTTTGATAGAATGTCCGTATATTATATTATAGTATTATTTGTTTATTTCAATTTTATGCAATTACTTAAATTGTATAAAATATATAACAGTAAGTCAACATTTTTGTAAATAATAGTACTAATAGTAATAATAGTAATAATAGTAATATTTACTACTCTAATATAACATCATACTTTTTTGCAGCTTTTGTTAGTTTATCTAGTAACTCATCATAGTTGACATAAAATGACATATTATATAATCCAGTTATTGTATAATGTTTGTTACAATTTTTTGCCTTCATAGAACTAACAATAACCTTTTTTAATGCATTCGCATTTTTTTTAAATAACTCCAACATAAATTTATAAAAATATTCCTTGTACTGCAGTTCAAAAGGAATAATAGTTGTATCTATAAACTCATCCATCAGTCTAATACACGAAAAATCAATGTTTTTATAAAAAATCATACTATGATATGTATGATAGTCTTGGTGTTTTTCTGTAATACCTGGCTCATGTAACATCGGATGACTATCCATTATAGATAAAAGCGTCAGTAAAACTGACTTTATAGTTAGACAACTCGTCCATTGTTCACCCCTCCATGTATTCAACATAGATAAACATACTCTTCTTGACTTATAAAAGTTAGGATGAAACCTCGTAACTCCGTCGTTCGTTAAATATTCAAGAACAGGAGGAGAATGTGGATAATCAGCTGGAATATTAATTTGGAAAAAATAATATCCTCCAAAGTATAAAGTATCTGGTTGCCCAACTATCATTACATACGCTTTCAAGATATTTGTATCAGAATGTTTATAATAAATACCATCTCTTTCGAGCGATGACATAAATATATCCTTTATATCTTTTAATAGTCGCTCTATAGTTTCTTTAGGAATATGTACATTAGAAACATCATCGGATGGAGATGTATCGACTGATGTAGATGAACTTTTTTTTATAATTTTGTTTACCGCTTCTTCTTCTTCTATTTCGTCATCAGATATATCGAATTCTGTCTTTTTACTTTTATTTGCATTTGCAATTGTATTAGCATTTACATTTGTATTTACATTTGTATTTTTTTCCATTCTAGAATTATCCAATGATACTCTGCCGATACTTCAACAATATATAATATACGCGTTTCATTTTTATGTCGTTTTTACACATATATTACTTTTCATTGAAACAGAGTTATCTATTTTTAGGGATATTTTGAAACATAAAAAATTGATATAAAAATATCTCTATCTATAATATACAGATGGAACAGACAAACAATTCAACACGAAATAAAACACAATCATCAAAAATGTCAGCAGCATCAAGTGCAAACGAATACGAACAGTATATGAAACAATATTATATAAAAAAAGGTGACCCTTCTTCCGCTGGATTATCATTTACACATACTCGAATCCCAAGCCCCGAACACGGCGTAACCGGCGGAACATTCTGTATTCCACCTGAAAAATTACCCGAATTCTGGGCAAAATACTCAAAACATGTCATTACAAATAGGCGTCATGAATATTTAACCGAAAAACAGTTACAAAATGGTGGTCCAATTTTGGTTGACTTGGATTTTAGGTATGGACCTCATATTGATGCGCGTCAACATACAAAAGATGATGTTGAAAACATTATTGGAATCTACATGGATGAAATTTCTAAGATGTTGAATATTGAAGATGGAGAGAAAAAAGAAATTAGCGTTTTCGTATTTGAAAAACCAAATGTAAATACCGATGATGATAAGTATACTAAAGACGGAATTCATTTGATTATTGGTATACACGCCGATAGGATTATTCAACATATGCTTCGAAACTCTGTTCTTGCAAAAATTCCCGATGTCTTAAAACACCTGCCTCTGAAAAATTCATGGGATGACATCCTTGACGATAATATATCCCGTATTCAAAATCCTGTTGGATGGCAGTTGTACGGCTCCAGAAAACCCGGCCACGAAGCTTACGAACTTAAATCGCAATTTAATTTTGTATATGTAAAAAATGAAAACACCGAAGAATATGGTAACGATGATGATGATGGTGGTGATGGTGGTGACGGCGATAGCGATAGGGGCGACAGCGACGACGAGAATGGAACAAGCAAAAAACCCGACTATATTTGGGAATATCAACCGAAAAATGTATCATTCTTTGACTATGCGAAGAACTTTAGTCTTCTGTCGGCGCAATTTGATGGACACCCGCGTTTCGAAAATCGCGAGTCAATTCAACGCGAATATGATGCAATTAAAAGTAACAAAGTAAGAAAACCAACATTGAACAAAGCAGGAGGTGTGCGCCGCAGAGCAACTAATATGAATAACAGTGATATATTTGAAATCACAAATCGTGAACAACTTACAGACGAAATTGATAGACTATTTAGTAGCCTCGAACCACGCGAACACTTCATCAAAGAAACTAGTGACTACGCTATGTGTCTTCCCGAGAAATACTATAACCAGTATAACTTGTGGATTCGCGTCGGCTGGGCTTTGCGAAACACCAGTGATAAATTATTCCTGTCGTGGATTCTATTCAGCTCTCAATCCGAAAAATTCAGTTATGACAAAATTCGCGAGTTTTACGACAAGTGGTTGACATTCTCAATGGAAAATGAAGACGGTCTTACTCGTCGTTCGATTATATACTGGGCACAACATGACGCAAAAGATAGATATAATGAAGTATATAAGAAAACAATCGACTATTATGTCGACATCACCCTGTCAAATGATTTGGTCAATATCAACGGAAAACCCGAAACAACTATGGTGGACTTGGCCGTCGTTCTATATAATATGTTTAAAAATCAATTCGTATGTGCTAATTTCGGCGACAATACATGGTACGAATTTGAAAATAATCGTTGGGTTGAATGCGACTCAGGTATTGCTCTTAAGCAAATGATTTCGAATGAAATGTACAACGTTTATATTAGTCGCATCGGTTCTACAGGTGGCGCATCAGGAACGGGAAATTCTAAAAAAGCAAATAAACAAATTCTTGCCGCCGCAACCGCAGCCGCTGCTCCACCTGGTGCTGCCGGCGCTGCAACAGATGAATCCGGAAAACCAAACCAGTTCCAGCATAGAATATCTGATATTTGTATTAAATTAAAACAAACTGGAATCAAGTCTAACATCATGAAGGAAGCTCAAGAGTTGTTTTATGACAAGAAATTCTCACAAAGCATCGACACAAAAACGCACCTTTTATGCTGTAATAATTGTGTAATAGACTTCAAAGAAAAACGCGCAAGACAAGGACAACCAGATGACTATATCACAAAAAGCACGAATATTGACTACTTTGCTCTCGACCAGAAAAAACATGGAAAAATAATTGCCGAGATTAATGACTTTATTAATAAGTTATATCCCGAAGAAGATATTCGAAACTACATGTGGGAACATCTGGCGTCGTGTCTGATTGGTGTCAACTATCCACAAACATTCAATATTTATACTGGCTGCGGAAGCAACGGAAAATCGAAACTTGTCGAGTTAATGTCCGTTACTTTGGGAGAATATAAAGCAGTCGTTCCTATCTCACTTATTACAAGCAAACGTGCGTCTATTGGCGGTACATCCTCTGAAATTGCTCAGTTGGTCGGTATTCGATACGCTGTTATGCAAGAACCATCTAAAGGAATGCGTCTCGAGGAAGGTCCTATGAAAGAAATTACCGGTGGTGATGAGATTCAAGGTCGTGCTTTATTTAAAAACATGATTACATTTCGCCCTCAATTTAAACTAGTTGTTTGCACAAATACTTTGTTCGATATCAAAGCAAACGATGAAGGTACATGGAGACGTATTCGTAAAGTTGACCACAAGGCAATCTTTTGTGAAACCCCGCGCGACGATGACCCCGACAAACCTTACCAATACCTGATTGATAAACGCCTTGATGAGAAATTCAAAATATGGGCGCCTGTATTCTTGGCTATGCTTGTTGAGAAAGCATTTCAAACCGGTGGTATGGTGAAAGACACACCAGGTGTTCTGGCTAGCAGTGAAAGTTATCGTAACAGCCAGGACTATATCAATGAGTTCGTTCGTGACAAAATACGCAAAGTGGAGGGACACTATGTTAAGAAAACCGAAATGTATGAGTCGTTTAAGGTTTGGTATATTGAGCACTACGACAGAAATGTGCCTCGTGGTAATGAAATTTACGAAGTATTTGATAAGAAATATGGAAAATATGCAACTAAAGGTTGGAAAAATATCTCTATTATTTATAGTCACGATGAAGTAGAAGAAGAAAATTAGTACTTCAATGAATAATAATAACTACAACCATAACCACATCCATATCCACATCCATATCCACATCCATATCCACATAGATGAATAAATATAAATAAATATAAATAAATATAAATATTTATATGTAGAAAATCATATAAATATTTTTTACTGCATAACCCATAACCCATAACCTATAACACATAATCATGTCTACACACTAATCCTATTATGAACAGCCATAAATATGAAATTCCATACCGACTGAATCTTTTCCAATATCCATAAAAATACTGGAGTCGAAAAATATGGATACAATATTAACCCTATAAGAATAACTACCGATATAATTGTTACATTTCTTAAATATAACATCACAATGCATACCCACAGAATAACCAAGGTCCAATAAACTACTACAGGAATTAACGTCCAGTTTTCAACACTATCCTTTAATTTGCTTTCATACATTGACTTACGATTATAGGTATATAAATCGCTTTTACCTCCATTTATTATATTTAATAACTCTTTATTCTTTTCGTCTAAATCTTCCATTACTTTTTTCATATTTTCAACAGCAATGTTCTGTTGCTGTGTAACTTGTATTAAGTCCATTATTAAATTATTTACCTCAACATACTTGCTGTTTAAATCTTCTAAATCTTTATACCCTTGTGCACGGTATCGTTTAGATAATAAATCGTTATACTCTGTTGACCCTTTTGATAAACTATCAGGACCACTTCCATATTTATTTATCATATAGTTTTTTTCAGCGATATATTCATTTAGTAAAGCATTATCATTTGTTTTTTTAGTATTTTCGTATATTTTTTTTAAACTATCATCACTAAATAATCCACCAACATTCGATGATGATAAAACTTTATTAACTTTATCAACTACATTTACAACTGCAACCATTGTTCCTGTTGCCTGTTTTGTTAGTTCAGGAGAACACCCACCACCCATTGCTCCTTTCAGATCACCTGCATTTTCATCAGTTGTTTTATTAACCTCACTCTGTATTTTTTTAGCTTCTTCTTTAGAAGGACCATCCGGCATTATTATATTTTTATATTACTGTTATATTATTGTTATATTATTGTTATATTATTATATAAATAGTATTTTACTTATTTTACTTATTTTACTTATTTTACAAATTAAAATACTATTTTTGACTTAATTTATTGTAATTTATTTATATTACAATGTACTATATGACGAGTTACAGTCATATACTGTATCAGTTGATGGAATAGGCGATGATCCATCATCACTATTTTTTATCTTACAGTTAGGATTTTTAAGTTGAAACGCTACAAATGTTTCTTTTTTAATATCCTTACATACATCCAATAGTGCAGACTGTCCAAAAGTTCTATCGGTTCCTTTACTTATAATATTTCTAGTGTTATCCGGTACTTCTGAAATGTCAAAAGGGAAATTATACTTGTCATAGTCAATGTTATTGCGTCTCGATAAATCATATACCTTTCTGCCTACAACTATAATACCAATGCAAAGAGCAACTATAATAATCAAACTTGTTATTTCATCTGTTATTAGCCCCATTCTCATTAAAAATATTGCAAGAATTATAATACCACAGTAAAAAATAATATTTTTCATAATATCCGCATGTGCCTCATACCTTCGGGTGTAATAATTATTAACACCAACCATTCTTTCGGCATTATCACGAATTGATATTGATTTCCTTAACTGGCTAGATGTATTGTTCAAGTCATTTTCAATAATATTTAGTGCGACAAGTTGCTGAGCATACGATTTTCGCTGAATATTATAATCAGATTGTGTAATACCATAGTTTGCCTTAATTGTTTCGAAAATATTAGTTCGCAATTTTGTTAAGTTATCGATTTGGTCGAATTTATCAGTAATTTGACTTTGAATTGAAGGCAATGCTATATCTGGCGAACCAGCCAATTTTTCTAAATCAGCAAATAATTTTTTTTGTATATTTTGTAAGTTAGCAATATTATCAAACTGTTCATTTAAATTTCGTGTAAAATCATCTTGATATGTAATCAATGGATCTACAGGTGGAACTGACATGTATATACAATATACAATACTACAATAAAATAATTAAATAATATTAGTTATATATTTTTATTAATATTATTTGTTATATAATAATAACTTTAATCATAGTATTTGTCATAGTATTTGGTATTTAATAATTACCACATCAGAACCACTACTTACTAACTATAAATATTGATGTTGTTTCTCCTGATGAATAATTAGTTGTTGCAGCAGGCATATTATAAATATTTAATATTTAATACTAAAAGTTAGTAAATATTTATATTATTAATGTGTAAAACAAAATTACCATGTAGGTATATATGCTGAATTGGTAGCGAGAGCTGAACCAGTGCTGAAATTAGCAGGTGGTTTTGTTATTACTTTAGTCACAGTCCATCCACTAATATTTTGGTAGAATACGGTTGCACCGTTAAACATGTTACTCATAGTAGTAACATTCAATGTAATCCAGTTACCAATAGTTGAGCTTCCATTATTGTTGAATGCTGATGCACCATTAAACATAAAACTCATATTAGTGACCTTCGATGTATCCCAAGCAGTAGTGCTAACACTTGAGCTGTAACCAATATTTTGGTTGAATACTTTTGCATTTTGAAACATAGAAGCCATATTATTGACAAGTGATGTATTCCAGTTACCAATAGTTGAGCTTCCACCATTGTTGAATGCTTCTGCACCGTTAAACATAGAACTCATAATAGTAACCCTAGATGTATTCCAGGAACCAATATTTTGGTTAAATACTTTTGCATCTTCAAACATACTATTCATATTATTAACATTCAATGTGTTCCAGCTACCAATAGTTGGGCTTCCATCATTATTGAATACTGATGCACCTTTAAACATTGAAACCATACTAGTGACAGCTGATGTATTCCATAAACCAATATTTTGGTTGAATACTTTTGCATTGAAAAACATAGAAGTCATAGTAGTAACATTCAATGTAATCCAGTTACCAATAGTTGGGCTTCCACCATTATTGAATACTAATGCACCGGTAAACATAGTAGTCATATTAGTGACCTTCGATGTATCCCAAGCTGTATGGCTAACACTTGAGTTGTAACCAATATTTTGGTTGAATGCTATTGCATTTTCAAACATAGAAATCATATCAGTGACTTTTGATGTATTCCATGATCCAATGGGTTGGTTAAATACTTTTGCACCACTAAACATATTCCTCATAGTAGTGACAAGTGATGTATTCCAGTTACCAATAGTGTCGCTTCCACCATTGTTGAACGCTAATGCATTTTGAAACATAAAAGCCATAGTATTAACTTTTGATGTATTCCATGAACCAATATTTTGGTTGAATACTCTTGCATTGTTAAACATATAACTCATATTAATGACATTCGTTGTAATCCAGTTACCAATAGATGAGCTTCCATTATTGTTGAATGCTAATGCACTCGAAAACATACCACTCATATTAGTGACAGCCGATGTATTCCAAGAACCAATATCTTGGTTGAATGCTGTTGTCTCAGTAAACATAGAATTCATATCAATTACTTTTGATGTAAGCCAGTTACCAATTGGTTTGTTGAATGCTACTGTACTCCGAAACATATCATTCATATATACAACACTCGATGTATTCCAAGCAGTAGTGCTAACATGTGATTTGTAATCAATATCTTGGTTGAATGCTATTGCACTAGTAAACATATAACCCATATTAACGACTTTTGATGTATTCCAGTTACCAATGGTTGGGCTTCCATTATTGTTGAATGCTGATGCAACGTTAAACATAGCACGCATATTAGTGACTTTTGATGTATCCCAAGAACCAATATTTTGGTTGAATACTCTAGCGCCACTAAACATAGATTCCATACTTGTAACACTAGATGTATTCCAATTGCTAATATTCCTATTGAAGAGTAAGGCGCTAAAAAACATACTATCCATATTACTAACACTTTGTGTATTCCAATTGCTAATATCGCCATTGAATTTTTCAGCACCATAAAACATAAAACCCATATTAGTGACTTTAAATGTATTCCAAGAATCATTTGATGAACTGTAATTAATAGTTTTATTAAATGTTTTAGCATTATAAAACATATATCCCATATTACTCACCTTAGATGTATTCCAATTGCTAATATCCATATCGAATCCTACAGCGTTAGAAAACATAGCATTCATATTAGTGACACTAGATACATCCCATGAACCAATATCGCTATTGAATGATGATGCACCAGCAAATAAAGAACTCATATCTGTCATAAAAGTTGTTACTATATTCTTAAAAGGTACTGGAGTAGTTTGAATAGTTTGTCCTGTTGGTATAAATGTTGATGAACCATTGGAAGCTATTCCCTTAGCATAATTTGTAATATTTGTTTTTAAAGAATTATTAACAATAGCAAACCATTCCATACCAGTGCCTCTTGGGTTTTCTTGTATAAATAAAGGCATTGGACTTGATGGAAGTGACGATAATGTACATTTAATAGTACCACCATCAGAACGTAAAGTTGGTGGAGGACTAACCACCAAAGTTGGTGCAGGATTAACCACCAAAGTAGCAGGAGATGTTTGTCCACTTGTATAATTAACTGTTGCAGCTTGTAACATTGTTATATTTGTTGAACCAGCAGCTATTATAGTAACAAAACCTGTTGCGGAATCAACACTAGCAACTGTTGGGTTGCTACTTGTATAAGAAATTTGTCCTGAACTAGTGGTGGGAGTGGGATATGCTGGTCTGAAAGAAGCATCACCTACAACCATAGCGGGAATAGTAAAAACACCATTATTGCTAAAAGTAGGAAGAGCCTGGATTACCACCAAAGTAGCAGGAGATGTTTGTCCACTTGTATAATTAACTGTTGCAGCTTGTAACATTGTTATATTTGTTGAACCAGCATTTAATATAGTAACAACACCTGAAGCATTAACAGTAGCAACTGACAGGTTACTACTTGTATAAGACAGTTGTCCTGAACTAGTGAGGGGAGTGGGATATGCTGGTGTGAAAGCGGGAGCACCTACAACCATAGCGGGAATAGTAAAAACACCATTATTACTAAAAGTAGGAGCAATAGGATTAACTGTTACAGTAGCGTCGATGTGTTCGGTAGTATAACCACCACCAGATTTGACTGCGCGGATCATAGTGGAGCCAGCCGAAAGAATCTTTAATACATTACCTGCTACGGACACTATACCCTGAGCACCAGTAACACTGTATAGATATGATCCTGGGATTGGGGTACTAAGAGAATGTGATGGAGCTGTCAATGTAAACTGGCCTTCCCCACCAGTTACGTAGTCTAAAGTAATATCTCCGAAGCCGCTTAATGGTATTTTCGTTGCAACATGACTGCTTAGTACAGCATCCGTATTAGCCGTAGTTAACCCACTAGTATAACTAAGAGATAATGTATGATCACATTTTAAACCATGTTTACTATAAAGATCCAAAATTTCTTGTCGTTCTATGGGTATATCATTCTGACCATATTTTAAAGCGCTTATCGCAGTACTACCTATAAAGCTATGCGAAATAGAAGACAAAGTATTATCATGCGGAGTAACTGTTAAAGTAAGCTCGGTGATATTTTCAGGTTTTATTGATTCACCAGACATATTATAAATATTATAAATATTATAAATATTTATTACCAAAAGTTACTAAATATTTATTACCAAAAGTTACTAAATATTTATTTATGAAATACTTCAATATATTTACGTTACTCCGCAGCACTTCTAAATGTTTTAATTGCTGCAATACCAACCAATACGGTTACTATACTCCACACCACATATTGATAATTATCGCTAATAAGAAGCAATTCTGTATCAGAAACAGTTGCGGTATTCGTAATATTCGACTCTTCATATTTATCTATTTGTTTTTTAACCGCTTCTTGACCAGATATTCCTTTCTCTATATCCTTCGATTTTGTATTAATTGTATCTTTTAAGTTATTCTGATTTGTATAAATACCGTTTATATGTCCCTTTATTTCATTTCCTTTCGTAACTGAAGCACTATTTTTTGTTTCTAATACACCCATTCGCGGATCTAATATTAAACCAAGTGCACATTTTTGAGTGGATGTCATGGGATTTGGTTCTGTTCTTGGATAAGAAGAATACACAGTACTATCTACGTCATTTACAAACTTATTACAAGAAAAATGAGTACTATTTGTAGCACTTATCTTTTTCTTTCTAATATAAGTAGTTTTACTATCATCTAAAATTCTATCTCCTTTTGGATATATCTCTGTATCTCTATACCTTTTACACACCGAGTCGTTATAAGTATACCCAGCACACGCTGGATCATTGTTACATGAAGTTTTACACAACGCTTCTGTTGTATTTGGAAGAATAGTTCCTGTTATAGAATAAGGTGTGAAACCCTTCGCTTGAATATATTCATTATCGAATTCTATCATGTCGCGAGAGTATTCATGTAAACCATTGTTTATATCAATATAAGCAATTTTACCTTTTATATTTGGGTCATCTACTTTGGTTAGATAATACTGAGAATAGTTATTAGAGTTTCCAATTAAGTTATTATCTTTATCAAGACCTTGTGATGAAGCCGCTCCTTGTGTTTGCGAAACATTATAAACCGAATATTCCAATACTAATGTTCCAGGATTACCCCCGGACTTGTTAAAAATTAACCGACATTTCCCAGATGGCGACGAAATATATTGACCATTTGTTAGTGTTTTTGTACCCATCGAAAACGAAGTTAGTAAACCACCACCATTAACACTGCCTGATACCCAGTCTGGTCTATCAGCCCAGGGCATCATTGTCTTGTTTGCACCGGCTATTGATATCATTTGTGTTTCCGGTTGATTTGATATTTGATTCGTATTTGTATACAATATGTCATTGGGTGTTTTATTATTTGTGATTGTAATAGTACCATCATCGGATAAGTTCAAAGAAAATGATGGATACTGTTCATATAACTCCCAACATCCTATAGTAAATCCTTGTCCTAAATTTACTCGCCTTGCTGTAGGCGTCATATCTTTTTTACCACACTTATATCTAATATATACTTCTCCACTCCCCTGCCACGAAACTGTTGCAGTATAAGTACGTATTTCCCAATCATATTGTTGATATGAATATGTTCTACCATTATATTGGTAACTATAACTTCTCAAAACAGGATACCAGTAACTATATTGTCTAGCAGTATCTAAATTTGCGCCCGGCGTTCCAACAGGAGAAGGATTAAATCTCACTATATCATCCCAATATCCCCAACCTGTTTCATAAGCATAACTAGCTGTAAGGTTATTAATCGTTCCTCCATATTTTGGACATAATATAGCTATAGGAACTTTCGTTGTACCTTCTGCTCTTACTAATGGACTAACAAAAGGATTACCACCTGCTCCTGATGTTCCTGAATATAACCCACCATCGGCTGCAAAAGTAAATGCATCATGTGATGTGTCTGTAATGGTAAAAATAGTTGCCCTTTGAATAGTTCTATACGCATTTGATGACCCACCATTAAGCAAATAGTTTCCAACATAACATTGCCCGGTTTTGCTATTAGAATTATAATTTGAAAGAGACGCAAAAGACATTCCTTTATCCATTGCTCTCGTAACACATTGTTTAACTGTAGAGTTACTCAAATCATTTTGTGCTACTAGTTGACCTGCAACTGTCGCAGCATTAGCCGCATCTTGATTATAGACACCCACATATACCATATTTGTATCATAATTAAAACTTATAGGCTTTGATACATATATATTTGTTCCGGAATAATCACTGCATGGATATGTTCCGTTAGGTCCTTGTACCATATCGGTACCGTATAGTGCGAGATTCCCTGCAGCATCTTCCAATACTGAATACTCAGCAGCGGACTTACCAGATAAATCAAAACCAACCGACTTGGGTACAACCGGAATACCACACTTGGTAGCACCCGATGGATATAATTTAAATAAACCCGCATTATTTACTCGACCAAACTTACCATCCGTAATTTGTACATCTTTATTTCTTAATGAACTATCATCACTTTTTTTGTTAATGTCTAAAAATATTTTGGCTTGTTTAGTAATACTATTTTGAATATTATTTAACTCGTTCATAGAACTATTATACCCAACAATATTAGTATTCATTTTATTTGTTTCATTTATGTTTTTTGCCGTTAAAGCACTGTCATCTACTACAAAGTTTTCAATAAGATCGGCATCGTTATCTAATACAAAATTTTTATTATTTTTATTTTTGTATTTATTATTTTTTAATTTATTACACGTTTTGGTGGTTCTTGTATTTGATTGATTTATAAACTGTAGTCCATCGTTTATACTTTTGCTATTATACATTTATTTTTATTTATAATTATATTTTTATTTTCTTAAATATAATTATACTCAGATAAAAATATTTATTATAACAAGTAGATATAATAAATATTGTTAATATATCTAATAATACATCTGATAATACATCTGATTTAAATTATTATATACTATTCTGTCAGTAAAAATTTATGATGTATACTTGATAGACACTAATGGGTTAAAATCTATTGTTGGAATATCAGGAAGACCAAAGTCTAAGTTTTTAAGTTTAATTTTCAAGTCATACCATTCAGCACTCCAGTTACTATACATGAAAAATAGAAATATGCATATCAGTAAAACAAGACTTATTAATAAAATACTAAATGATGACTCGGGGTTAAATATATTAGATATTGTTATATATAAAATAATGGCCAGTATAATAAACCATATCATATAAACATAATATCTCTGTTTTGCAAGTAATGCCGTCTCTTCTTCTTTAGCAATAGATGTATCTACATCATATATGGTTTTCAATTTATTCTTTTGCATTATTCCATCTATCTCAATGATTCGCTTTTGAACATTATCTATATCTTTCTGCATTTTATTATATGACGAGAAATCTGAACCAGTATTGTCTTTTACATTTGACATTAACTGTGCAGATATATTCGCCATTTGTGATGAAAGCGTATCTAAGTTATTTTTCAAATCTTGTCTTGCTTGTTTGTCTGCAGCTATTCTTTTAGCTAACTGTTCGGGTGTTTCAACTGCAGGAGGAGCAGGAGGAGGTAGTGGTATTATACCTTTTCCTGGCGTTGTTTTAGCAGCATTAACAACGAAGTTAAACTGATCCAAAACAATTTTATACTGTGCTTTGAGGTCATTATAATATTTTGTAGTTGGTCCTTCCATATTTTCTGTAAACCCTTCTACTTGTTCTTCTTGTGATTTCATCCCTTCTATTGTTCCATTATTACTTAATAGTCCCGCTGAATGAACAGTTGTACTTCCTGTTCCATGTGAATCTGATATTAAGTTTAAATTCAAATTTTTCTCTACTTGTTTCTTTACTTTATTTTCATTTTGTAGAAATTCTATACCTTGTAAAATACCAGGGTCTGTATATAATTGTTCTCTGTATCCACTATTAGAAATATTTGCTAAATCGCTAAACATGTTTGATAGGTCCATAGTAAAATAATTATTTATAACATATAAATAGAAAATGTATTTTTATAATGTCTATATTATCGATATCACTAATATTACTAATATCACTAATATTACTAATATCACTAATATTACTAATATTAATAATATTACCAGATATTACTAATATTGTTTACAAAATTCACCAATATATTAATTTATTTGTTTTTTGTTTGTTAAGAATGTTTTAAGTTTTTCTAGTTGCATGTTAAACCACGAGTCGCTCTTATCTTTTAAGCATGAATCAGCAATTCTCTTTATTTCTTTTTCGGTATTTGTTTTTTCTATTGGTGGGTTTACTTTTCGTAATACATAAACTATAAAATAAAATACCGAAATTATAACAGCGCTTATTAATATAAATATAATAATATTTCGAAGCATATTACTTGATGTTGTTCCATCAGGGTTTTGGGTATTCGCATTTTCTACTAATCCTTTTGCACCCTTTGCTGCATTTTCAGCAAGATTCTTAGTATTTGTAGCGACACTTGATGCAACTTCCATAAATGGCGTAGATTGTAACATATATAGAATAAAAATAATACCAATAACAATCGATACTATGTAAATCAAAGAACGGTAATATAATAACCTTTCATTGTAAAAAAATGGTTTTGATGTAGCACTAGTGTCTTTTATATTCGTTGCCTTACTTAATAATTCTTTATTATCATCATTTAATTCATCTATTTTTTTTTGAAAACTGTCTACATATTTTGACTGTTCTATAAATAATGCTTTTAACTGTTTTGTTATATTTAAATATTCAGTATTCAATGAGTCTATTTTATCTTTTGTACCAACAAATGCGCTGTTTCTTGAATAGTTGTTAATACAATCAACAGAATTTAAATCATTTCTTGTTAAACTACAACTAAATACAGGTATTTTAAATTCTACAAACTCCTCTACATAATTTTTTGTGTATTCGTCATATTGCTTATTTAAATTATTAAGAGAATTTGAATAATATTTTATTATTTCTGACATATCTATAATATATGATATCTATAATATCATAATAAAATATTATTTTATAAAAACAAATCTTAAAAATACCAAACACATAATCATAAAGTTATATACATTAAAAATATTTATAATCGAATACAGTCCAGTATATTGCATTATAGTATAGTCGAATGTAGTCGAATGTAGTCGAATGTAGTCGAATGTAGTCTAATGTAGTCGAATGTAGTCTAATGTAGTCGAATGTAGTCGAATGTAGTCTAATGTAGTCTAATGTAGTCGAATGTAGTCTAGTCTTATAACATTGTTTGGGTACAATACCTGTAATAATTTGAAATGACCGAAGTTTTGCTTGGTCGTTCGATGCGACAAATGTCTCCTGGTCGCATACCAATTGCTTGTGCAACAGGGTCAAATCGAGAAATATCTGGTAAATTCTTTACATCTAAAATATTATACCGTTTAATCATCTCTTTCCTTTCGTCGTCGGTTAAAATGATATGTTTGGGTACATATTGATGTTCTAGAATATTGAATTGTAATCTTTCTAAACTAAATAGTATAATAAATATTTTATTTCTATCCCAAAATTCATTTAATATATTCATTAAGGTTTGATTCATGTCTTGTTTTATTATTATTATTAATGTATCTGTTTTTTTATTCAAAATTTGTTCTATATTGAACAAATCATCTACATAATCCTGTATGTTTTCGACTCGCAATGTTTTCCCTAAATGAAACTTGACATATACACTTTTTTGTTTAAATGGTCCCTCTTTAGTAGTCAAAATCATGTCCAACTGTTTCGGGACATCTTTATTTGTATACATTGCATGAACTTCATTCACTCCGAATTTATCATATTCTGATGTATCGTATTTTTGTTCTCTTAATAATTCAAGAACTGTTTGCCTTGACTTGTGAATCATGGTAATTAATCCACTCGATGTTTTTTGTTGTTGTGCTGAAGACATTTGATTGGTTATTTGTTCTTTTTCTTTATTACTACTTTCTTATATTTATATTACAAAACAATAATTTTAATTCAATTTTATTATTGTTTTATTAAATTCATAAACACGCAATTTAAAATATATGTAAAATCAAATTTTATAGTTTACCAGGAAAAGGAGTAACCATTACTGTTTTTTTACCCTGTTCTTCTTCTTTGCCTTCTTCTTTTGGTTTTTGTGTATCAACGGATAGCAATCCTTGTGCTTGTGCTTGTGGTACTTGTGGTGGTTGCGGTGCTATTCCTACAGGCATTACTGGTTGTAATGGATTTGTAGGGAACACAACATTTGTCGCCTGTCCAGCTAATGCTACCGGAGAACCGACAGGACTAATCATTGCCGAATACTGCGGCGATGATGGTGCGTATTGCGGCGATGATGGTGCGTATTGTGGCGATGATGGTGCGTATTGCGGCGATGATGGTGCGTATTGCGGTGAACCTACAGGTGATGCCGCCAACCCAGCCACTGATGCCGCTGCCGCTGCTCCAAATCCTAATGACTGATATTGCGGTGAACCCTCTTCTATACCTTGTTCTGCGCGTTGTTTTGCTTCTTCCATTATTCGTTTTCTATACATTACCTTCTCATACTCTTGTACTATATTTATATATGAGCTTAACCAGTTATTTGGTGTCTGATTTCTAGCCAACTCATTCGCCATAATTTCATCCGGTATTTTTTCTCCTGATGGATACAATAGGTCTTTTTCTGACCATCCAACCGGATGAGTATTCGGAAACTGTCCATATCCACCCGCTGGTCCATCCCATATTTCAGTAGGAGAACCACGTTCATCCAAAATCAAAGATGCAAAAACATATCTATATCTCTTCGGTGTTCCTTCTCCATCTGAACCTTCTACTAATTCACGACTTTCTAATCTCCATCCAAGATTCTCTATATCTTTAAGCATCTTTTCTTGCGCCTTTTGGTTATCCAATAAAATAGCATTTGTATTCTCTTGTTTTTTATCTAACTCAGCTTTTCGTGATACCTTGGTTGCTACATAACCCACTGAACTTCTTTGTTTATTCGACTCAATTACACGAGAAATAACATCGGTTGTTTGTGGCGTATCATCAAACATAAGTTTATTAATCGTCTTAGAATACGACATACTTTCGAGTTGGTCTATATTGTCTTCTGTTATAATTCGCATAGACACATTCATCGTCATCAACTCTTGCATCAATAGTTTAAATGAATAAGGAATACGGATAATACTAAACGACCTACCAAATCTAGTTATCTTATCAATATTCATATCGCTCAACAAATTTCCAGTGAACTTTATAGGACCGTCCGCCATAGGACTCATAAATAAATCACGCATACTATTATAAATCGCAATCGTTCCCGTCTTGTTACATATCGCCATAAAATACTCGTCTCCACGAATCATCATAGACTCCTGTAGAAAATGACTAATACCATGAGCTATTATTCCGTCACGTTCCATTTCACCCACACGCAAGCCACCATCGTTTGCCCTACCTTGCACCGTTTGACGTGTAAGAAGGGTTCTAGGCCCCCTTGCACGATAGTTGATTTTATCTTTTACCATATGTTTTAAACGCATATAATATGTCGGTCCAATATATATATCTGACTGTATCTGTTCACCAGTCATTCCATTATATAATATTTGCGTACCGCTTGAATGAAACCCTTCATTTACTAATAGTTTACCATACTGTTTTTCCTTTGGCCCTACATTTAAAAATGCAGTACAATCTCCAAAAGCGCCATATAAAGAACATGCTTTCCCTACTAACGTCTCAACCAACTGTCCAATAGTCATACGAGATGGAATTGCATGTGGGTTGATAATAATATCTGGCCTTATTCCATCACTTGTAAAGGGCATATCTTGTTCACGTATTAATACGCCCACGGTTCCCTTTTGTCCGGCTCTGGAAGCAAATTTGTCACCAATACTAGGCATTCTCTCTTCGCGAATACGAACCTTCGCTAGTCTTTCTCCTTCTTCACTCTCTGTGATAAATGTTTTATCCACAAATCCAAGTTGCCCCTTTTTAGGAAAAACGGAATCATCAATTGGTCTATCAGGATTATCTAGATTCGTTTTAACTTTACCAATTAATACAATCTTGTCATTTAATTCAGTGTTTTCTTTTATCATACCATACATGTCAAGGTGATTATACTCATATCCTGGTTTTAATCCGATTACATTTGTCTCACTTTCAATATTTGCAATATGCGAATCGACCACTACACCTTTATCTTTACTAGATTCTTCACGTGTTTCATAACTATTAAAATAAGTTGTTCGAAACATTCCACGTTTTACCGACCCTTCATTGAATAAAATAGAGTCCTCTACATTATACCCCGAGTAGCACATAATTGCTACAATGACATTTTCACCACATGGATGCTCTTCATTGTTTATATGTTTTAAGTAGCGACTCTTGACTAAGGGTATTTGTCCATAGTTTAACATTACCCCCATCTTATCAATACGTGAAAAGAAGTTTGTACTATATAAAGAAACAGCTTGTTTTGCTTGACCGCATGCAAATGCATTTCGCGGTAAAGGGTTATTTTCGGGATAAACGATTTGATTCCCCATGAATCCGTATAATATAGATGGGTGAATTTCGATATGTGTATACGGTTTGTCGCGCGCATTATATGACAGAGTAATTAATAGCGACTCTTCTTCGGCTGTGTCTACATATTCTATAATAGATGGAATCTTCCCGCGTTGAATATCCAAAATTGTTTCTACACCATATAACTCAATAGGTGTATATATAATCGGAGAATCCAATGTGTATTCAACTGCTATTTTTGTGTTCATACCAACAACCAAACTTTTCCAAGTGAAATTATCTGACTGTAATGCCGCTAATATCTCTTTTCTCTCAAATGCATATCGCATATCAATAGTATCATAATATAGTAAAGGACGACATAACCTACCACCGTCTGTGAAAATATACATCTCGTTGTTTTGTATTTCCCAATGCGCGCTTATAAAAGGCGAAATTAATCCAAATCTTCTATACGTTTTTATTTGTATATTTACCTGGTCCGGATTTGATAATACACCCACCCATGCCCCATTTATAAATACCTTTGTAGAACTAAATAAATATTTTCTAGGGCATTCCTCTAATAGTTTCATACCTATTATATCTCGCATCCATTTTATCATAGGTTGTCCAGAAAATCCAGTAGTAATATGACACATTAATGTCATATTTTTATGTAATCCACAATTTGCACCATCCGGTGTATCTACAGGGTCAATAATACCCCATTGCGAACTATGCAGTAAACGAGGTTTAATCGATTTTGATGACGAGTCCATCGGCAAATTTATTTTACGAAACCCCGCAATAAATGAATTGTATGAAAGCCGATTTACATCTTGAACTACACCTATTTTTTTGGTATGTTCTACTGAACCCCAATTCCCTTTAAATGCTTTTTTAAACCCCGACTCTACAATGCGGTCTTGAAAAATATCATTTTTATTTAGTATAATAAGTGAAGGAAATGATTCCGCACTATTATATCTAGACGTGTTACCATAGTATTCGCGGTCAATTGCTAGACGAATACTTGCTTGTTGTAGCGAATAATACTCTTTAAATAAGTCATATAAAAGACGACCTGGCGAGTCAACACGTTTAAACTTGAAGTTGTCACGGTCGGTTGGTTTTTCAACTTTCGTATATACAAGCAATAACTTATAAACAATGTATCCCAAATAATACGCTTTATTTATGTAGTTTAGTTCTCCTAGTTGAGGCAAAAAATAGTTCATTAAAATGTCGTGTACGTGTGAAACGGTTTTCGATTTTGTAAAAGTGGATATAAACTTAAGTGCTACTTCTTGTGTGAAAATTCTACTTGCATCATGAATAGATGGAATAAATAAGTCTATCATATTTGCATTTTTATCCAAGTCTAGTAAACAATATTCTATAATATCTTTATCAGATAAAACTCCCAAAGCTCTCATTACTATAAAAAGGGGCATGGGTTTACGAACATTCGGAATTAGAACTACGATTTGTCCATTCGAGTATCGAGCACCTGGGGCAACGACTCTCACCGACATTGTTCGCTCTGGTTTTGATGCATCTTCTGACACTGTGCGTATATCGGCAGAATGACTATAAAGTTCCCCTTCGTCATCATATTCCCTTATATACAGCATATTATCGGCAAACTTTTCTTGTGAAATAATGAACTTTTCTTTTCCATCGATAATAAAATATCCACCATAGTCATTCCGACATTCACCCATGTTAAATCTTACCGAAGGGTTTAGCCCATTTAAAATACATAACTCTGATTGAAGCATAATAGGAAACCTACCTAGAAATATTTTTTCCAATACAGCGGTTTCTACTCTTATATTATCTTCTGCATCTCGCATTATAAAATCCACTTCTACGTCATAATGAATAGTAGTTCCATATGTCATGTTTCTCAACCTTGCCTCATTTGGATACATAAAATGTGACCTTTTTACTAAACCGTTATTTTCATCATCATATATAACCGGTTTCCCGTAGTATATTCTATTGCCGCTCTTTCCTCCAATAAATAATTCGCATCTTAGTTTGAAAATATTTTTGGATACATCTTCTTCTTTTTGTAGAACGATTGGATTTTTTTCTTTGAAGATTCTTTTTATTCCAGTTGTTATGAAATCGTTATAAGATTCTAAATGATGCTGGACTAAAATATTTGGATTGTCAGCAAAGTACTTATCTATTATCTGCCATGCTAACTCAGAATTCATTTTACTTAGATTATATTATTATACTATTATATTATATCATTAGTATTTTTTATACTTTTTACATTTATATTCATATTTTTACTATAAAATTTGAATATAACTCTATATTTTTGACATCTATATATTATCTATTAACAATTAACTATTAACTATTAACTATTAACTATTAACTATTAACTATTAACCATTAACTATTAACTATTAACCATTAACTATTAACCATTATATGTTTTATTTTTTACTACCTTTTGCTATAAAAATTACAAGTCCTGCAATTGTCAAAAAAGCAATACCTAAAATTATATATGGAAATAAAAATAAGAACCACGATAGTTTTGACCAACCAAATCTACATAGTAAATTAAGAATAAATGCCCATAATAAAATAAAAAATATATTTAACACATAGAACATAGGCTTACTTTGTATTTTACAACTCAAATTTCCTAAACATATTTTATCTTTTTCATTTCGCGTTATATCATAATATAAAGAGACTGCTAGTAATATCAAACTAATAAAAAAATACAATTTTGCTGGTGTACATAAATTATAAATAAAGTTTGAAAACATTTATATATATTATATTATGTTATGATATGTTATTTTTTATTATTATAATAAAATTATAATAATAATAATATTCCTGTTAATATTGTTTTATATTTATAAAGTTTATTTTAATGATGCTTCACTATATGATTTATCGTATATGTTCTTCAAATTTAAAGAATTGTAAGAAGAAGCTCCAGATGTTACATTTCCTAAACCGCGTGGAAATTGGAATGTAGGGCTTGGGTTAACATTGTATAATTTGTTATCGAACCCGCTAAGACCGTTTACTGCAGAACCTAATCTATATACAACGTCACGACCAAACGTTTGTAAATCATCTATTATACCGCCACCTTTTAATCCTCTTCCTTTACCTTTACCTTTACCTTTACCTTTTCTTGTGCGTTTACCACCACCAGATTGGAAGCCTCCTTTTGTGTAATCATGTGGTAATATTAACTTCTCTGCCGGCCATGGTTGAATGGGTGGTATTGGTGGATTTCCAGCTGTTGATACAGGAGAACCTATACCAGACGGTGAAATTCCTCTTGGAGACAATGATAATACATTACCCCCTTGTCCTGGATTATCTGGGTTCCAAAATTTTGCAAAATTCCAGAAATTTCCATTACCACCTTTCATATGTCTCGAACCTTTCTTATGTCTCATATTTTTTCTTAATCTTTTACCTCCACCTCTTTGCAAAAACTGATATGGAGGTTGTGTACAAACTTGTCCACCGCCTTTTTGTCCTCCTACAGCAAGTGGCGTATTTAAGTAGTATGCTCCTCCCGCAGTTGTATTATCAGAATATAGTCCAGGACGATTTAAATCGGTAGCTGGATTTATATACATATTTGGAGAACCACTCTCAACTACAACACCCATACCACCTCCACCCATTTTTCGTGACTTCTTTTTATTACCATTTTTTCTTAATTTGCCTCCTCCACTTTGTCCTCCTACAGCAAGTGGCGTATTTAAGTAGTATGCTCCTGTTGCAGTTGTATTATCAGAACGACACCCGGCGACCTGAGATGTGCTTGCTGGGTTTATATACATATTTGCAGAACCACTTTGAACTGCAACACCCATACCACCTCCGCCCATTTTTCGCGTTTTTCTTCGCATATGGTGTTTATTTTTTTTACTATTTTTTGATTTTTTATGTTTTTTATAAGAATAAGAACCCATGTTATAATATTATATTATATAATAATACGATAATATATTATTATATATACGAATAAAAATTATATACTATATAAAAAATACGCATATTCATTTTTACTTAATATTTAACCATTTAATATTTAATATTTAATTACTCAATGTCGACGTGAGTAAGAAAGTGTCTACGGCAACACATTTTGTTAAATCCCAGTTCATCTAAAACAAACCCCTCAGGAGTTTTGTCTACAAATTCTTGTGTTAAATATATTACCTTGTCATTCTTCATATCTTTCTCAATCTTCTTTTTCTTGACTTCAGATAAATAGTAACGATATTTGTCGGCGATTAACTTTCCACATGTGAAGCATTTTATAGGAATAATCATTTTGTTATATTGTTTTGATTATCTAGATTGTTTTTATATATTTATTATATAGATTTTTATAAATCAATTTTATGTCTTATTTATATTATATTATATTAATAACTTTGTGTAAAATATAAAATATAAAGTAAATGCCTAACTTTAATCATTGTTTCTCTTATTTTTTTTAGGTGGATCGTTATGAAATACATCACTAGTTAGATCAGTTAAATCATCTACTAAATTGCCGCTATTGCTATAAAGATTATCGTACTGTCCATGATACAAACTGTCGTAATTATTTTCATATAAGTCTCCATCTCCATCTCCATTTACCCCACCAACCAAGCCTACATTTGTAGAAACATCTTCTAATCCACCACTTTGTTCCATATCAAAACCTTCTACTACTTTTTGTATTTCTAATTTTCTTATTTCTTTGGTCGGTGGAAGGTTGAGTGGATTTACACTATTCATTCCTACCATTTGTATATAAACCAATATACCTACTAAAATAATAATAACAATTAAAATATAAATAATATTTTGAAAAAATGAATCTCTTAATTGTGGTAAATTTAAAGTATTTGCTAAACCACTAAATGTAGATTGAAAAACCCCTTTTATTGAACTAGTCGCTTCCCCGACTGTTTGCATCTTTGCTGGACTACTCATTTATATTATTGTGTTATTATAGTAATTATATATATAATTATAGTAATTATAGTAATTATATATAAAATACTGTAAATATTTATTTAATATATTAAATGTTTTAATTTGCACACTTTACATTTTAATGATAATAGGTCCAGTAGATGTCATTACTTTGCGATGTTGTTCTCCATTTGAATGAATTGTGTCATGACATTTTTCACAAATAGATATTAAATTTGCTACATGATTTTTGTGAAAATGTCCTATAAAGTTAAGTTCATCAGCATTTTTTTGATGTTGAAGATGATGTATTTCTGTACCCATTTCATTGTTACACATTTCACATATATTTCTTATTTTATTGGCGTTATATTTGCTCGGTTTTGCCGAAAGAATACTCTGTTCGTTATTTCTATATTTAAGCCTTATTTCATTTGCATACTTTAAAAAGTCTTCAGGTAAATGAAGAGACCTACATACCTCCAGTCCGTACATACTAAATCCTGGACCATCTTTTAATTTTCTATCGTATACTAAAATATCCTTTTCTTTATTATATATAACTTCTAAATGTTTCATAGATAACCTGTCCAATTCCTCGATTTCTTCATATTTATTAATCTCATGCATATGTGTTGCAAAAATAAAAGAGCATTTTGCATCATGTAGTTTTTTAAGACCGGCTACAAATATACTAATTGCTGAATCCATTTCTGTTCCTGAACATAGTTCATCTCCTAAAATAAGTCCAAAATTATTTGCTGATTTTAAAATAACACGCAACTCAGACATCTCAACCATAAATGTTGAAAGCCCTTTAAATAAATTATCATTCCCTAAAATTCTTGTAAATATACTTTTGTATGGTATATACTCAAACGATGAACATGGTACATATAACCCCGCCTGAGCCATTATAACTGCTATTCCAAGTGCTCTTATCAGACTCGTCTTTCCTACGGCATTTGTACCATATAATAATATTCCGTTTTGGTGAGTGTTATTACCTAACTCTATATCATTTGTAACATACAATTCATTCGTATTAATATGTTCAATAAGACAATGACGCAAATCACACGCCTTTACAAATGAGTCGCATATGCTGTCGGATTGTTTTTTTATAACAGGTTTGCAGTATTTATTTTTTAGAGCAACATATACTTGGTTTTGTAAAACATCAATCATAGTTACCATATCAACTATAATTTGAATATCCCTTTCAAAAATATTTTGTATATTTTTAATGAATCCTGTAAAAATTGTTTCTATTTCTATTTTCATTTTTTGTTTTGATTTTATAATTGTGTTACATATTTTATCAACTTGTGCTGAATGAATAGATGAATTACTACCTGTTGCAAGAGGATATGTTATTCCTGTTAAATCTATTACTAATACGCTTGTTGTTTTTTTATATGTTTCATATTCTATTGTTACTTCCGTTTTTATGGAATTGGTATTTGACTTTACTTGTTTTTTCAGTTGTTCTTCTAGTAATTTTGCTCTACGTTTTGTAGTTTGTAAACTATATCCCATTTTCTCTGTGTCGTGTATTTTAACATATTCGTATTTTTTTTCAGTTTTAGATGCTTTTTCACATGATGATATTATATCACAAAAATAACTCTGGATATTTTTCAACTCTATATATGAATTTTCGTAATCATATACAATATTATCTAATATTTCACTAACTGATGGGCGAATAAAATTTTCTTCATAGTTAAGGTTATCAATATTGAAGCATTTTTCTAATACAAGATGTGTTTCAATATATGATTGAATTTTTTTACATAGTTCGGATATATCAGGAATTGGTCTTCCTTCTAAATCGTAACTGTCTTTTTTATTTTCAAGTTCTGATAATACATGCGCCATTATTCTCTTATCGCTTTTCATTTTTTCATACATAGAAGAAATAGTAGTCAAATTATTGTACAAGTGGAATAAGTTTCTAGGCGTAACCTTGTTATGAATAATTTGTCTGTGTAGTTTTTCAATATCTTTTAGTTCTCCCATATTAGAACGCCATTCTGTGATAAGAGTTTCGCCTCTTTTATTTATAATATACTCTGTAATATCGTACTCTTTATTTAACTTATCGCAATCGAAAATAGGATTAAGAATTTTATATTTGAATTTTCTAGACCCCATGGGCGTAATACAGTTATTTAGAAATTTTGAAACAGATGAATACTTCCCTGTGTAACTGTCATCATCGATAATATTTAATTGTTTTAAAGAATGATTGGCTAAAACAACACGTTCACTCTTATTATCGAAAACAGGTTCGCGTATTTTATTTACAAGATTCGGGTTATGTTCGTAAAGAAACTGTAATAAAAAAATAAAAGCTTGTGTTGCATACTCATACGTTGTTGTGAATTCTATAAATGAAGCCACAATATTAAATTTATAGAACTTATTAAGTATTTCATTTTGGTATGTTTGTTTTTCGCATTTTCGTGCGTTACATATCAAGTAACTCGATGACGACGATATAGTTCTAGGTGTAGAGGAATGTTGATTTTGTGTATCATCTTCAGTTAATATAACTTTGTGTATATTCTTACACAAAATGCCTGTATAATTTATAATATCGTCTAGGATTTTTTCGGTGAAATTAGTAATCATAATAATTTCACTAGGTTTGTATGTAGAAATATATCTTTCAAGCTCATCATATGTAGTTGGGTTATGTTTATCTTCTGTTTTATATTCAAACATAATAACGCGACCAGTATATATGTCAACATTTGCTACTCCTACAATAATTGACTTATTTTTCATGTACGAGACTTGTTCAATCCATACGCACATAGTGTTATTTGATATTTCTACTGACTCAGGGTTGAAAAATGTTCCTGGAGAATATATTCCCTCAACATTTCTGTTGCTAGGGTTATTTGGGTCTTGTGTTATTACAACAGCTGTATATCCAGCATCTTGCAATTTTTTTAGATACTTATCTATTTTAGTATATGTAAATCCAGCCATAACATACTGACCGGTTTTTTGTGCAACTGATAGGTCACATAGTTTAGATATATCTTCTATTTTACTACCGGTAATATAAAATGAACCATCACTATTACTGTTGCTGTTGCTGTGTTTTTCACCATAAATTTCATAAAAAGAACCAACCATCATTAAAATGACGGTTTTATCTCCATATTTGTCAGAATACTCTTTTGTTAGTTTCAAATATGTTGTTATGAGAGACATAATATGCGTTTATATATAATAACAGTTGTTTCGCTGTGTTGAACAGTATATCTTGTTGATATATAATGTATCCTCGAAGTCTTTAACTACGTTTGATATATTATATATCTCACGTATCTCACGTATATCATGCATATCTAATATAAATATGTATAATATGTATAATATGTATAATATGTATAATATGTATAATATGTATAATATGTATAATATGTTTACTTATTTTTATATTTTCGTATAGTAGTGGCTAAAATTTAGAGTTATACTATAGTTTTTCCCTCTTTTTTTGTCAGTTACTCTATTTTTATTTATTGATTAGAATTTACTCAAATCTCACGCATCTGTAATGTAATGCATTTTATAATCTCTTGGATGCCTTCTATCCTATGGCTTGTCGATGGACTCATGAAAAAGGTATGTTGTTATAGATGCGTGAGATTTGAGTAAATTCGGTACATATAATCAAAAATAGAATATTGATAAATTACAAAAAATGATATGTAAAATGTAAAATACATTTTTGTAGGATTATAATATAGTGTATTATATAGTGTACTATAAAGCATAATGTCTTTTAATTATGAAGATGTTGAAAAAATATATAATAAAGTTAAAAAAATGAAACAGAAAGGGAAAAATGCAAATTATATACCTGACCTTAAAAAAGGTAACTCAAAAATATATGCAATTTCGGTATGTAATATAAAAGGAGAAATAATGAATTTTGGGGATTATGAGTACGAAGTAGGTATAGAATCGGCCTCAAAAGTTTTCACACTTGCTCTTGCATTAAATAAATATAGTATAAAAAAACTTATTACTGATATTGGAAACTCCGATGAAAAGCGAGATTTTAACTCTATGAAAGATGTAATACAAATAGCAGGTCATACAATTAACTCATTTGTTAATGCGGGAGCAATGGCTACTACAAGTTTATTATATGATGACACAAATTCTAGGGTAGATAATGAAAACGAAATGAATAAACTTATTTTAGAAAATATGGAAAACTTTGCTGGAAGAAAACTTAAAGTTAATGAGCATCTTTATTTATCGGAATATAAAACAAGTCAACATAATAAAGCACTCATTGATAAACTTGTTTCGTATGGTCGTTTTTATGGCGATCCAGAAACAGTATTAAAAACATATACAAAGCAATGTTCGGTAATGGTTACTAGTAAAGACATAGCAATAATGGCGGCAACACTAGCAAACAATGGTAAGAATCCGATCACACATAAAAAATTAATAAATGAAGAAAAAACAGATTATGTTATAGAACATATGGCTGCACATGGTTTATATAATGAGTCACCTACATGGTGGAAACAAACATACTTCCCTGCAAAAAGCGGCGTTGGAGGCGTTATCATGATTGTTATACCAGGAGTTATGGGAATTGGTATTGTTTCGCCGCCTCTAAACAAATACGGTAATAGCTATAAAGGAGTAGAAACAGGTAAACTATTAGCAAATATTCCAATTTATTGAATTTAATATTGTGTGTATCAGTATGTATCGTTTTCGATACACACAATATAACCTACGACATACAATCAACAACTTACCATGATTTTTTATCCTCTAAAAAGTTATGAAGGCCAATACCCTTTCCAACATTTTCTACTTCTCCAGCCAACATAGAGGCTTCATATATGTTACGTATCACACCAGGCGGAGCAGTTGAACCTATCTTTATAAGATTCTTTTCAACTAGATATTTTTTTACATCGGCTAGTTGCTTACTTTTCAATAACCCATGCTCTTTTTGTATATTTTTACGAGTATCATTATTTTTTATTAAAACACCAACAATATTACCTTGCTGTTTACCTAACTTAAATTTTTTAGTTATAGTTTTTCGTAAATGTCTCCTTACTTTAGTTTTTCTCAGACTATGTTTATTTTTATTTTCACCACTATCACCATCATCATCATCATCGATTTCATTTTCATTATTATCCGAATTTATTTTTTTGTTATCTTGTGTCGATGTCGATGTCGATGTCGATGTCGACGTCTTTTTACTATGCTTATTCTGTAAATCTTTTAACTTTGTTTGCCTGTCAGAATAAAGATTATCTGAACTACTTTCATTATCTGCAAATCTAATATTATTTTTTATAGTTTTATTGTACGTTCTAAATGTAGGTTTGCTACCACCTTTTAAACACCCATATGGAGCATCATCAGATAGTTTTATAGGAGAAAATGTCGATGACGATGGAAGCAAAGATGTTTTACTCGTTTCTACATCATCACTCATATCTTCTGTCGCATAAATATCTGCATCTATCATTTCTGAATTATTATTTTCGAATTTCTCCATTTCTCTCGAACCTATAACACCTCTAGATGTATCAACTGCAAAATTTGTATACGACTCAAGAGGAGGAAGCTCATTCAACGACATCTGTAATGGTGTCGGCATCGGCGATACAGATGGAGACGAAATACTATACACAGGAGGTGTAAAATTCTGTAACTCAGGCGGCAGTTCAGTATATACTAGTGATTGGTTAGCCGTTTTACCTATAGCAAGATTTATCTTAGGTACCGCATTTGATGCTATACTTGGTGTTATACTTTGCGGCGATTTAGTAGGGATTTGTAGTTGTATTTTTTGAAAAAAAGGTGCAGGTTGGTGCCGCTGTTGAGGAGGAATATTTGCAACAGATTGCATTACTTGTGCTGGTGCTGGTGCTTGTACATATGTTGATGCTGATGTTGATGCTGATGTTGATGTTGATGCTGGTTGAATATGTTGTGGAATATATGCCTGCGTCTGTATAGACTGATTGATATTATTTGGGGGATATAAAGCATGCGGATTTGTACCATTATTATTATTATTATTATTATTATTATTACTATGTAGAGATTTTAAAATATCATTATTTAAACTAGTAGAAACTGAAGAATTCTGTTTTTTTAATGTTTTAGTTTTATATTTATCATTTCTCTTTTGACCAATATAACTATCTAAAAAATCAAGAGACTTCTTAAATTCACTACTAAATATCTTTGTCTCTTTGGATATATCTAAAGTATCTTTACTATTTATAGCGCCACCACTGATTAAACTAGGAGAAGAAGTTTGGTCTGCTTTTCGTTTCGCATTTATTTTATCTAATAACATTTTCTTCAACTTATTAGGTTTGATTATTTCTTCAGACATGTTGCGTGTATTTTTTTTTGATTTTTTATTTTGTACATTTGATGAATTATCACTTCCAGATAAAAATGACTTATTTATTACTATACTTTTTTTAGTAGGGTCGCTCATAATATAATTTTAAAAATAAAATATTATTATGAATAAAACCGAATACAATACGACACAATAAAATACAATAAAACACGCTATAATAATAATATTAACAATAATACTAACAATACACAAAATTACAAATACATATTTTGAAGAACTTTTAAATCACCGTCGTTGACACGGTTCTTAACCTCCTCATTCTTAATAAATAATTCAAACCCGTTTTCTAAATCTTTCATTATTATCTTTTTCTTCATTTCATCGGGTTTACAAAAAACACGTCGACTATGCGCTATTTTCGTTTTCGTAAAAAGCGTCTCCATGTCCCTACCATAGTATTTAAAATATTTCATATTCTTTTCAAACCACTCCACCTTTAATTCTTCGTCAACCGACCATCCAAAATCACGCGCTTTTTTTACAAATATATTACGCAAATCCTCTGCTACATAATCATCCACTTTAAATCTCCATATAAATCTCGAATTAAGACCTTCATTATAACTAAAAAAACACTCATTCAATTCCTTCTCATATCCCGCTATAATTACCATTAAACTATCTTTATTGTCACTTAATGCTTCACATAATGTGTCGATACATTCCTTCGCAAAACTGTCGCGCTTTTCAGTATTACCAAGAGCATACGCTTCGTCAATAAATAATACTCCGCCTAAACTATCCTTTATAACATCCTTCGTTTTTAATGCTGTCTGACCCAGATATCCCGCGATTAAATCAGAACGAGTAACTTTCTTAAACCTTGAACGCGATGATGGCGCAGATGATGCTAGTTTCTTTTTGTCAGATAATAATGCCGGTTTACTTTTTATCACACCAAGATTAGCATATATTCTTCCTATTATTTTAGCAACCTCCGTTTTGCCTGTACCTGGAGAACCATATATAACAGTGTGTAAAAAATCACCTGTTTCTACATTTGCACGCTTATTTCCATTTGTTATATCCTTATTTATATGTAAGTTCTGTAAATAAAACAATAACTGGTCTACAATATTCTCTTTCAATGTTTTCATACCTATCATATTGTTAAGCTCTACCAAATCATCATTTATTTTATGAAGTGACTTCATATCAATATTATACTCTACATTTTCAGCTAGTTTATAATCATTGCATAAATTAATTAAATCACCAATACTATTTATTTCGGCATCTATATTAACTTTATTCATCTTGTATGATATTCTATTCTTACAGTTTTTACAATTTTTAACATAACATGTATTTTTATCATCTATATCAATATTTATTATATCGATTTTCCTATTATCTCTCGCATCTGTTGCATCTCTTATACTATCACTCTCTCCCCCAGCTTTATAAATACTATCTGGGTTATCTCGAGGCAGAGGCAATGGAATATGGTCTGCATTTTTTGCAATAAAAATAGACTCTGATTTTTTATCACCTTTATCTACTACATTTGATGATTCATCCTTTTTATTCACTTCATCCACATCTTTATTCTCTTCCTTTTTCTGTTCGTTAACATAATAATTCAAAATATAATAATCGCTTTTACTATCAAGGATGTTTATAAATTCTTTAAAACACTTCTTAACAATCTTTTTATTATATGTGTCACTTTTCATGTTATTTTATTCAACGTAAAATAAACTATTATATTAGTATTATTAATAACTTATTTTTATATATATTTTATTACTTTATATAATATTATTATATAGCAGTATATTATAACATAAATGCGAAGAGCCTTACTAGTAGGTATTAACTACACGGGAACACCGCAACAATTATACGGCTGTATAAACGATATAAACAATATGGGTTCATATTTGCAAAAAGTCAGAAAATATAACTCATTTATTATTATGTCGGATATGTCACCCATAAAACCAACGCGTTCAAATATAATTGCAGGTTTCAGGGAATTGTTACAAGGAACAAAATCAGGAGATGAACTATGGTTTCATTATTCAGGACATGGTGTTTTAACGCGTGATACCAACCGCGATGAAGAAAGCGGCACCGACTCATGTATATGTCCAATAGATTTCAAGCGTTCAGGATTTATAAGCGACGATATTATTCGAAGTAACTTGGCAGCATTAGTTCCCAAAGGTGTGCGCCTATATATGGTTTTAGATGCATGTCATAGCGGAACCGGATGCGATTTAAGATACAAATATGACGATTCTAGTTATCTTACAAATCGTATTGCAACATTACCTGAAAAATACGTACCGAATGACTGGTCTTTACAGCAAACAAGCTATGAATTTAAACGGTACAATAAAACCACAGGAGAAGTATTCTGTATTAGTGGTTGTCAAGATGAACAAACTAGCGCTGATGCATTTTTAGGCGGACAAGCTTCGGGTGTAGTTACATATTTATTATTAAACTGTTTACGCAACAATTCGGAATCAACCTATAAGTGGAAACACCTACTAAAAGATATATGCTGTGGTGAAAAAGTTAACCGATTTACTCAGAGAACAGCGTTAACATCTGGTAGTCCGTTAAATCTTGAAGACACAGTATTTATAAAACCCGCACCAACACAAAGACCCACGCCAACACCCATAAAAATTTCAAGTATGATTCGTATACGTAATAGGTCTATGTCTACGTCTATAGTTTCTTTATCACGCAACTTAAATTATAATCCAAAAATAAACAAACTATATATTAATTACCATTAATAAATATAACCAATACATATTATATTAAATTATGTTATATTATGTTATATTATGTTATATTATGTTATAAATACACTAAAATGTTATTACATAACATAAGACAACACAACACAACATGTTACTTATATAGCAAATTTTAGATATATAAGTAATTTTTATTATTGTTTTACAATAATCGATTTATAATTATTATATATATTCTAGTAAATACGCTTAAAAATAAATTGAAATAATAAATAAGCAATAATTCGATAATAAGAATTCATCCTCAAGAAAAAGAAATGTCGAAAGCTTTTACATCAAGTGGTAAGGTACATGGAAAAGGAAAAGACAATACAAAATCTTCAGGGAATATAGAGTTGAATATTACAGACTTTGTTGTCAATTCTATGAATAATAATAATAATAATAGTAATAATAGTAATGAAATAGAAGGCGGAAAGGTGAGAAAGAGTAAACGTGAAAAAATTACAGTAACTAATATGAAAACCGTTGAAAACAAATCAAAAGATACTCCAGTTGCAGAAGCGTGTGCGGTTCATGAACCAGAAATCAAAGTTGATACAAATAAAAAAATAGACAATTCGTTGGCGGTTGCGCTTAAGCCATCAACAATCCCATATATTGAGACACCGTGGTCTATCATTGGTGCATATTTTAGAAATCAACATTTGAAGCGTCTTGTTCGTCACCAAATAGAGTCGTACAATGATTTTGTAAACAATCAAATTCAGCGAACTATTGAGATGTTCAATCCTGTATTAATCGCATCAGAACAGGATATGTGTCGCAGAACAAAAAAGAATAAACTGGAGTTACATGTAACATTCGATAAATTTAACTTATATCGTCCACAAATTCATGAAAATAATGGAGCTACAAAAATCATGTTTCCATATGACGCGCGGTCAAGAAATTTCACATATGCATCAACTATGACAATTGATATAAATATTCGTTACGTCGTAAGGACGGGAGAAAATTTAGAAAACGCGCAAACATTTTACAAATCTATTCCAAAAGTACACATTGGAAAATTGCCGATTATGTTAAAATCGTCTATATGTGTACTTAATCAATATACTCATATTAATAATAATGTATCTGGAGAATGCAAACATGACGCCGGGGGTTACTTTATTATTAATGGGAGCGAAAAAACAGTTTTGGGGCAGGAAAGAGCAGCCGAAAATCGTGTATACTGTTTCAATACATCGAAAAACAACAACAAATGGTCATGGACTGCCGAAATAAAGTCTGTTCCTGACTTTAAATGTATCTCGCCAAAACAAATCAATGTCATGGTTGCAAATAAAAACAATGGTTTCGGATGCCCGATATATGTTCAAATTCCTCGTATCAAGCAACCTATTGCTCTATTTGTTGTATTTCGTGCTCTTGGAATTATGTCAGACAAAGATATTTGCAAACATATTGTATTAGATATTGATGATGAAAGCGCAAAACCGATTCTGGATTCTCTACAGGCATCAATTATTGACGCAAATACAGTTATGTCACAGGAAGATGCCCTGAAAATAATTACTTCAAATGTTATGTACACACCAATGAATATGGATAAAGAAGCCGGTGCTGCGAAAAAAAGAATATTTACCCAAGATGTTCTCGGTAATGATTTGTTCCCGCACTGTCACAACGCTATACAAAAAATATACTTTCTTGGATATATGGTAAATCGTGTTCTAAGGTGCAGTCTAGATATGGCGAAACAAGATGACCGCGACTCATACGTAAATAAGCGCGTTGACTTGACTGGCGCTCTTTTAAACAATTTATTCCGCAATTATTTCAATAAACTTGTTAAAGATATGACAAAGCAAGTCATTAAAGAAATTAATACTGGTTCTTGGCGCTCCACGGATGACCACATGAGTATCGTCAATAAAACAAATATCTATAAAATTATCAAGTCGACTACCATTGAAAATGGAATAAAGCGTGCACTCTCAACAGGAGACTTCGGTATTAAAAATGTAAACAGCAACAAGGTAGGAGTTGCCCAAGTATTGAATCGTCTCACATATGTATCAAGTCTTAGTCATCTTCGTCGGATTAATACACCTGTTGACAAGAGCGGGAAACTGATTGCTCCACGCAAGCTTCATAATACAACGTGGGGGTTTTTGTGTGTCGCTGAAACACCAGAAGGTGGAAGTGTCGGTGTTGTAAAAAATATCAGTTATATGACACATTTGACCATTCCTAGTAACTCTGAATCATTGCATCAACACGTTGAGCCATTTATTTCCCGCATGGATAATTTAAGTCCGAAAGATATGTTTGTTAATATTAAAGTATTCGTAAATGGAGCATGGCTTGGTAATACGGCAACACCTATCGAACTATACAATACATTCAAGGACAAAAAATCGAAAGGAATTATTAATATTTACACATCTGTTGTATTTGACATTAAAAATAAGGAAATCCGTATTTGTAATGATGCGGGACGTCTTACGCGACCAGTATTGCGCGTAAAAGACAATAAAGTATTCATAACCGATAAAATCATTAAGGAACTTAATGCCGAAAATCTTACATGGGATGACCTGCTAACCGACACAAAAATCGATAAAGCTATTCTAGAATATATCGACCCCGAGGAACAAAATTTTAGCATGATTGCTATGAAACCCGCTGACCTTGTCAAGAAAGAAGACACTAATTTCATTTACAAATTTACTCACTGTGAAATTCACCCAAGTACCATTTTCGGAATTCTCGCTTCGTGTATCCCGTTTCCAGAGCATAATCAGTCACCTAGGAATACATATCAATGCGCTATGGGTAAGCAGGCTATGGGAATGTATGTTACAAACTACCAGAATCGCATGGACAAGACCGCCTATGTTCTTACTTACCCAAGTCGTCCCCTCGTTGATACACGAGTCATGGGTATGATTAAACTCGACCAAATTCCCTCCGGCTCGGCTGTCATCGTCGCAATTATGACATATTCTGGTTATAATCAGGAGGATAGTATTCTCGTAAATAAGGGTTCAATTGACCGTGGTTTATTTAATGCAACTATTTACCACACTGAAAAAGACGAGGACAAGAAGATTAATGGTGATGAGGAAATCCGCTGCAAGCCTGACCCCTCAAAGACGAAGGGGATGAAATTCGGAAATTACGATAAAGTCAATAACAAGGGTCTCGTTCCCGAAAATACATTTATCGAAAACCGCGACATCATTATCGCTAAAGTCGTCCCTATCAAGGAAAATCGAAATGACCACACGAAGCTCATCAAATACGAAGACCACAGCAAGATTCACCGCACCACCGAGGAGTCATATATCGACAAGAATTTCATCGACCGCAATGGTGACGGATACTGTATCGCAAAAGTCCGCATTCGTACTTCGCGCAAACCCGTTATCGGTGACAAACTTTCATCACGTCACGGGCAAAAGGGTACCGTAGGTAATATTATTCCCGAAAGTGATATGCCGTTCACAGTCAACGGAATGCGCCCCGACATCATCATCAACCCGCATGCTATTCCATCTCGTATGACGATTGGGCAACTCAAGGAAACACTACTCGGAAAGGTGCTCGTACAACTCGGCTTATTTGGCGATGGTACATCATTCGGCGAGCTCGCGGTAGACGATATTCGAAAGGAGTTGCTAAAGGTTGGATACGAAGCACAAGGAAATGAGCTACTATATAACGGCATGACTGGGGAACAGATTGAGTCGAATATTTTCATAGGACCAGCCTTCTATCAGCGTCTCAAACATATGGTAAATGATAAGCAACATAGTCGTTCAATTGGACCGATGGTAAATCTTACACGACAACCAGCTGAAGGCCGTTCGCGAGATGGAGGGTTACGATTTGGCGAAATGGAAAGAGATTGTTTCACGGTAGGCACACCCATCTCTCTGAATTATGGGTTATCAATTAATATCGAAGAAATGGAAAATTTAAATGACAAAGTTCTTGGCTGGAGCGAAGAAAAAAATGGAATGGTTCCCTCTAAGCAAGTAGCATTTATGGATAAAGGAGTGCGCGAATGCGTTATGTTGACATTCCAGGATGGTAGAAAGATTACGTGCACTGAAGACCATCCGATTTTGACATCGGATAATACATGGATTAAAGTAAAAGATATTGATTTGAATTCTACTAAAATCAAGACAAGTGTAAGCTATCCTGTTATGAAAATTAAAGATGAAATGGAAGAATGTGCTGGATGGAAATTTGAATTTGGAGCAAGAATACTTCAAACAAATACACATGAAGAATTCATGAAATCTTTAGCATTCGCTCGTATTCTTGGATTACTTATTACAGATGGAAGTATTAGTGTTAAAGGTTATGGAACATTATTTCTTGGACATATATTAGATGTAAAACAAGTAATTTATGATTTGGAATTATTTTGCGATATCAGTCAGAAAAAATTTGAATCTAGAAACTATTACAGTATTAATATCCCAAGTGTCTTTATGAATGATATTCTTGAAATAAAAGGTTTATTGCGCGGCAAAAAAGTAAATCAACCTGGAACTCTACCCAAGTTCATATTGGATGAAAAATGCCCTCGCCCCATTGTTCGCGAATTTCTTGCCGGGATGTTCGGCGGGGATGGACACACTTGTGTTCTTGGAATGCATAGAGGAAAACGTGACATCCTTTCATCGGTTTCATTTTCAAAGACAAAAACATATGAACATCGTGCCTCATTACAAAAAATGTTTGAAGATATCCAGAAACTATTTGCTAAATGCGAAATTCATAATACAACTATTCAACAAGCTAAAGAGACATCATGTTCAAAGAAAAAATTCGAAGAAAAAGATAAAGCAGATAAATCAGAGCGCAGTTTTCAGTTAACGCTTCATATTCCGATGGAACAACTAATCCCATTCTCTGAAAAAGTCGGGTTTCGATATTGCTGTCATAAATCTCAACGCTTGGAAGCTGGAGTATCCTATCGTCGTCTTCGCGAAGAAGTGACACGCCAACACAACTGGCTTGTAAACCGTGTCAATGAAATTACCAAATTCAAGGAGATTAAGGAAAAAACTCCCGAAAAAACAGTACCAACTAAGAAAGCTATCATTGACGCGGTTAATGAATTGAAGAAAACAGAAGGACTTCTACACGAATATGCTATTCCAAGTACGCATGATATTACCGACCACCTCATCAAAGGAACAGAATTCGGCAAATTCACAGCAAAAGGATTCCCTACCGCCGAACAATTCCTCGAAAAAATAGGTGCACTAGATTGGTTCAAGAGCGAAAGCGTTAAGTGTCTCCCTAGCGCGAATGATGATAACGCCGTGGATGCTTCGGAAGATGATGCCGATAGCGGTAGCGACCTCGACGCAGGAAACTATGGTGTAACACGCGACTGTGGCTCTATCCCAACAATGAATCTAACTGTCGTCTCGAGAATCCCGGTTGGTCCCAAACAAGTATATGACATTAGCGTAGAAGATACACACTCGTTTCTGGCGAATGGAATAGTAGCTCATAATTGCATGGTTTCACATGGAGCGGCAAGATTTACACGCGGACGCTTATACGACGCATCAGACAAGTATCAAGTTCATGTGTGCCGTGACTGTGGTATGATTGCTGCTTATAATGATAAAATGGGAATTCACTGTTGCCGAACATGTGATAACAGGACGAGCTTTGCATATGTAGAAATACCATACGCATGCAAACTACTATTTCAAGAATTACAAACTATGAACATTGCGCCAAGAATTATGACATAGACTTATATTAAACTATTTAGTAGATAATTAGATAATTAGATAGTTACTATTTATTATTTTTATTTTCATTTAATGTGAAACAAGATTAAGACAAGTTTAGATAAAATGAATTATATTTTATAATATATATTTTATAATATATATTTATAATATATATTTTATAATATATATTATATATAATACATAATAAATAATGTCAAACTTAGGAGGTGGATTTCAAGGTATTGCACCAATAATGACCGGAGGTGGTTCAGGCAAATATGGTAATGGTGGAATGATAGGTAGCAGTGAAAGGGCTCAAGATAGATTTTCTTTGGTACAAGCATGGAATGGTCCTGCTGCAACCGGTGTCATAAATGGATATAAGCGCCAAATAGGACCATTTAGGGCTGTAAATAATGCGGGAGATTTTCTTTCTCGTCAATATTATACATCCGGTGGCTCAAACCAGGTAAATAATATACGCGGTGGATTAACCGGTTATAGAGTACTTGGTGGTGCTATTCAGCCTAGTAAAGACAATACTGGTATCCCATCATCTACGTGTAACCCACGTTTCGTGTATGACGGTTCGGATTATATTCAGTTTAAAAAATTACAAGCTGTGAATAGAAACTACAATGATTACACTTTCGGTGGAGATGACTTTTCCGGTTCACAGTCTGCCTGGAGAAGAGTTCATAGATTTTAAATAAATATTATACTTATATTTACTTTTAAGTATATACCATACCAATCGTATATATATAATAATAATATTATAAATATTATATATATATATTACCATGACATCTGTTCCGATTAGAACACTTAAATACTATTTTAACGGTCCAACATCACCAACCGTTCTTGTAAAACAGCTTGGTAATAATGGTATACAAAGCTGTGTCGCTCCGGCACCCAATCAACAATACCCAACTGACCAATCAAGTATTGTATCAAATGCACGAGCTTCATTTATGAATGCGGAAAAATCAATATATTCTACTAATCCTCTCGCACCATCTACTAGCAAGGTCGCGTCACCAAATAATTATACTACGAGTATGTTTCATAGCCACTACCAACGACGTGTTTTAGCGGGAAAACCAATTCCTCTTCCGATATGTGGAGACCAATACATCAATATGCTCCGTTATAATGCAATTGGTAGGTCGGCGTATAAAGTAGGTCTTCCCGCAGATGCAGCATACCAAACTAAAAATAATGATAACACGATTCGAAACATTCGCCGCCAAAGGTGCCGCAATGGAGGATGCACTGCGCCAAAAAAGAAAGGAGCAATCGAAAATACTTTTCAGTCTGGTGGTTCATCTATTTTGACATCTTTAGGAAATAGACAAATTTATTCGTAATCTTTAGCAATTCTTTAGCAATTATTTTCATTTTAGAATTATATTTTTTTATTTTAAAAATATATAATAAGTATCAAAGTATCAACATGATCAATAAGTATTTAGTAGAATTTTTAGGAACAATGTTCTTTTTATATGTAATTATCGCAACAGGTAATGCATTCGCTATTGGCGCTGCTCTTGCGTTAGTTATTTACTTAGGCGGAAAAATATCAGGAGGTGATTTCAATCCCGCGGTTACTGTAATGATGGTTGTCGCGGGTAAACAACCAAAAGAAGAATTAATAGGATATATTTTAGCACAAATTTTAGGAGGTTTGGCTGCTTTTGAATTATATAAAAGATTTAATTTGTAATTTGTAAATTATAATTTTATTTTTTCTAACATAAAATAAAACTTTAGTAATAATAATAAGTTATTATTATTATTTATTATTATTAACTGTAATTATTTATTAAAAAAAATTTATTTCTTTGTGTAATATATAAAATGTCAGGAAACAATTCAGCAGCAATGCCAGCAGCAATGCCAGGAGAACAACAAGGAATGAAACAAGGACAAGGAATGCAACAAGGACAACAAGGTGGTCGTCGTAGACGTCGCACCGGTAGAAAGGGTAGAAAGGGCACTCGTCGTGCATCTCAGTCCCAGGGTCAGTCCCAGTCACAGGGTCAGCAGGGTGGTCGTCGCAGACGCGCTCGCAGCTCTCGTCGCAAAACCCACCGCAGACGTCACCACCGCTCCGGTCGCCGTTAAACAATCGGTAACTTAGGTGTGACAAATACTGTAACATTATTTTATTTTTAAAATAAACTATATATTAATATCTTCGTTTAATATATAATTAATTATTCATTATTATCATGTCCAGACATAAATCTAAAGTTACTCGTAGAGGTAGACGTAAAGCAAGAGCCGGAACTAGAAAACAATCTGGCGGGTTGTTTGGTTGGTTTAAAGGTTTTATGGGTACAAAACCTGCTGCTCCTACTCCTGGCGCTGCTGCTGCTCCTGATTCTGTAGCTCCTCCTCCGACGCCTCCTCCTACTACTGATACCAATGCTGCTGCTGTTGCTCCCAATGCCGCTGCTAAACCATGGTGGAATCCTTTTGCTGGCGGTGGTAGAAAAAAATCAAGAAAAACACGTCATCGTCGTCATCACCACCACCGTAAGTAAATCAAAATATAATCATAATCATAATTATAATTTAAATTTATTTATTACTAATAATAATAAATTTAAATATTACATACCATTTTTAGTCACGTTTTTTATACATATTCGCCATTAGTTTTAGAGCAACATATACAGACAATGCACCCAAAGAATAAAATAATACTTTCAAAAATACATCATCGGGCATCATTAATTTCATATTTTTACTATCCATCCCACTATCACTATCATCGTCCAGGTTATAATAATTTTTATATAACTCTGCATTATTTATATCCTCATTCGTATTGTCGTCAGCCATAGTAAATCCATCACGGGTACACACAGCGTTAGTTACAGGATTTGTTTTAGTAATAAAATTACAAGGAGATATGGCTTCAATATCACTTAATGTAACATAGTGCGTATCACTGCCTTGTTTATTATTTACATTTATAGTTTTAAGCTTAACAGGTAAACATTTAGGTATCCCTACATCAGTAAATGCTGAAAAAAAGTCGATTTTACCTATCGCCATTACATTTTCGATTGCACCAGGAACAAGACCTTTAAATTCTGAAAATTCATTACCTGTGTCTTGTAAAATACCAAGTGTCCCGGTAGGAACATTATCAAAATATAAACTTCTTGTTACCTTTTTATTCGTATATTGGTTAATACAATTTTCTGATGTCTCTAAAAAATATTTATTACCCAATGGTTTACCTGTTTTTGATGCATTCGACGTTCCCTCAACTAAAAGTTTAACATAACTAAAAATAGCACCTACACCATCTGATACATTATCTAAACTATCTCCTACTTTTATACCCATCTCTTTTGGGGTTTTAATATATTTAGAATAATTATAATTATTGTCCACTTCTTCGGGCATGTCTATATCTATTATTAATGTATATAATTATTTACATATATAATTATTTTTTATATATGAAAACTATATTAATTATTAAATCGAATTATTTATTTCAGAAGCAGAAAATGGAGGAACCTTCTTTTGCGATGAAACGGCCGTAGATTCATTGTTTTTTTCTGCAAATGAATTTAATTTTTCATCTGTTTTCTTTTTTATTCCTCCATAAATTTCTTTGCTTACATTTTGTATTTTTTCTAAAATTTTATTTACTTTAGGTTGTAACTTATTAGTAATATCGTTATCCATTATTTTTAGCTTTTGTTTCATTTCTTTTACTTCAAGACTATCGCCTTTACTTGTAGTATTTTTTGTATCCTTGTCAGAAGGCTTAGTTGCAGATTTATTATTATCACTACTAGTAATTCCTTCTATAATTGGTCTTTTATTACATATTTTTCCTAAACCATAATATAATATAATAAAACCAAAAACTACTATAAAAAAAAGTAATATTTCATTTTTATATTTAAATTTCATTGGATTCATTTGAAATATATTTGTATTATATCTGTATTATATTTGTATTATAATACAGATATTTTTTGGTTTTTTATTTAACCGCTCTTTAATTGTTTTAAAGTTTGTGCATTTTCTTCATTCGATTTATCAGCCTCGGCTAGTTGCTCTTGTATTTTATTTACTTTATCTTCTAATTCTTTAAATCTTTTTTTCATATCTAACTCAGCATCATCTTGTTCCATTCCTTCAATTAACCGGTTACATGTAGCCTTTACATAAATAGAATTTAATAACATAAAACTAAAAAGTACTATAAATATTATTACAAGTATATTTTCCATTTATTCGTGTTAAGTTAAGTTAAGTCAAGTTATATATAATAATAATACAGTTTTTATTTTTATAATTATAATATTATATTCTATTATAAATATAAATACAAATAATAAATGGTAAATAATAATCCTAAATCAAACCTTCCTCTTAATTTTAGGACATCAAACTCATTAATTACTACAAAAGTTCCTCACTACGCTACTAAAGATGGAACAGCGATTAGTATTGTTCCAGGGTTAAATCGCCCTTTAGCTAATGGGGTTGACGAGAATGTTGCCGAACTAAATAAATCAAATGGTCCCGATTTTAAAGCTCGTCCTATAAAACACTGGCGGCGTCAGTTGCGACCATCTACATTCGGAGGATTAACAACTGCTGGAAGTCGCGTTGCTACTATTAGTCTTGCTACAACACCTGGCGGCGAAATATACCGCGCGAATAGCAAGAATTGTTCCTGTGCCGACCTTACAAACGGTGGAAACGCGTATACAATTTCTGATAAATTTACAAAACAAGGGGAAAATACTCTTGGACCACAAGAGCTTAATGGTGGAATAAAGATTGAAAATAACGGTTATGTACAAGTTGGTGATACTTCTGCTCCCTCTGGAACTGAACAAAATTATCAGATTTTAACCGGTTTGTACAATACAAAATGTATTACTTGCAATCCTCAGGCAAATATTATAAAATCGGCAACATCGCTCTTAAGCAAAGCATATTATACCACTCATTGGGCTTATATGAGGTCACGAACAAATACGTATGAGCAGAAACTGTTGACCGTTCCTGTTCAAGGGCTAAATGCGGACTATTACTATGCCGATGGCCAACTTAAATGGCCAACTGACTCGCCTACAGGACCTCAAGTATATGCTACAACTGACCAATATAACCCCCAAAGCACGCGAACCTGTAATGGTCGAAAAGCAGGAACCACAATCTTTAAACCAAATAATCGCCAATATGCTTGTCAAGGTGCAGTTGATAGTAGCACGCGTATTGACCGTCTTAAACAAATAACTGTTAATACTAATGCAGCATCATTAAAAGCCGCGTTTGGTTCTGAAGGTGCAAGTGCATGCGCATATCGTGGTGTATCTGATACACCATACTTTCTTAAGAGCAAGTATCAACCGCCTATATGTTCGCAGAAAAATTTAGGCGCTATTTACAGACAGAATCGTACTGTTTGTTTTCAATCACAGTCTTCTGATTTGGAAAAACATTATAATACTGGATTGACATACTATTAATAGAATTTTAAATAACACATTTTATTTCATTTAATATTAACATATTTGTATAATCATATATTCATATTAAATTAAAAATACACTACACTTGCAAATTATATCTGTTACTAATATAATATGAAAACACGACGTTTAACAAAAAAATATAAAAATAAACGTAACAGTAAAAATAGGAAAAGTATTAAAAGTATAAAAATAAAAAATAAAAGTAGGAAAAGAATACTAAAGGGTGGTGTTCCTCATAGTGGTGTTATTATTAAAAGTAGTAGAAATAGTAGTATTAGACCTAGTAGTAGAGCTAGTAGTATTAAACCTAGTAGTAGAGCTAGTAGTAGAGCTAGTATTAGACCTAATAGTAGAGCAGGGATTTCAAAACCTAAATGTTGTGATCCGAAATCAATTAGTGACGGAGAAAGAATAATAGAAAGTATAAGGAATTTTCCACATACTTTCAATGATTTTTATAATAGTTTACTTACTCAATCAGAAATTGAATCTCGAAAAAATATACCAAATATGACACAAACATACCTTAGTACAATAACTATACAACCGCAAGGAGCATACCTAAACATAAAAGGATTACAACTTATAAGTTATTTAATACATAAATATAATACAGGAAGTGATGAAGAAAAAGAAAAAATAAAAAATATTATTAGTTTATTGGACCAATATGCGGCAGCGCCAGGGGTACGGTATTCAGATTTGGAAGTAATTAGAAAACAACTTAACAAAGATCATTTTGAATGCTATAAAGAATTATATGAAAAGATTTCCTCCCAGTTATTTCGATGTGGAAATGGTGATTGTCATCCTGTTTCAACATCAGCAATTTCTCTTTATTGTAAACCACGATTTAAACCTACATTAAAACCTATAGATGAATAATAATAATATATCAACAAAAATACAATTAACGTAATATATATTTATATATAATAGATATATACATATATATACATGGCTACACCGCCACCCATTCAAAATCCTACAAGAATAAATGCTCCACTCAATTTTAGACATACAGATACGCTTATTACAACAAAAGTGCCTCACTATCCCACAAAGCTAACAACAGGAATGAGTATTATTCCGGGCTGGAATCGTCCCAATGCGAATGGGCAAAATGCAAATATAAATGATAAAGATTATAATGGTCCCGATTTTAAACCCCGACCTTTAAAGCATTGGCGCAGACAGTTACGTGTATATGACTATAAAGGTGGTGCTAACAATTCAAGAACAGCATCCATTTCTCAACTCGACCGCCCAGGTTTAACAGTATACCATTTTAAACCCGATTGCTCGTGTGTTCCAGGAGAAGGCGGAAATTCATACATAATTTCAAACAATAAATTTGGTTATGAAACTAAGGACGACGACTACTCAAAAGGAGTACTCGATGTCAAAATACAAAATAATGGATTTACCACAGTACCTTATGATGCAACAGAAGCACAAATAAATGACCCGACAAACCCGGCTTATAAAGTATTGACGGGTGTATATAATACAAACTGTATAAACTGTTCCCCACAAGGAAATCTAATTAAGAGCGGAATTGCATTTCAAAGTCAGGCATTTTATTCATATAGTAACGACAAATTAGAAACAAGGTGTCAAACATATGAGCAAAATTTATCAACAAATAAGGCAGCAGGGTGTGTATATTTCAACGCACAAGGTATTCCATTGTGGCCAAACAACGAACCAAATGGACCACAGGTTGTCGCGCCGGTTAATTATGGAAGCACAACATATAAAGGGAATTTTTTTAATTTATACGATTATCCATCAATATCAAACACTCCACTTGGAGCTCTGCCCCAAGTATTTTCGGCCAATTTTATACCAAAAATAAAATGTAGACCTGTATATGTCAAAGCCGGTTTTTATGTAAATATGCCATCTTTGGCATCATTAATACAAGCAACTATATATGATAATAATAATAACAAAATAACAACATCATATAATATACAGTCGACATATATAAATCCATTACCATTTCCAATTTTACCTGCTTATGATAGCTGTATAGTTACATTTTATTTTCCTGAAAATGTATACATAAATCCATCAACTAACTATATTATTAGTTTTGAAACTGTAAATAATATCATATTTAATTGGTTTGTAGATAATTATACTAATAACTATCTTTCAGGCACACTTGTAGCCGAAGCATTATACTGTCCTTCACAAACAATTTACAAACCAAACAATATCGGATTCGGAAGACAGGGCGCTGTATCTGGTTCGACACGCCTTAAAAAATTAGTATCAGATACTGTGACATTGAATGGTAGCTCATTTTATAGCGCAAAAGGAGCACAAGAAGCTAATCTTGGAAAATACCAGGGAACAAATGTTGCGGGAAATTACTATGTCAAGATAAAAGAAGTTACTAATAGTTGTCTTGGAACGGTTCCTGGTAAACCTGTACTAACTGTAATAGATATCGATACAAGTAGTATTACATTTTCATGGGAAGATACTGGTAGTACACTTTGTAAAGTATCTTATTACAGCTTAACTTACTATGCAATACAGATTTTAGGAACTGTGCGTTCTCTGTCTTACGATAATAATAATAATAATATTTATAATAATAATAATATCTATAATAATAATAATATCTATAATAATGAACAATTTATTACTTCAAGTAGAGATATATCATTGGTAAATACCATTCCTGTATTTGATGACGCAATATATACTGACCTAAATAATAATATAAAATATAAAATAATATCGAAAATAACCACAAATACCGTAACACCTGATATTTTAGATACACAACTTACATATAAACTTACAGGACTAACCAAACGTACAGCTTATATTGCATATATAACTGGATATAATGGAAATGGTTTGGGAGAAAGTAGTGATAAGATCGTGACTGAAACTCTTCTTGATCCAAATCTAGCAGTAAACATACAATCTCCTTATTCATACGAATATAATAATCTACCACAAATTTTATATGGTAATGCGACTAGTGATACACAAACCATAAACTCTAATAATATAATAAGAACATCAATAGCATATGATAGAAATGCCGTATATAAAAATGTAGCTTCCATTTATAGTAACAATAATACTCAAAATACGTTTAAGATTTTATTACAAAATGCAGGATATTTTAATGTATATGCTTTCCAGTCTAGGTTCGGAGAGTATGGTTCATCAAGTGTTTTATTTGGACCGATTGTAGTATCAAAATCTACACCTACAATTAAATTTGAAGGTAATTTTACTAAACCACTAACATACGGTATGACATATAATTTACCAAGTGCTATTATAGAAAATACAAATAAAAATAAAAATGATGGTAAAAATATATTATTCAAATATCAACCTCACAATAATTCTATAGCTTCTATACAAACCACTGTTAATGGTAACTCGATTAGTCATTCAGTGTATATTATAGGAGTAGCACCATTTTATATAACAATTTCTACTATACTTAACCAATCGTTAAGTCAAAATTATAATGAGGCGATACCAATTAATAGTAACACATTTACTGTTGATAAATCTACACCATCTATAATACAGTCTACAAATTTAGTTACATCGGGAACATATGGTAGTCCATATACATTTTATCCCCCAAGTATTAATTATAATCCTGTAATACAACCACCTGGTAGCGTACCTCAACCACTTCTTTACTCAATTATAAATTCTTCCCCATCTGGAATTGCTAGTATTGATGCATCGGGAAAAGTAACTATAACTGGTGCCGGAACATTCAATATAAATGCTTATTGTAATAGCACAAGTGTTTATAATGCTGCATCTTTGTCATTACCATTGCCTACTATAACGATAGACAAACAAACACCTATAATTTCTTTTCCATCCACATTTGTTACAGCTGCTACATATGATGTTCCATATAACTTAGTTCCAGCAACAATCAACAATAAGGTTCAAACACTTTCATATAATGTTATTGATTCTGTACCAGCAAATAACGTAGTTAATATTTCCACAATATACAATAATACGAATACCGTTGGTGGTTCTAACTCTGGGACTATTCAATATTCACCACCACAATCTAATAACCTTCAGAAAATAAGTTACGAAATTATAAACCCAAACCCCACTTATGAAGGATTTTTAAACAGTATTTCTTTTCAACAATTAAATGCAAATATTCTTACAAATTACTATATTGTTTCTGTACAATCAGACACACATAATATAAATATAAATTCTACTTACTCTACATATAGTAATCCTGGTGGTAGGTCATCGAAAATTACTTCTCCTAACCCATCTTACCCTGCATTTCCAAATTTTTCACAAGCAATTTTGTCAACTATTGTAGATGATGTATATATTAGTAATATTTCTATAGCATTGAGTTATCCAGGTCCTGGAGTTACAAGCTATTTTGCTTGCGACTTAGTTGTAACAGATACAATTACTGGGCTTCCTCCGGTAAATTTAACAAATAATCCACTATCTTCTATTCAACTTCCCAACGGTGTATCAGGGGGTGCACTATATATGTATAATTTTTCATGTAATGTTATATTAAAAGAACCACAGTTAGCAAATGCTACCCTTGTTATTAAAAGTGGTTCAAACGCAGCATATTATCCCAGCACTAATGGTAATATGTATATAGAAATAAACTATATATCTATATTAACTAGTAAATGTAGTATTGTAAGTATACCAGCAAATATAATAACTTGCACAGATTTAGATATAACAGACTTCGCTATTGTAAATCATCCGGTTCATTCACATAGTATTTCATTTATATTAACTAGTAAATGTAGTAATTTAATTGTACCATCAAATATAGCAACTTCCCAAAATTTTGATTTAACAGACTTCGCTGTTTTAATGCATCCCGCACATTCATATACTATATCACTATGGTTACTAGGTAATATTACGAAAAATGTTTCAGGATATGAAATATATTCTGGAAATGGGACAATATGTGCTACAAATGGCTCTACGCCATATATTTACGGAACTATAAAACAGGGTGTTCCTATAACAACAATAGCTAATATTGCAACACCACTTTACTTTAACAGTGTTGGAAAATTTAACATAAACGCCTCGTGTAATTCAACGTCAAACTACTATGCTAACAGTAAAATATCTGAAACAGTAGTAGTTGCTGAAGAAGTTCCCAGTATTACATTTTCGCAAAATTTGAACCTAACATGTGTATATAATGTAGAATTTGTATTGCCTATACCTTTAGCAACAGTTAATAATAATATTCAAAATATATCTTACTCACTTGTTAGCGCTGATGACGATGAATCTAAAACAACCGTAGCAACTATAAACCCAGAAGGAACGCAACTGTTAATAAATAGTGTTGGAACTTTTAGAATAAAAGCGTCTGTTATAGAAACTACTAATTTAGATTTTTCAAAGGCACAAGGTTTATCAAATGTAATAAAAATTACCAAAGCTACACCAAGTATTACATTCGGCTCTACTTTTAAAACAACACTAACATATCTTAAAAATTACACGTATCAAATAACAGGCGTGACTACAACAAATACTGATACTCCCGGTCCTATATTATCTTATTCTAGTAGTGATACATCAGTAGCTACTATTTCGAATAATACTGTTACTATGATAAGTACTGTTAATATAATAAGTGCAGGTAGTTTTTATATAAATGTATCATGTCCTCCAACTAATAATTTTAATGGAGTTACATCTTTTAAATCACCTCCAATAACTATTAAAAAAGCTACACCGGTTTTTACTATTCCATCTGACTTTGCTAAAAATTGGACTTTTACTAGTCCTACGCCATATAGCTTGACAGGAATAACATCTAGTAATACCGATAGCAATAGTAGTATTCAGTATACTATACTTAATCAAAAAAATACAGTTGGTAAATCTTCTATAAATGTTGCTCAGTTAATAACACCGACACCGCCATTAACGCAAGTGACTCAGATTAAAATAAATAATGCAGGCTCTTTTATATTACAAATTCAGTCGCCAGAGACCAAAAATTTTATTGCCTGGGGCGTCGATCCTCCTCTATATATAATCATCCCCCAATTAACACCCACTATTACATTCCTTACAAAAGTGCCTAACTCATGGGTATATGGTAATAACCCATATACTTTTACTCCTGCAACAATAACAAATAGTGATCCATCACAAATAATAACATACAGTATTACTACTATTTTATGTCCCAATCCTCCTATTGGCTCTTTTGCAAATAATACAATAACATCTATTACAATTAATTCTGTAGGAACATTTCAGATTAATGCTACATGTCTTCCTTCAACAAATGGTAATTATACAGCACCAAGTACCCCAGGTGTTTCTACAGTTATAAGTGTAGGAAAGGAAAAGCCAAAAATTACATTTTCGAGTAGTTTAGTCAATAGTATTACATATGCATACAATTTGAATTATCCATTACCTTATCCTATAGCATATGTTAACAACAACGTTCAAACACAGTCATTCTTCACCTATTCGACAGTAAACATGGGCAATGATGATCCTTCTACTGTTGCTTCTGTTTCTTCAAATAATGCATCTCAAAAAGCATCTCTTACTATAAATAGCGTAGGCAGTTTTAGAATATATGCACAAGTCGGCAACTCGACTAATCATGACTTTAGTTCCAATGAAGCATACTATAGTATTAATATTACTCCTGCTACGCCTACTATTACATCGTCTTTGGTTATACCATCTTCGTGGATATATGGCGGCACATATATTATACCATATCCTACAACTTCCAATACTGATACTACACCAGGACCTGTAATTTCATATTCAACAGATAGTCCGGATATTATTTCAATCTCAGGAACAAGTATTAATATAATAGGTGTAGGACAGTTCCAAATTTATGTTAATATAGCAAGTACCAACAATTATTATGCAGCGACATATACATACCCGTCTGGTTTGTTATATATACCTGGTAATAAATATACAAATTATACAGCATCACCGGCAACTACCGTGATTAAGTTTCCAGATACTTTTAAACAAACTGCAACATATGATACTCAATATGATTTTGTACCTGTCGAATTTGTAGTAGGTAACGCATCAAAACAAACAGTTACATATAGTATACAATAAATTAGTAAATATGAAAGTAAATATGAAAGTAAATATGAAAGTAAATATGAAAGTAAATAAATATATTAGGTAAATAAAATAATAAATATATTTTTATAGTTATTATATTATATAATAAACGTCAAAGTAATGAGCAATACTGGTTCTGCAGTTGCTACTATTACATCAGGAGCAAATACACCTAACCCAACTATTGTATTAAATTCATTAGGAACTTTCAATATAGTAGCAAAAGTATCTTCTAGTCAAAATTATACAGGAACTACATTAACTTCATTACCAATTAGAGTATGGCCTGATATACCTGATATTCAGTTTTCACCTTTAGTTGCTTCTAAGTCTCCATACACATATATCTATGAAAAAAACTCATATGAGTATACAGAATCAGCAGCATCAATTACAAATAATACTGGACAGACATTAAATTATTCTATTGTAACTGCCGATAGCACTACAAATTCACTTAAACCTTCTACAGTAGCTACAATTGATCCCACGGGATGCTTTTTAACTACCGTCTCATGTGGTGATACTGGTACTAGTACTTTCAGGATATGTGCATCAGCGGATGAGAGATTAGATGGTGATTTTGGTCCAAATAAAGCACTTTCTGATATATTAACTATTGTAAAAGCAACACCTACCATTCTTCAGTATCCGCAAATAAATCTACCCACAGGAGTAACGGCATCCACGTTGGTATATGGACAAGAATATAAAATTATTCCTAATCCATCTAAAGTTAGTATAATAACATCAAATACAGATACGAATCCTTATCCTACTATAATTTATAGTATTATTGGTACTAATAATCCCGTTGCAACAATAGCCGGAACAACGGTTCAAATAGTAGGCATAGGAAGTTTCCAAATAGCGATTAGCGTAAGTTCTACAACAAATTATAACCAAATTCTGCCTTCACTGTCACCGTCACTACAAATATATGAGACAAAAAAAGCTGTACCTACTATTAAATTTTTTCCAATAATACCTCAAACATTAGTTTATAAAGGAACTCCATATGTTATTCCTTCTACTATCAGAACTAGTAATAGTGATATCCCTGGACCTTCTATAGTTACGTATACATCAAGTGACACGAATGTTGCTACTATATCTGGAAATACTATTACAGTTACAGGAGTTACAGGACTAGTAAATGGAATAGGAACAGGTAACTATCAAATTTTAGTTACAATCGCTGCTACAACGAATTTTTCTGAAATTACATATACTTACCCATCTCCTACTACATATTATCAAACTATATGGGCTACACCTGATATCACATTTTCTAAGAAGGCATTTGTAACTTCTTCTATGTATGGTTCTACGTATAATTTTGTAGCTCCCATTTTGACAAATAGTGACCCATCGCAATTATTAACATATAGTATTGTTAATTCGGTTCCTGGTCTTGGTGTAGCGCCTAGTACAAGTGTTGCTACACTTGTATATAAATCAGGAGTAACAAACCCATCGGTTGTTATAAATTCAGTCGGAACATTTCAAATTCAGGCATCATGTTTAGCGTCTTCTAATGCATTTTATAGTCCTCAATCTGCTACATCAGACCTTATCACAATTAGTAAAGAAATTCCAAATATTGTATTTAATACCTCTAATTTTAAAAGTAGTTACACTTATAAACCTACAACTCCATATACATTTACGTCATCAAGTCCAATCGCTTCTATTACACCTAATAATGGAAACCAGATATTAACATATTCTATTGTCGCCACTGATGGTGTTACACCTTCCACAGTAGCTACAATTAGTTCTATTGGAACAGGAGCATCTCAAATTATATATCTTACTACAAATAGTGTAGGTAGTAGTTTTAAAATACTTGCAACAGCAGCCGCTACTTCGAATGGTGACTATGGGCCAAATAGTGTACCATCTGAAACTATTACGATAATATCGGCAACGCCAACAATAACCACGTTTCCTACATTACCTTCGAAGTTTATCTATGGTAATCAATATACGATTCCCAATACTACTACGCCTCCTTATACTATAATAACCACTAATACAGACATACCTGGCCCTACTATCACATATTCATCAAGTAATACAGCTGTTGCTACTATATCGGGGTCGGTTATATGTTCACCTAATACAGCAATCTCTAGTATAACTGGAACAACGATTACCATTGTAGGTGTAGGACAATTCCAAATTAATGTTACCATAGGAGCTACTACATATTATAATAAAGCAACATATGTATATCCTTCTCCAACAACATATTATAATTCTATACAAGCAACTCCAACAATTACATTTCCTTCTAATTTTGGAAGCGGATGGGTAATTGGAGTACAATATAATTTAACGAGCACCGTAACCACGAATGCTGGTCCTGGATATCCCATTCCTAACCCAGTAATATATAGTATTATAAATCCAAGTGTTAGTAATATTGCTACTATAAGAACATCAGGTTCAGGTTCAGGATCAGGATCACAAATTACAATTAATGATGCTGGAACTTTTCAAATACAAGCCGGTTTGGCAGAAACACCAAACTTTACAGCTGCAGTACCAGTTATATCAAATACTATAACAATTGTTACTTCAAATGTGTCCATATTGTCTAATAATTTTTCAAATTTTGTATATGGTGGCGGACCATACACTTTACAGGTTGTTACAAATAATACCGATACAAATCCACGACCCTTTATAACTTATACAATAGTTCCTCAGAGTGGTTCAACAGGAAATGGAACTATAAATGGTAATTTACTTACTATAACAGCGGCAGGAGGTGCTTATATATATGTTAATATAACAGAAACAGAAAATTTTAATGCTGCTAATATACCTATATATGTTAATATAGCACAAGCAACTCAGACTTTTGTTTTAAATTCAAGTTTGAATATATATACTACAATAGGTTCACAATTTGAATGTTCCAATGTTTTAGTACCATCTCAAAGTAATAATCCAAGTCCTTCTTATTCTTATACTGTGGTTATTAGTCAAACAATTAATAATAATTATTATCCAACTTTATTTGGTTATGGTAGTGTTGCTACAATAGATAGTAATAATAATTTAACATGTGTTTCTCCAGGTGCTTTTACTATAAACGTTACAGCAGCAGCAACTACTAATTTTTCTCAAACTACTATTTCAACACCTATAATTTATGTAAGTATAGTGCCGGAAGTTATTATATTTAATAATCCGCAAACATTTCCTCCGAGCGTATCACAGTCTGGAGAAGTTGGAATGGCAATAAATATACCTTATCTGAACTATCCATTCGGATTTCAAAATTATTCCGCTTTAACTATTACAAATAGTAATAATGGTGCTACTTTTACTTTAAATGCACAAACTACTCCTACATTCAATGTTCCTACACTCGGTAATGTAAATAATGTAATGAATAAGTATATAGTATTTTTCCAACCAGCAACAGCAGGCTCTTTTTCGCAAGCATTAACACCATCACAAGCAACAGGATATATAGAATATGTTGGTATAAATTCAATTGCTAACGGTATAGCATCAGGACAACAGCTAGTTTTTACTTTTTCGGGTAATACTAGCACGTCAGTAGCAGTGGGAGCAGCGACAGGACCCGATCCTTTAATAATTAACTGGAATCCTGGAAGTCTTAACATTACACCAGGGCTCGTCTATGGTGCTTATTATACTCTTGGAAATCCTACAATCGCCTTTGTTAGTGGTTACACACCTAACGTGCCCAATGGTACTGGTGTAACGATTTCTACATTAAATAGCGGTGGTATTACGGGGTATTATATTGCTCCATGGGCAGGCTATAATACAAGTTCTATTACAGGTGGAATTGTAAGTTACATAGGGCTACAAAACTTACCATATTATAGTTATGTTACACAAGCGTGGGGTGTTTGGGCATATTATCAACCAACCAATACGTATCAAATTTATCCACCTACAACAAGTCAAACAATAAATAGTACAACATATTATTATTATGTTGGAATACCACAGATGGCTAATCCGTTACAGTTTACTAACTATTATCAACTTTATGGATAAAAAGTAGAGATATTATTAAACCTTTAACATTTACATAAACTTCGAGTGTAGAGGGTTTATGGTAACATTTATGGAAGTACAATAAGCATAAATCAAGATGGGCGCAAATTATTATTATGTTTGAATTCCACGCATGACTAGCCCAGAAATGGATAAATTAAAAATAATAATATAAAATATTTGCGTTATGATACTATTATTTATAATATTATAAATAATATTATAAATAATATAAACAATAAATGGATAAAGAAGCAGAATCGGAATTAAAAGAGATGGAAATACCATTTTATAAATCAAAAGAAGAACGTGTATCGGACGTAAAGCCAATTATACAGAAATTAAGCGAATTAGAATTAAATACATCTTACCCAGCAATAAAGAGACTATATAAAGAGATTGGCGAATACATGAAGGACGGCGAATCACGAAAGATTAACATTCCATTTCCAGAAGTGAAACGCCGTATTAAGGGATTCTTGTCGGGAGATACACGCAAAGAAACTTGGGTAAAATTAGAGTCGGATGAATAGATACTGCGGCATCCCTCTCGCGCCATCCTAATTCTTTTTATCTATCAATATTTCTTTACCAAGATTTTTTATTATTTTCTTCTCATAGTTGTTATAGTTTTCAATAGGTTCGCATATTGAACGCATCATTGTGAGGTATTCCATTTGCTTTCTTTCTGTCTCCATCCAATCGGGGTTATCTATTGCCCATTGCTGTAATGCAGTGCGTTCTTTGTCTGCGATTTTTACGATTGTGTTTTTCATCATGTCGTGGTTATCATCTTTCAACCATTTGTCTTCATCTTTTATATACATTATATCCCGTTTTATATCTGTACAATGAATTGGACGTTTATGAATGTCCAACTCTTTGAGTCCTTTTATCATGACATCCGTAATACCGCGTGAAATACCGTTAGTTTTCGAAAATAGTAAATCCTCCAATGTTATCTTCAATGAATCAATAAAGTCGGATATATTTAGTGCATCTTTGCAGTGTTCATTTAAAAACACATTCAAATTAAAGTTATTAGTTGTATTATTATTGGTAGTGTTACCGATTTTTGGTATTATACTATTTATCTGTTCTTGTTGTCCTTTAATAATTTTCATCATCTCATCGTTATCTTTAATAAGCTTAAGTAGAAGATCGTCCTTCGTAAAGTTACTGTATTTTGGTATACACGTAAGTTCAATATTACCGTCATCATTATCATTATTTTCACTAGACATATTTACATGATTCGTGGTATCGTGTGTAGACTCTTTGAGTACAGAATTTGTAACGGGTGTATTTATAACAACACACGTATGCTTATGCTTTGCTAGACCAGGTCTATACTTATAACTGTTACCACATACGCAGCTAAATGGTTTATCTTCTTTATTTGGAGTTTTTTTGTTACTCTCGGTTACTCTTTTATGCTTGTTGGTCTCGAGGTGTCGTTTGTATTCATTTTGCTTAGAGCATTTGAAGTGACAATTTTCGCACAAAAAAAATGGAGTTTTTTTGGAGTTTTTTGGGTTATCCATTTTCATATATATAGAGTAACATAAAAAACTCCTAAACCCTTTTCATATAATATATAAAAATATTGAAAAATTATGGTAACAAAAAAATCAACTTAAAAATGGGATTTAGAGCATTATGCTCTGAGTGATGAAATCGATGTTTTTTTCAAAAGTCTACCCCCGGTTTTCAAAATTGGACATTTATAAATGTCCATTTTTCAAAAAGGGCCTCCGAGAGTTGAAATTTTCATACATCATCACTCTTTCGGCGTCCGCCTTCCCTTTTCCGCGGGGTTACCTTTATGCTTTGATTATTTATTTACAATGTGGTCACGTGGCGACCATAATGGTGTGAAATATAAAACATGATATATTCAGGTATTTTTAAGAATATATTCAAAACATGTCCCAAAAAGTCGACATCATGATTATGAAAAACTACTTTCCCAAATTCGGGACATCTTTTGGGAACAAACCATTGTGCTCCATTTCACCAAAATATATTATAGTAATAATACATTATAATACATTATAATACGTTATAAATGTTAAAAAAAACAGTTACAATAAAGTAGCATATATACTAGTATAAATAGGATGACTCAGACTCAGACTCAGTCTCTAACTAAGACTTTAGAAAAATGTGAAAATGAAAAGGAAAAGGACAAGGACAGTAAAAAAGGTTATAAGAAAAGCAAAAAGCTTAAAATGATAGAGGACAGTATTATTCGAAAATGTTGTATATATTTATATAAAAAGTTTAATTTAAAGGAGTTACAAGAAAGCACATTTTATCGTCATGTACATGACACATTTATTTTTTTAGTTTCTTTTATAGCATTGTTTAGTATGAACTTGACACACTTAGCTGTTCTTTTTATAATCGTTACATGTGATGCTTTTGCGATTGTAGTTATGCACGGATGTCCTTTAACTGCATTAGAACGAAAGTATATTAAGAGTTCATCGTGTGATGATCGTGATGAGTTATTAGGTGCTCTTGGTATATCATATAATTGTAATCATGAGTATGAAAAACAGGTTGAATTGCTTGTCAATGTTTGGCTACTTGTTGCTGCAAAGTGTATGTGTGTTATAATAATGAAGATGTTTAACATAAAACTATTTAATTATAATAATATATATTCCAATGATTGAATAAAATATCAACACAATTAAAAATATAAATATAATTAAAAATATTAAAATATTACATATTAAGTATTAAAATAATAAATATTAAAATATTAGATAGTAATGGATTTTATTTTAGATAAAGTGAATAATGTTATAATTAGGTCATTAGATGATTTATATAAATTTTTGAATATATTTTACAGGCCGAATTTATCAGAAAATATAAAAGTAATAAATAATTTAAAAGAAAATGCACCATCGTGGTTACTAATATTGTCTACCATTTCTATTATTTCTTACCCTAATATTTTCTTAGGGGTATTTACATTTATAGTATTTATATTTATTGCTTATTTTTACCATGTAGTGGCTCATGTTCATAAGAATATTTTTTCAATAGTGCATCATTATCATCATGAAAATGACAATTTCTTTTCCCATTTTATTCAGATTATGTTGGAGTTATCTATACCATATCCGTTTGTAATGTTATCATATTTTTTTGGAATAAGCATATTTGACCCTTGGATAATTATTTATTTTATGTTATTTTACTGTTCGGTTCATAATATTAATTATTCGATATTTAAAGTAAATGGTGTACATAGGTTGCATCATACGGAGGTGAATTTAAATTTTGGACCAGATGTATGTGATGTAATGTTTGGTACAAAACATAGTAGCGAAGATTGTGTAGAAAATACGAATCATTATATTCCAAATATAATAGTTATTACAGGTATTGTACTTATACTGAAGTATGTATGTAAAACAGAATGGGTAAAAGATAGTTTACTTGTGGGTTTAATAACATTATTATCGTCGGGTATTATATTACTGTTTTTTTCATCTATTATTCTATGGTATTTAGAGTGTAAAAAGTATAACAATAAGATAGAAAATAGATTGTGTGGAGAAGGAGGCGCTGCGTGTGTCGAAAAGGATACACCCGTGTGTGTCGAAAAAGATACACCCATTGAACCTGAAATATAAAATTATAAAAATAAAGAATTATTCTTATTTTTATAATTAATCTAATTAATATATAATATAAGATAAAAATATAAATATGAGTAAAATAAATGCTGATTTAGATAAAAGATTAAAACAAACTGAGGCATGTTACACTTTCGAAAAACTAAATTATGAATCTGGATTGTTAGATACAAATGTAGATGTTACATATATTATTCATTTAGAGAATAGCAGACGTTATGATAATATCATTAAACAGCTTGAAAAAATCAAGCCTACAAAAACAGTTTATATATTACTTAACAAGGGTTATAATAAATGTAATAAAGTAGGAATTAAAACTACGTATGCTGATTTAACAGATTCTTATTTACAAATATTTAAACATGCTCAAAAACAAAACTTCGGCAATATTCTAATTCTTGAAGATGACTTCATTTTTAGTGAAAAAATAAAAGAAAAAGAACATATTACAAATGTTAATAACTTCCTTGAAAAAAAATCTGGTGATAATTTTATTTATTTTTTAGGCACTGTTCCATGGTTGTTAATACCATACGATTCTTATAACTATAGGTGTATATTTTCAACAGGAACACATAGTATCATTTATAGTAAATCACACCGCGACGACTTTTTAGAAAATTTTAATAGAAAAATGTTGGTAACAGATTGGGATGTTAACTATCATATTAATTTAACAAGTAGATTCATTTATTATACACCACTATGCTACCAAATATTTGAAAATACTGACAATTCTAAAGAATCCAAATTCCAAAATAAATATTTGGCTTTCCTATCTGACTTATTTACGTATTTTAATTATAATGTTATTTTTAGAATATTAGGTATGGATAAAAATCCCGAACCAGGATGCTCCATTTTATATTTTTATTCCAAATTTATATTTTATATCGGTCTGATATTTTTAATATACTTACCTTTCCTTATAGCATACGGTATAAAAAATTTTTATACAATAAAACAGTACTGTTTTCAAATCATAAATACTATTAGGGGGCAATAATCTAACCCAATCTAACCCAATCTAACCCAATCTAATCTAATATTTATATAGTCTCCTCGTTTTTTTACTATACACTTTTCGTCGTATACTTCTTCGCTTATTTATATATTTTATATATTTTTTCCCTCCAGTCTGGCTTTTATTTTCACTTAAAAATACTAGCTTTTTCACTAACTTAGCATTAGGGTTATCTGATAATAATTTTGATACGTTACTATAATTAATTTCTTTCTGTTTATCCACTTGTAACTTATTTACATGACTATACAACTCAAACATATAACGATGCTTACCTGTTTTAGGAGGCGGAGAAGGCTTGTAATAACTTTTTATAACTTGCCCACTATTTATATTATTCGCGGTTATGGGTATATTTATTACTAACCAATGAATAAATATTCCTTTTACGGAATGAGGATCATACATAATCAAACTTGAATACCTTGATGGATTGGGGGTTATAGTTACTATAGGTTGGTTTATAGTTTCTGATAAAAGCAACTCTTGATATGGTGGGTTTTGAGAGGTAATCTTTACACCATTATATACTACTTCCATTTTATACTATATATAATATATGGTATAAAAATAAAACACTAAAACACTAAATATTAGAAGACTATATGCTCATCTATCCATTTTTTTATTCTACTATTTGTTGGTTCAAGTAATTTATTTAATCCGTCAATGTAAATATTCGCATCTGTATCACTTTTAATCATGATATTTAAAGTATTATATATAATATTATATACTTCTTGTGTGTATATATCGGTTATACGAATAAATACATCATCTATATTCTTTACTTCAGGTGAAGAAACATCTGAAGATGTATTATCATTATTTACAATACTATCCATTTCAGTTACAGGTATAGGTTCTTGTTCCGGAGATTCATCACGCAATATTTTTTGCATAATTTTTGTCTTCTTATCTTTCTCCTTTTCACGCTTTGAAGACATAAAAGATATTGATGCTCCACCACCTTGCGATGATGATTGTATATGAGACGCAACAGGTGCGTGAGAATTGGGTAAATTCTGTAATTCATAATTCTCAAATCGTTTTTGGTACAATATTTCGTTGTTTTTTTGCCCTTTTCCGTCACTTTCTAAAATAGTTTTATACATCTGAAGTGTGTGTAATATATGAATTTTGTCAGTTTGACTATATGTTCTTATTAAATTTCCTATTCCCGTTTTAGCCAATTCTATAAGAAGATCGTATAATTTTTTGTTATCCGTGTTAGATTTTGAATCATTCATAAAATGATAGAACTTCTTGAATCTATAAAAAATATTAAATAAGTAGAATAAATCTTCCTGTGTATCATTATTATACCATCGTATTACTGGCTGCGAATAATTAGGAATTTGTATTTGTAAAATGTTATTGTGTATGGTCAGTTTTGTACCAATCGGTGCAAAAGATAAGTAACCGATTTGTAATATTGCCTGAAGTGGTTCTAATATAGTTTCAAATCGCTCTTTCTTTCTTTTTGTTCTTATTGTACTATAAATAAAATTTATCGTTGACTGCATATCTTTATTTTATCTTCTTGTATTAAAAATATAAATACTATATAGTAAATACTAAATATATTTAAATATAAGTATTCGTAAATATAAATATTAATTATTACAAATAAATATTTATAAATAAAATACAATAGAATATAAAATGGATACAGTAGAACCCCCAATTGATAGCCAACTGCCTTCTATTATTAAAAAAAATGTAGACGGTATTATATTAGTATTATCTTGTCAAAAACATAGAAATACACGACTCAAGGAATTTTCTTTGAGTAAAACTAGTTACAATAACTGGGAAGTAATATATGTAATAGGTGACTTATTTTTAAACAAAAACTATATTTTAGATGGGAATATTTTACATGTAAGATGCGAAGATTCATACTTACATTTACTGAAAAAGTTAGCAGTAGCGATGAAATCTGTTAAAGAGTTATTTAATATTAAAGAAGGCATTTTAAGATGTGGAGATGACTTGATTTTTAATGAAAATAATTTAATTACATTTATTAAGTCTAAAAAATTCGATTACTGGGGGCAATCTTGCTTTAAAAAAGGTTATAAATGTGTTGATAAAAACAGTTTAAAAAAAACAAAACCCGACCCTTTTATGATGCTTTACTATAATAAACATAAAGAAGATTTTTTAAATCCTCAACACGGTATTACAAATATGAATATAACATCTCTTTCAAAATATGCAACACGTCCTAATATTTATGGTGCAGCTGGTGTTATTTTTTATTTATCAAATAAATCATGTGATATTATTATTCGCCATATGGAAAGAATAAATTTTAACATACTTAGTTACGACGCATTTACTAGAAGTTATCCATATACAATTGAAGACTGTGGTGTATCATTTATATTGTATTGTAATGACATTGAATACACTGATGGACAGTTTTTTTATGATACTCCACATAAAAATACTATTGCTAAACACACAAATAAATATAAGTAAAATATAAGTAAAATATAAGTAAAATTTAAGTAAAATTTAATTATACAATTTACAAGCTAAAATTTGTATAATTAAATGTACGTAAACTAGTTACAATTTTATTCTGAATTATTTAAATTAGTTGTATTAGTATTATCGACCTCGGCACTCTCGGTAATTTCATTTGCAAGATTCTCTGGTTGTGTTGATGACTCGGGTAAAGACGGATTTGATTTATTTTTACTATATGCACCGCCTACTCCGGCACCAATATACACATTATTTGTAAAATTAGAACTTTTACCCTTCAAAAATGCATTGTTATTTGTTTTAAAAAAAGAAATAGGTGTTCCATCTTCGTATATATTCGATAAAAAAATATTATTAGAAGAGTATAATTTAACGCACGAAATATCATGTTTTTCACACCAAGTTATAGATTTTTGTATATGTAGTTTTTTCATCGAATCTATTTTATCATAGTTGTTCCGATTTGTTATCATATTTAATGTAGTAATTATATTCTCTAATTGTCTCTGTCCAAGTACTACATTTATTTCCTCGATTTTATTTAAAAAGTAGTAATCATGTTCAAGATTTAATATACTTTGAATCTCCTCGGTTGTATCTAGTTTCGAAAATTCATTACAAAAAACTTCATATAGTCCCGACGAATCGTCTAATAAAAAATTCTTACAAACGATATATTTTTCCGAATTTGCTAACCTACTTGTATGTGGTTTTGTTATATAAACTTCACCATATAATGACGATAGTAAGTATAGCATGTCTACTGTAAGTTTTGAGAATATATCAAATATCTTTAAAACAAAATGTCCGCCTTTTTTCTGCATAGTTACTGCATATATAATTTCGGCAACTAGCAACTTACTGACTAGTTTTTCCTGTTTATTAAAATCATTTGAAACATCGATTCCTCCGTCTGCTGTAATAATATCCATAGAATTCATGAAACGGTCTTTACAGTATTTATAATTTTCCAGTTTCAAAATATCGCCTGTTCCATCTTCACCATTTACAATTTTAACATTTGGGTTATTTTCTAAAAACGTGTTGCTCTTTTTCCAACCAGGACAGCCTGGGTCCTCGTTTAGAAGCGTCATACCATAGTATATATCATTTGCATTTTTACGCATATATGAAGTCGCTTCGATAAATCCGCCAGGACCTTCTGCAAGATGAAATGTTTTGATGGTTGATGGTGGGGATAACTGAGGAGGCGAAGAAGGATGTACATTTTTTATTTCTCCTAGTTTAAACATTTTCCATAACTCTATCATTTTATAGAAAGATCTAGATAGAGGCTTTAATTTACTGATTGATATTTTATTACCGGGTATAAGAGTATGAATAAATTCATAAGGATTTGTATACTTTTTAATATTATCCCATGCGTCAGATGAAACCTCGATTTGTTTCTTAAATTTTGATAAATAGTCACACAATGAGTATGATATATAACATGATGGTAGCGGGGGAGTTGGTGTATCAATAGAAAAGGATACGTAATTATGTATTTCAGGGTTTTTTATTGATATTAAATTATAATATGACATAAAGATAGTTATATGTATCTAAAAAATAATATTTAGATTGTTTAATTATTAATCATTATTTACAGCAAGTAAATAATAATCGGTTTTAAATTTGGTTTCAGTTAGACACCTATTGAGTTGGCTTAGGGTTACTATAGTTATATTTAATATTTATATATTTTTCTTGTTTTTTTATTTTTTATCTTATATCGACGGCTGGTTCTATATTTTGTTTTACGCTTGGTTCTATATTTTGTTCTACGCATGGTTCTGTGCTTGGTCCTATTTTTATACTTTTTTATACGAGTATGATTACCACCTTCCTCTGTACGAGGTTTCTTACTAGGTTGTGTATATGGTGTAGGTGGTGTATAATCTGATAAAAATTTGTGAACGCCTTCTATTATAAATTTTTTAGTAACTTCTAATACAGTGGGTCTTATACAAATAGCTGGATCTCCTGCGACTTGAACAAAGGCGCAAATGTGTTCTTTTATTATTCCCATAATTAACTCAGCTATTTGTGTAGAATCACCTTCAAGTACAATACCATATTCTTTTAAAACTAATTCAATATATTTTTTAAGCAAAGGTAAATAATTTTTAAAATCTATAATATCTTTTTCACGTTCATAATATGGACTCATGCATGCCGATAAAACTGGTAGTATTTTTTCAATAAACTTTAATAAATTAGCACTTGTAGTAATAGGAGTAAGTTCAGCATGATACATATGAAGAATATATTCATGAGTCAACTTATACATTTCATCTTCAGTTTGTGTACCGCCATAGATTTTTAATTCGAGTGCTCTTAATTCATCAGCATTATTTCCAATATCTTGTTTTTCTTTAACTAACGTATCTATAATATTTGAAAGAAATACTTTTTGAGCCGCATTAAACACTATTTGTCTATCTTTTTGACTCATATAATCAACACTAGCCAATGTATGCTCTATTTGGTTCAATTTAACAACACTTCCTGTATTATCTGGTTTTTTTACACCAGCATTTTCTAATAGTTTTGCATGTGCTGCTTTTTCTGCATTATAATGTAACGATTTCAAATTCGATTGCTGCGGATCTCCTGCAAGTGTCGGAATGGAAAGTGGTTCAGTAAATTTATCAAACACACGGTTTACCATTCCTGGAGGATGCATCATTAGTCCTTTTAGGTATTTGTTTCTTAAATGTGCAGGTAATACGTTTGGGGCCTTATTTTTTTCAAATTGAGTGTCAAATTCTTTTGTAAACACTCGTTTACGAACTGCAGGTTCACATGCTTGCAGTATACTTATAAGAAGTTTAAAATCTGGTTCACTTAATTTAATATCTAATACGTGTATTATTTCATCTATAAGTTGTTTATCCATATATACATATAAATAATATTAAAATATAACACCTAGAATAAAAATAATAGTAACTATATTTTATTCATTACATTATTAAAGTACGGTAAACTATGTTTCATTAATTTACCTATTTATCACCTGAAGGTGGCTTACCAGATAAAGCTGCAAGTGCTGACGGATTCAACTTAATCGACCCAAATTTAGACGATGATGGTTTTTTCTCTTTGGATTTATCTCCCTGACCTTCAGCTTCACTTGCCGCCGCAGTCGCCGCAGTCGCCACTTTTTCTTCCTTAGTTGATTTTGCCTTTTCAGCCGAAAGTTTCGAAGACGATTCTTTCATTCCTAATTTCGACTTTTCTATTATTGCCGCAGCTGCGCCCGGTTCAGCAGCAACAGCACCTGTGCTTGGTAGTTTAACAGCCGAAAGTGCCGATTTCTTCTTTAATGTAATACCTTCAGATTTATCCAACTTTTCTAAATCTTTATCACTATAACCCTTTACACTAGCAACTGCAGCTTCAGCACCCATACTTTCACCTTTACCTTTACTCTTGCTCTTACTCGTTTTATCCTTCGCCTTTGAACCAAATAGTTTTGACAGTTGTGTATCAGTACCCTCCAATTCGGCAGCCGATAATCCTAAACTTGCACCCTTTTCTCCCAATAATTTCAAATCTGATTCTTTTGTAGGCCTATATGACATTTTACCTTTACCTACTCCAGCGCTCTCACCCTCCTCAAGCATCAGCTGTGATGCAACCATTTGAGCAGCTAATGTATCCTTACGATTCAATTTCTCCTGAAATACATGAACCCCCGTAACACTCTGGAAAACATCCTCAACATCGACACTTGCGACTTTTTTAAATACGAAATAACGGTTATAGAATGAAATCTGTTTCTCCTTAGGGGTCATAAAGGGTGCGGAACCGTATCTAGTCTTTTGCTTAGGGTCTTGCTGTATTTCGCTCTCCATGACTGTGAATAATTCGGAGAACATGCCGGAACTATTTGGGATTCCTAATTTAACTGCCTCATCACGCTTCAACAGTTCAAACCCGTAGCTTTTCATAAGTTCCGTAAAATACGTAAAGTTTACCAAATATTCCTTGATTGTTTTGTTAATTGAGTCTTGATAAACATCGATTGCATATCCTACACAGCTAATATCAGGGTCATATGTTGTTTGGCTATATTCTTTTGTAACCTCCCAAATTTTGTCACCATCGATATTTAAACCAATAGACTTCCCCCTTTCTAAAGAACGAAGAGCATGAAACATCGACGCACCATCATAACAGCTTCCGATAAAATATCCACCCACTTTGGTGCACTGACTTACATTTTTAAGAAACTGGTTTAATTTTTCTATATTTTCGAAGAAGTAGTGTAAGGCGAATTGACATGACGATATATTGAAACCATCAGTCGCTTTTCCATATTGGCGGTAAACACCCTTCCCTAAAATAGACTCGTCTTTGGGGCCATCATTAAATAATGCGCGAACAATTTCCTTTCCTTTCTCAGTAAACATTGCGTCGCCAGATTTAATATTTACACCACTGTTTCCGTTTACAAATAGTGCATAGGGCATTGAGTAAAATTTCTTCCTATAGTTTAAGAACCGTGCACACGCTCCATCAAGGCGGTTCTCAATATTATCTTTCGACAAATCTATACCAAATACGAATGCTAATTTTGCCTCAATCCATTTAGGAAAGTCGCCGGCTTTACCCACAGCATAGTCAATGAGCGTATTTCCTTTCGCTGCCGTTTTGGTAATAAGCATTTTTTTAACAAATAGGTTATGAAAGTCGCGCATCGAACGCGTCTTGTTGTCGCCACTAGACTTATTATAATACACATCATCGTCGGCGAGTTCATCGGGTATATTTTGACCAGTAGTTATCATCTCCAAGGTAATAGGATTATGGATAGAGTACCAATTACTGTTAGCAACATGATATGCGTTTCCATAATTTTTAATACCGCGTTTATATTCGGCAGTTTTATCATAGCGAACACGTTCGGCAACCCATCTCCAGTGTTTGGGGCGACTGGCGTCATAACTAAACTCTACAATTGTTTCATCATCGAATATTTCATCTTGGCTAGTAAACATTTGTAAAACGCCATTTTGGTCTTCGCGGAGCGGGATGTTACATATACATGCCTCTGGGTCATAAGGGTTGGTTGGATAAAATGGTACGGGTTTATAGCCTTCGCTGGTATCAACCTCGCCGGCGTGAGGTAGTTTATCATCGATAACAGCGGCACAAGGATTAATATAGCCGTGTTTGCGTTCGTCGTAACCAACACGCAAAATGATTGTTTTATACTGTTGGAGCTGTTCGCTTTTCATATTATCTACACCATTTTCAAATATATTGCCCACCATATCAGTGCCGTTTTTATTTTTTTTAGTTGTAATTAAGAAGTCAATTGTGTTTTGATTGAGCGGTTTCCATTTAAATGACATATCCCATGTTACCTTGTGGAGTGGTCCAGCAACGCCTACTTTGTTACTGGCGACACCGGTATTGCAAGGTGTAAATATAAGACCATCAGTTTCATATTCAAATGTGCCGGCTTTTTGACCGGATATAATAGAGTTAGCACAAGCAAATATGCTTTTGTCTGGGGAGGCGATTTGGAATTTTTTAATATTAATTTTTATAGGAATATTGTCGCCGGTGATGACCGAGTGTATATTCATTTCACTTACCACCTGTTTAAGTAATAAAAGTCGTGACTCTTCGTTGCCCTTTCTAGCTCCACGAGGCAATTCTTCTTCACGAAGTTCCATGTCTTTCTTCTGTGATGACCGAGCACGTGCACCCTCACGAATATCTGCTTCTGATTCAAATTCTTCTTGTCCTTCACCTAACATTTCATCAACCTCGGCGCTTGCTTTTTTATCGGAATCAGATATAATAACAAATGCGCTGCGTCGAACATCTCTACCGTTTATAAAGTATATATCAAATGCTGCGAACAAGTTAATAAATTCACCATTTTTATTGTGTATAATATGTTCGCCGTCAATAAGTGTATTGTATATACGTTCTTCGCGTGATACGGCACCAGTAAATTCAAAATTCATATTTGTGTTTACTAAATATATGCGACCTGTTGGGCAAATATATAACATTTTTCTCATACCATCTGCTTTATCAGTTACAGTATAATTATTTCTAATATTGGGTATAGAGCAGTCATCGTTTATGGGTGCAATATTTAATACTTGAAGAGTGTACGATGATGGACCGATAAAATGATTTGGTGTTAAGGTAATCTGCTCGGTGTCGCGGAGTTCCAAATCATGTTCAGAACCTTTTCCACCTTTCTCCGACTTTGATTTTAGTTTTTCTCTTTTTTCTTCGGGGTGCAACAGATAATAGTAGTCCTTTTTTGTTATATTTAGTTCATCATAAGATACGGGAAAATTTGTACCCTGAATTCCTGCTAATATTATTTTAATACCGGTGCGCAGTGTGTCGGCGACGACAATAGCATTATTCATTTTTTTGCCGATACCGACTAGAGAGTTATCCATTTCAATTTCAATCTCGTATTTGGGTTCGCAATCGGTTGTTTTGGATGCTTGGAAAGAATATTCGGGTATAAGATGTCCGTCGCGGCGGTGAGATTCTTTAACAACGGACATATCTACATGAAATGGGTAGTTATCGTGAATCAAAGTTGTGCGGTTAATATGGCGAAATATTTTTTTCTCTTTGACCCAGGTAGATAATATAGATTGACCGAGACTGGAGGTTATATTTATCATCTTTTCCTTTTGATAACTGAGGCGAAAATTGAAGTCGTCGAAATTGACGGGTCGTATAATTTCGGAGCCTTCTTTTGCTTGTGTTTTTTGAACAAAGCGGTAGTTAATATCCTCGAGGCGGTCATTTCTGCAGTATTTTTGTATATTACTTAAACCGTAAATTTCTGTTCTAATATTTGACAATTTCGTTTTGCCTGTGCCGATATCTGTGAACTCTGATTGAATTTTGAGACAGTATTCTTGTGATTTTACAATTTTGAAACCGCATGAGAGTAATTTTTTAACGACATTATCAAAGTCATCTTTTGTAATTTCTTTGATGCCTCTTGTTCCGAATTTTACTTCAAGCTCTGATACACCATCTTCTTTTTTAAAAATGTTGTCTAAATATTTTTGTGTCATGATATTGAACATTTCCTTAGGGTTGGGATTTGGATTCGATCGAGACATATCTCTATCTGTGTTGTATATATAATCCTACTATTATTTTAAATTGTAATCAATTTTATATTACAATTTAAAAGTAAAAATAAAAATAAAAATAAAAATAAAAATAAAAATAAAAATAAAAAAAAGTAGCCATAACTATAATAAAAATTTTCAAATAAAAAAGTATTAAACATAAACTCATATTTCATGCACTCATGCACTCATGCACTCATAACTTTTGTAGGATAGACGAATACAATTCCGCTTTTGTTTTCTTTTTGTTTGTTGTTTCACAAACAACCGCAATATCAAGTTTAGAACATATATTAACAAGATCCTGTACAGAGTATACAGTAACAGGACGAAGAGGTTTATCAAGACTATCAAGTTTCCAATATTTTTCTTTGATTTTTTCTATATAATCGGAATGTTTGCTCAATGTTTCAGTTGCATTTATATCGACAGGTAGACAAATTGAGTAGTTATTTGTTTCTGCGTTGTATTTGATAATGTGTATAGGTTTTTCTATACTCGAAATCATTTCATAATAGGTATTTTTATAGATATAAAAAATATTTAAATTATAACATAAACAAAGAGCATATAAAGTTTTAGCATTAATATTTGTTGAACCAAGGAGACCAGATTCGAAACATGTCTTTGATATTTTATGCTCCTTTAAACAGGTTTTACCTTCACCCTTTTTTACTTTCTCAATGGTTTGAATTTTGAACTGTTGTTCAGCGGTAAAATAGTTAGATTCGTATTCGTAAGAAGCAAAGCCATTATAAATAATATAAAAACACCAGAAGAGTGAGTTAGACTGAGATGGGGTAAAATATTGTAAATTTGTGCTTTCTTGTTTATTATCGTGTTCATTATTGTGTTCATTACTTACCGATGTAACAATATTTTTGTCTTTATTTGTGATTGTAGTTGTAGTTGTAGTTGTACTTGTGGTTGTGGTTTTGGTGTTGGTTTTAGTCGACTTTGGAATTTCCATTGTAAAATTCTGACAATTTTTTAAAAAACATTCAGATAGCATTATATTTTTTAATTCTTTTATTTTTTCTTCCATTTTGTTTATGGTTGATGCATATAAATTATATTGTTCGGTCATATTTGTAAATTGTTTTTTTACAACTGAATTCAAAGATGATGCTACAGATTCTTCACCATTTATGTTTTTTGTTTTTTTTAGTTCATGTTGTGACTGTGTTGACATTTATTTAGATTATAACTTTTTGAATTGTCTAGATGTTTATGTTATACTTATACTTAAACATGTCTTTATTATAGTTTAAATATTATATATGGATGTAGGTGGTTCGATATATAGTATAATGTAAAATAAGCTTTGTAAATCATTTAAAGAATGAAGTAACAATTTTTTCTTTTTCTTTTTCAATTTCGTTTAGTTGGTCTTCTTGTTTATTTACATAACTTAAATACTTATAAACTTTGTCTAGAATAGGAGAATCTACATATGTTAGGTTAATAAAAACACCATTTTTATTTTCATTAACTAATACCCCATTGTCATTAAATATTCTTAATATTTCTATTTGGTGAAATGTGTTAGTCGATTCGATTCGTTCTTTTAAAAATTTTAAAGAGTCTACAAAGTACTTATTATCTGATACATATTTTTTGGTATGATATAAAGATGTTATATTTTCTACTGTTTCCATTTATAGTTAAGTAAAAAAATCTTTCTATATATTTTTATTCCAAAATTATATTTTACTTAATATGAATCTTAATATGAATTATAAATATAGTATATTTATTTATGCTTCTAAATTGCTCTTAATTGTTTTTTTTGCAGCCTTCGGTTCTTTGGGAGCCTTCGGTTCTTTGGGAGCCTTTGGTTCTTTGGGAGCCTTCGGTTCTTTGGGAGCCTTTGGTTCTTTGGGAGCCGGTGCAGATGTAGATGATGATGATGATGATGAGGATGATGAGGATGATGATGATGAGGATGAGGATGAGGATGAGGATGAGGATGATGTAGTAATAATTTCACCCAAAGAACCAAAATTGGTAGTAGATGCGGTTGTAACTGATTTTTTAGGTGTTTTCAAAGAAATGCGCTCCTTTTTCGGGGGAACTAATTCTCCAATGATTTGAATAAATTTATCATTCATTTCAAAGCGTTTGCCGATAACCCTTACTGCTATTTTTTCGCCTTCTTTGACTGTATTGTAGTAAGTATTTTGTGTAAGCATACTATAGTCTCGTGAAATATATACAATGACGGGTAAATGCTTGTCGTGTGAAATTGCACGAATCCCTGCTTGTGTAATATTATTAGCGATACAGTTAATTATAGCATTTTGAGCGGGGTTACAAATAAAACACTCTATTACGAGATTGAATTGTACATTTTTAGCAACTATTTTTCCGCACTTAAAGTCGACAATTCGTACAGTTTCTGGTTTAATAAATCCTTCTGAAATACATCTACCCTCGATACAACTTACAAGAGTAGTATGTAGAAGCGCAAGAATATTGCTTCTACTAGATGCATGCATATTAATCAGTATAAATGGTATTAAAATATCATAGTTAAATTGTGTCAACTTATATAAACCATCGTCATCTTCTTCATCTTCCTCGTGAGTATTGTTTGCACTTGCACTTGCACTTGCACTTGCACTTGCACTTGAATCTCCATCCTCATTATGGATATTGCTATTTGATACTTCTGAATCAGGTGAATCAGCTGGAGACACGATTTCATTTTTAAAATTATAGTCAATTGTTCCTATACAATCTTCGGCTCCTTCACCTGAACTATCGACCTCTATAAACTTCGGCGTAATTGTAATCGTTGTAGTATTTGTAGTAGTAGTTGTAGAAGCGGTACCATTCTTTTTGGAACGACCTCTTTTTTTTGGTTCAACTACAGTAGAAGTAGTAGTAAACGTAATAGGAGGATATTCAGGTGTAGATGCGATTGTAGACATAGACATTGTTAAAGATTTTTTGATACGAAAGGATGTTACTTTACTATATTAATTTATCTTTATAATAGTTTCAATTTTATTTTATATTAACAATTAAATACAAAATAAATAAATAGAAATACAATTTAAAATAACATAATAAAATTATCTAATGTGTTACTATTCATCTTCAACATTACCCTTATCTTCTTGACCTTCACCTTCACCTTCACCCTCATTTTTACCTTCAACTTCACCCTCAACTTTACCTTCAACTTCTGAAATTTCTTTTGCTGGTTTTTCAGATTCTTCAGGTTCTTCTAATTCTTCCGGTTCATCAGGTTCTTCCTCACTAGCAACGGCAGCGGCAGCTGAATCAGCCTCATTTGATATTTGAAATTCTCCCAACATGTCGCTATTTTCTTCTAAAACTACCGATAAAGGATTACCTTTTTTCTTTGCATTTTCTATTTCACGCATTACACTGGGCCCCGACTCTCTTTCCTGTTTTAATTCTAGTTCGCCGATTACAGATACAAAGGGATCATTCAATTCAAATCTTTGACCTATTACACGAACCATTATAATATCTCCTTCTTTTAATTCAGAAAAATAAGCAACATTGTAATGATGGTCTCTAGCAATAAAAATATTTAAAGGTGAATATTCACCTTCATCGGTATGTGCTAAAATACCAGCATTTGTTATATTTTTAACAGCACATGATATTCTCATACCTTGAGGAGGATTACAGACCAAATATTCAAACACAACGGTGAAAATAATACAATTCCCTACTATAGTTCCGCTTGAAAATGTAACAATTTTAACTGAACCACGTTTTACATAACCCTCGATACAACACTTCCCTTCAAAATTATTACTTAAAATTTGTTCGAGAATTTCGGCAATATTTGTTCCCACATATTTTATGGGTACAGATAATTTTTTAGAAATTATATTTTTAATATATAGTGACATTTTGCCTGCTACGGCATTTCTTCTAGATTGGCTTGATGATGCTATTCTACTACTCATGATTTAAATATGTTTTGATTTTATATATAATATATGTAAATAAATGTTATATATATTAATTTACATATATTATTTTACATATATTATTTTACATATATTAATGAATTCAAATAATTTAAATAATTCAATTAAATCATCTTAATGTTTAGATTTTATTGAGTAAAACCTGTACTGGGGTTAAAAACCATCTTTTTTCGTCTTGTCTTATCGTGTCAAAATAGCGTAGAATGAATTCCTGTAAAATACATAACTCTATTTCATTTGTATCTCTTTTATTTGAAACAGACAATGGTTTACTACTATCTAAAGAAATACGATTGATAAACAACTGAATTAATATTTCATCCGGTATAGGAACTACTTCCCCATTCTCATCTGTACGACTTTCAATACCATAGTTTAAGTATTCATCTCTTTTTGACTTCGGTAAAGCATCTACTATTTCGTTTATTTTTGGTGGCTCTAAAATATCTTTTATATTTTTCTCAGTTTTTGCTCTACCAGCTTGGTCACATCTTGATGCTATACTACTTGCAAATGACTTAGCTTTAGCTTTACCTTTACCTACAGTTATTTTCTTTGTTTTAAAAATTAACGACGAAAAATCTTTTCGCTTTATTGATGTTATAAATCCAATATAGTTATTTAAAGGAGTCTCGGCAGTTATTGCATTTTTGTCAGAAATATCGGTTTTAAAATATTCAATATCTGCTGGACCTGCGGGTTTCCATATATTAAGTTTTGTATCTTTTATAAATAACTGATATGTTCCATCAAGGTTAATCAATAATACTCCTTCGATACCGTTTCTGCTATGTAAAATATTATTTTCATAGTATTCCTCTATTAGTTCGTCAAATACATACTTTTCAGGATTGTCTCGTCTTTCGGCAAGTGTTTCACGTCCTTTTGGAGAAATTATATAATTAAGAATTGAAAGTGTTTCATCTATATTCAATTCTTCTAAAATATGCGATACAACTAATTTTTGTATTAACTCAGGTGGAATAAAAGATAACTTTGTTTCTAAAATATTACCACAATTATAATACCAATCATTATTGCCCCTCTTATAAATATTTCGTTTATTAGCTTCATTAAATAGTTTTTTAGCTTTTATTAATGCTTTCGGTTCCTTCTTAACTGTCGAAAAATATTTGAAGAGTTCGTCTTCCCTTTCAATTTCTCCTTCAACGTCCCCTTCTTCTACATCTTCTTCTAATGCTTCTTCAAGAGTTGATAATTTTTTTCCAGGCTTAGCCTTTGATGATGCACGCGATTGTTGTATACTTGAAATATACGACTTTTTAACCTCCTCAAAATAATTTTTTTCTTTATTTGGTTTGAAAACAATTTTTTCACGTTTAAAATCCACAGGTTTTTGTCTATCGCGAATAGGTATTATGGGATTATCTAACTCAAGTGGTTGAAATAAATAGTACGAACCAATATTTACAAGTCTCCCGTATCTACCATATTTATCACGAATATATTCATTCTTGTCTTCTATTAACTGTGTAAGAGCAATATCGATTGCTTCTATGGGATATTTTTTATTATAGTTAATTGTAGAAATTAAGTCGCTTGATATATCCTGTATTTTTTCACCCGGCGACGTTCTTTTGTAAAAGTATCTTTCTTGAAAAATATCGCGTATCCTCTGTATAATTTTGTCAGTATTCATGGTTATAATTGCATCTGTAAAAATATCTTTTCTTGTTCCAATACGACTTTCAGCCATTCCTGGTTTACAACTAAAAACGCACTCCATATAGTCGCAAACAGATGAATAATTTTTATCGCCGATTTTATATTTAATATCTATACTAGATTTAGTTGTAGGGTCATACGAAGAAAGTATTTGCATTACAGGTTCGTCGTTTAATTTTTCGTCGAATTTTTCTTCAGTAAAATTTGTTTGGTCAATATTAAGAAGACAGTCTACAGCATTTTCTTTTAATACGCGACTTACTTCGCCAATATAGCGTGCTTTTCTTTCAGACAAACGATACATATAAATATCGGCAGCTTCTTCAGCGGGTGTATTTGTCAAAATAGAACCATGTAAAAATATCTGAACATTTCTTTTTTCGAATTCTAAGTCTTTGTGACTACAGTTTCTCACTGCACGCCCAATAGTTTGCTCTACTAAATTAATATTATACCATGGTTCAAGTATATGAACTTGTCGAATATTTTTAAAATCAAGTCCTTCAGTTCCAGACTTTGAAATAATAATGACTTTAACAAATCGCCCATCGAAGTTTGCCTCATTGCTAGCAGCTTTAACGTCTCCTATATTATCAGGAGACAGCGCTGCTTCACCAGAAATGACCACATATTTTGCCGGGAAAAATGTCTCATTCGCTCGCATTTCGCTTCTTTGGCGAGACGTAATTCCATCTATCTGTCTTACTCCATCTGGAGGGTTATTAAATAAGGACATGGCTTTAGTTCCATATCGTGTAAGCCCCATACTTTCTAGTGCGAGAGCCATAGGTATTACACCGCCCTCGATATAAAAACTGTAAATTAATATAATACCTTCTGATTTGTATATATTGTCGCAAATATTCTTTATTTTTGAGCTATAGTCGCCTATTAAATCTCGGGAAAATATGTGCGGTTTATCTTCCTTATATTCGAAGCCGGTTTTTGTCTCTTCATCATAATTCATAATATTTCTAAGACCATATTTGCCTACAAGAAGACGAATATCATAGTTGGGATTTTCGGAAGCAGGATTAAAGTCATCGGATGGGTATGAAATATTGAGTGCTTCAACTGGGCTTCGCAAGATGTTAATACCTACAGAAACGGATTCTTCAATATTGCGCATTTCATCTTTTTTCAAGGCAAGAAATTGTCGAATAATATATAAATAAACGCTTTGCTGATATTCGGATGCTCCTGTTAAATATATTTTATCTTGCATTCTAGACAGTTTTCGGTGTTCGGGTATTCGTGCGCCATTTATTTGTATGCTTGGAATTTGGTAACCACCTTTTTCGCCACTTGACTTTGGTGACTTGGAACCAGTAGTCGCACCAGAAAATGTATGTTCAGGAGAAAACTCATCGGGGTATATGCGAAAGGGAAATGTATATGGATTTTCGCCACGTATGTAGGATACGTAACCAGTTGAAAAACGCCGCAAATTTTCGCGGCCTGTTTCCATAATTTGTCCTGGGCCTTCATTTGTTTCTACAAATATTCCTTCATCGGGGTTAGGATTAAAAACATCGCGAATATCAATCTCAGCCCTCCCATCATTTAAACGCATAATATTGAGTAACCATATAATTTCACGGTAACTATTATACATTGGTGTTCCGGTTAAGAGAAGTAGACGTGTCATGAGAAACGGTCCAAATTTTACTAATTTTTCTAACTGTTCTGCAACAGCACGTGTGCCGCTTTTCTCATCTGTGCTTTTTATATTATGAAACTCGTCAATTACGATAAGAGAATTACCGAATACTAGTTTTAATTTCTGCATCATGATTTTAGTTCGATGAGACTTGTCAACGATTTCGTCACTTACCGTCGATGTTTTTTCAATAAGGTTCGCAAACTGGTCATAACCTAGAAAGCGGTATGATCGGCGAATAATCTTTTTAATTTCGGAGACGACTTTTTCTTCTTCCATTCCTTTCATATTCATCGGATTTATTTCTTTCAAATATTTGTTACCTGTACATGAGCGTATATTCCAAATACCGTCAATTAATTTGAGTTTATTTTTATCAAAAAGTTGTAGTTTGAAATTTTGCTGGACATTAGGACTAGCAACAATGATAATTTTTTGAGATGTTGACATGCCGATTTGAACAAGGTAGTCACGCATTTCTTCACATATTGTTATTGCAGAACATGTTTTGCCGGTTCCTAAACCGTGATATAGGAGAAGACTATTATATGGTGTTTGAAAAGAAAGAAAATTGCGAACAAATAACTGATGTGGAGATAATTCGAAGTCGGCGTTGCACATTTTATTGGAGTATTTTTTTATTGCTTCTAAACTATCCTGTACGGTTCCATCATATCTCGTATCCGCAAATTCCTTTTTAGATGCAATTTTAATATTAAATTCGGGATCGTCTAGAGTTGGATATAGAAAATTATACGTGTTTTCATCAGTTTGTGTTTCTAATTCTTCGGAAGGTGACGGAGGTGACTCGTCGCCAAGTTTTGAAAATTCTTCGTTAAAGTGTTGAATCGATTCTCTTTCTGCTTCACCTTTTTCTTTTAAGAATTTATTCTGTTGTCTTTTAGATTTTCTAGACATGTCGGGGTTAAAAATAAATTCTTTTTGTAGCTTTTGTTGTTCGGGGGACATATTTGAAAGAAGGCGTTCTTGCAACTCTTCTTGAAATTTAGACTCACTTCCTTCTATTTTACCTTCTGAGTCTCTACTTTCTGAGTCACTTATTCGTATTTCTTCAGAAGATTTTGCAGGTATGTAAGGTACTTCTTGTTCCGACGAAGATGATAATGATGGTATGGATGATGTACTTTTTTGTGTAGCTTTTGTGGATGACGATGTGGATGGCGATGGCGATGGCGATGATGACTTAGATGGCGCTGTTAGTGTTGTAGATGATGATTTTGATTTGGATTTGGCCGTTAAAGTAGATGATGACGATGGCGTTGGTGATGACGGCGATGATGGTGGTGGTGGTGCTTGTGCCTCTGCCTCTTCTTGTGCTTTCTGTTGTCTAATATGTTGTAAACTTTCTGCTGCAGCAGCTTCTACTTCTAAAGACGGTGCCCTTGATAAAACATCACCCCTAATATCATATCCAGGACTACCAGGGATACTTTCTTGTGAAGGTGTACCGGACATCACTAACCCTTCTTGACTTGGTGTGCTAATATCTCGGCCCCTTGATCTATCATCTTGACTGCCGCTTTTAGAAGATGAAATCTGTTCCCTTGGATGAACAGATATATTAATACCCGAATTCTTGCTGTTGCTCGGAAAAGAAATATTAAAATCTTGTATATTGCTTCTAGCAGTGGATGGTGTCATATTTCTGTCTGAAACGCGTGTTCCTGACGATGCTTTAGAAAGACTAGAAAAATTGGGAAAACTTAGAGACTGGCGAGATGCACTTGATATTGATGGTGCATTGCTTTTTTTATCCTGGCTAAAACTAGTATTTTCAGAAACATTGCGCTGGTTACCCGGACCTGGACCTTTACCAGGTGAAGATTCTGATGATAATGATGGCGATGACGAACTACCTAAAAAAGAACCAACAGAACCTGGAGGCATAGAAAACTTAACATCTGAAAGAACGGGCATTAAAATAATACCTTTATTTGAGTCGGCTACAACTTTTATAAAGGGGTCTAGTGAAGATAATGCAGAAGCAGCAGCAGCAGCGGGACCAGCGCGTACGCCAGCACCTTGTCCTTGTCCTTGTCCTTGTCCTTGTCCTGGATTAAGCAATGTGCGAAGATTTTCTGGAATATTAATTTGTTTAATTTTTATTGATGGTTTTTTGGGGTTTTGGTCTTGTTTTTTATTCGGGTCTTGTTCCATTTAATATATACTATAAATGAATAAGTAATTCTTATATAATGTTAATATAATCTATATTCTTGTAAAACTTTATTTATTTTTTCAATTATATTAATTTTTTCTAAATTATAAGGTCGAATACAATTTATACATTCTTCAAAACTAACCCATTTTATATTTCTAACTTCTGATTTTTGATATTCTTGAATCTCTTTAATATTATTTGTCATGTGAGCAAGGTAATATTTGTGTTTATAACTTTTAATATTTGACCCGATAAACATTTCTTCATATGGTATGATATTTTCAATAAGTTTAAAATCGCATAAAGCATATCCTGTTTCTTCTGTAAACTCTCGGAGACCACAGTCAATATCCTTTTCTTGATAATTTCTGCGCCCTTTAGGAAAACCCCATTCTGGTTCATTCCAGCTTGTAGTAGAAGAATCGATTAATGATTTTAAATTATATTCAATATCTTTAATTTTAATTCCTTTTTTCAAAGATTCGAATTTATCTTTAGATGATGTTTCTTCACCTCTATATTGAAGACCTGAATATTCTCCCCATAGTAGTTTCCACATATCTTCGAATTTCATATTTAACAGTTTGTTTTTTTCTTCAAGTGTCATTTCATTAATCAATGTTTGTATGTACTGTAAGTTAAATAAAGGATATTTACCACGTATAAATTCTACAAATCCGAAACTATCATTTCTTTGTATTAAAAGATATTCGAGACAGTTATTTGTTGTACTATACCTAAATGAAATGATTCCAATACTTGTTATGGGATTTTTACATTCTGCTAATAAATGTCCCGTTTTCCCACAATTATTGCAAAAATTATTATATGTTAATTTTAATGATTTTGAATTCATAGTTATATGTATTCTTTGTTATCTTTTTATATTGTTTCTAATTAGAAATGGTATTAGATTCAAATGTTTGGGGTCCGCATTATTGGTTCGTTCTTTTGTCTATAGCTATTTGTTATCCGATTCACCCTAATGATGTAACAAAGAAAAAGTACTATGAACTAATTCATAATTTTCCATTATTTATGCCTGATTCAAGGATAGGTAATAAATTTAGCGATTTAATTGATAAATACCCAATAACCCCTTACTTGGATAGTCGTGACTCATTTATTAAATGGGTTCATTTTATACATAACCGTGTGAATAAAATGACTGGTAAAGCTGAAATATCTCTTACTCAAGCATTAAAGGAATATTACTATAATTACAAACCTAAAGCAATAAAGATACAAGAAGAGCTTAAATATAGGCAAAAATTAGTATTCTTTTTAATTTTAGTTGGAGGTATTGTAGGCGTATATTATTTGTACAAGAAATAAAATAAAATAAATAAAATATGTTAATATTATATGAATGAAAAATAAAAAAAATATAAATATAGTTACAAACAGTAAAATAAGAAGAAGAAGAAGAAGAACAATAACAAGAACAAAAAAAATAAAAATAAGAAAGAATAATAAAAAGGTAAATAGTATATATGATGGAGGTGCAGCTTTTGTGAAAGGTGGTTTTGGATGCGTATTTAAGCCTGCGTTAAATTGTAAAGATTCAGAATTAAACACACCTCCAAATTATGTGAGTAAACTTATTGACGCTAAACATGGTAAAAGGGAATATATGTACATACATAATATCAAAAAAAGATTAGAACATTTGCCTGCAAATATAAAGAAATATTTTTTGCTAGATAATGTTAATATGTGTGAACCGAAACCACTAACAGAACAAGATAAAGTAAAAATAGAAGAAGTATGTGACTATATTTTGACAGACAATAAAGATAAGACGACACAAGAACCGATAAATTCGCAAAATATAAATGATAATTTAGATAAGTTTAAAATAATAAATATGCCTGAGTTGAGTATATCTTTAAGTGCCTATATAAAAAAAAAAGATCTTACTCCTATAGATTTGGTTAACCTTAACAATAATATTATTGAATACTTGACAATTGTAATACCGACTTTATATAAAAATGGTGTAGTTCATGGTGATATTAAGCCTGATAACCTTATGTTTAACGTGTCAGATAACAACACACTTGTTGTAATAGACTGGGGATTATCATATGTGTTAGACAGTGATAGTAAAAATGTGCCGGAGGCTTTATATACTTTAGGTACTCAATGGCATCATCCGTTTTCTTCTTTTTTATTTAAAAAACATGTAACAGAAAAATATGACATTCTACTTCAAAAGTTAAAAAAGGAAGGAGTTAAAGTAACAAGAGATAGCTTGCGAGAATTTGCTATGTCAGCATATAAAACTTTTATGAGTAAACATGAGAAACAATTTTTATTTTTAAATGAGACATTCATGCATGTTTATGGCGAAGAGTTAGCGAAAAAATTAAAACAGGTTGGGCGCAATGACATTGAGAACTATATGTACAATCTGATTATTACTTATATCGTTGAATATATTATTGATGTATTGCTAACATATACGGTTGATTATAAACTAGAAATGGGAAGATATTTTTATGAAGTATATTTACTAAATGCTGATACATGGGGTATAATGTCTACATATAGTGAGTTAATTGATAATATACCTTTAATGACTAAAATGACAAGTGTTGCACGAAAGACAATTACTGGTATGTTGATGAAAATATTAACTCATAACTTGTATAAAAACGGCGGCAAAGTAATAAATATACATAAATTAGTAGATGATATTAAACAGTTAAATAAATATTTGATGAGTATAAGTATTAAAACAAGCCACAAAGAAAGTGTTGGTAAAGTTAGAAGTTCCGCTGTCGCGGCGATGGGTTTAAAAAAGTCTATGGTTGACAAAAAGTTAATGGGAAATGATATTATTTATGATAAATTAGAGAACTATTCTAATAAATCAAGGGGGCGACTTCCAAACGTTCAAGTTGCTGTAGTAACCGGAGGGTATAAAACAAGGAAAAATAGTAAAAATAGGAAATAAAATCTAGAAATAAAACCTGGAAATAAAATCTAGAAATAAAACCTAGAAATAAAATCTAGAAATAAAACCTAGAAATAAGTATATATGAATATAAAAATTATTATATGTTGAGTATATAGTTAACAATATATAATGAAGATAGAATTAATAATATTTATAGTAACAGGGTTATTGATTGCTAATACTTACTATGATGGTAAGTTAATAAAAATATTAAATACTGTAAAAACTAGTAAATATTTAAAAATGGCTACATTTGCTTTTGGTGGACTTTCGCTGTATTTATTTTTTAAGAAAAATCCGGATAATTCTAGAGAGTTTTTAGGGCGAGCAAATGATATGATAAAAACACTACCGATGACGCGTGAATCTATGGGTTTAATTAGTCCATTTTTAAACTTAACAAATACAAAATCATTTACAGATACAAATCAAGATATTTATATGAATGGTGGTGCTTTGAGTGATAGTAGTGGAAATGGAAATGGAAATGGAAATGGAAATGGAAATCATAATCCAAGTGTTAACCGGATGATGATGTCAGGCAGAGGAACTACGAAACGAAGTGTAAGCGAAACAAAGAAAAAGTTTGTTGCGGCAAACCAGAATTGGTTATGTGGAGATTGTAAACATCAGTTGCCTGCATGGTTTGAGGTAGATCATGTAATAGCTTTACATAATGGTGGTTCAAATGAGGTTAGTAATTTAGTAGCATTATGTCGAGATTGTCATGGTAAAAAAACGGCTATGGATAGATTAGACCATTCGTAGTTGTAGCAATGTATATATGTGTGTCTTTGTGTGTGTGTCTTTGTGTGTATAGTAAATCGAAAATCAAAAACAATAAATATCAAATGAATAAATGTTTTTATATATTAATTATAATAGGATAATATATAAAAATGGATAGTATACCATCCACAAATGCGACATCATCATCAACATCACCATTAAATATTATTTTATCAGTAACAAGATTTATTATTTTCGCATTATTGCTAGTGTCATTTGTTATGTTATTTACGACAGGTGGTCTAATAAAAAGTTACATGATAGGTATATTTTTATTTTTAATAATAGTGTCTATATGTGGTTATAATAATATAGCCAATTTAGGTATTTTTCAAAATATAAATTTTTTGACATTACTATGGTGTTTGCCTGTAATAATAGTGTTAGTTATTTCTAGAAAAGATTTATCTGAAAAAACAAGGGATATTACAGACCCTCTTTCGATTATATTAACAATTTTATTAGCATTAAATTTCACCATAGACTCAATTTTACAATTTATAGGCAACATTATTGGTTGGGTCGCGCGCCTATCTAATGTATTATTGCCTTTACTAATTGGACTAGTACTAGCAACCATGATATTAAGTGTTGTTTTTTACTGGGATAAAATAAGCACAAAGGTGAAATTATTATTTTTGGCCGCGGTAGTTTTAGGGGCTTTATTCATAATAAATGGTGAAAATATTATTGCATACATGGCGACAAATAGTATATCACTGGGTATAAATTTAATGGTTATTTTTGGTTTTGGTATTCTAAACTATATTTTATATAAATATACAGACAATGGATTATTAGCAAATGTATTTCAAATACTATCCGTATTATTTTTAGCAAGATGGATTTACTTATATGCTTTTAAGTTTTCCGGTTCATCCGGTGTTAAGACGTTCACATCTACGTTAGGAGCAGGAACAGATAAGAAACCTGCCCCCAACGCCTTTTTGTCTTACTTGACAGACATAAATTTTTACTGTGAAACAATAAAGTCTTTATTTACCGGGATAATTAAGTATTTTCTACTAGCAATATTTTTATTTTACGTATGGTTTACGATTTATATTTACTATAAAAATAGTTTCGAATTTTTAACTACATATAAAACTTTATCGCTTCTAGGATTTTTGGCGATTGGGGTACTATTATTGGTACTATTGATTTATACCATGTCGGGTAGTTCGGGTGTGAAAGAAATTGGCCCTTATACTGAACTTATATCTAAAATAAGTTTATCATTTATTGGTTTCGCGGTTGTTCTAGGATTAATTATTTATGGACTATCGAAGGTAATGTCTATACCATCTACTCTAGAACAGATTATAAGTATTATTAACTTTCTGTTACTAATGGGTCTTGTTGCATTAGTTCTTAGTCTATTTAACTTCAACACATCTAGTAGTTTAGTTTTATCTAATAATACTGGTTTAGGATTTATATTTACTTTCATTCTAAAACTAATTTTGTATATTCCTTGTTTTCTCATTGACTGTTCAAATGTGTTAAGAGAACAGTTACAGTTAGCAAAGAAAGAGTATACTGTTGTAATTATATTACTAATTGAGATAGCATTAATAGCTTCCAAGTTTTTGATTCCAAAAATATTTAATAAAGTAATAACTAATGATGGTATTGTGCTAACAGATAAAGTATATCCATTAGAAATAAAGAACCATGTACCTATTCCTCGCTCACTGAAGATCTTGACTAAAAGTGTAAACTATGGAGTATCTAGTTGGATATATATTCACCCTGTTCCAAATAATACGAATGAAGCGTATGTTCAAAATACATCATTGATTAATTGCGGAAATGTACCCGATATGCAATTTAATGCAGAAAAGGGTGCAATTATATTTTCTGTGGATGTTACAGACGCAAATGGAAGTAAACGTACCGTTATAGTTCCCGATAAAAAGACACAAAGAGATGTAAAAATAATATATTCGAGATGGAATAATGTTTTTGTAAATTTTATAGATGGTGGTATGGATATATTTGTAAACGGGGATTTAGTAATATCTGAACCAAATATAATACCCTATCAAAATCCAAATGGTGTGAATATAGGTTCATCGCCGGGTATATATGGAGAGATGTGTAATTTAGTATACTATAAGACGCCTGTATTGGCGCAAAACATAAAGTTAATGTATGAGTCTATGAAAGATATGAATCCTCCCATAACAGTGTAACCATGTATTTTTTATTTATTGTAAAGTATTAAATTATAATTATAATTATTGTTATTGTTATTATAATTATTGTTATTGTTATTATAATTATTGTTATTAAGAAAAATTTCTAGATGTATATTATAAATGGATTTAAAATTAATATTAGGTGTTGTAATTGTTGTGATACTTTTATATATTATATGGAGTTACTTTTTCACTTCAATGGAGGTACTCATGTCTTTTCAAAAAGGAACCGAATTATTTAGTATGTCTCTTGATAAGGTAGTGGATAGTTCTAAAAATAATTATTCATTTTCCGTGTGGACTTATATTGATGACTGGGGTGTAAACTATGGAAATAGTAAAAATATTTTAGCAGTAGCCCCTGGTACAAAGAGTCCATGCTTTTTTGCTTTGTATTTTTCTAAGACTACCAATGATTTGAATATATATATTGAGCCGGATAATCCGAATAGTGTAGGAAACAATGAAAATGTATATAATTCACTTTCATCTACTTGTAGTGTTACGAATTTTCCCTTGCAGACTTGGGTGAATATATCGGTTAGCGTATATAATCGCGCGATAGACGTGTATATAGATGGTAAATTAATAAAGACATGCAGTATGACTACAGTTGCATCGCCGCTTTCAAATAGTAGTACTATTTTCATTGGAGGAAATAAGACCCCTGATAATTATCAGGTTCCAGGATTTTCCGGTTTTATCGCCAGCGTGGTATATAGTCCTGATGTATTTAGTCCGAAAGAAGTATGGGATATTTACTCTAGAGGATACACTAATTCGGCGTTTGACTTGAATGCTCTTAAGAGATATAAACTGGAATTGGCTTTCTTGAAAGATAACTCAGTTTTGAAGAGTTTCAGCATTTAGATAAAAATGTAAAATTAACATTAAATAGTTAATAATTAATCAACTATTGATTAATTATTTTTAGTAGTAATATATTAAGCACTATATAAATATTTTATATCTAATATATAAATATAAATATAAATGGCTGAACCACAATCATTAAAAACTCCAGACCTTGAACCATCATTTAAGGATTTATTACCGGGTGCAGATGCATCACCAGGGCCTGGTGCTGGACGTGGTCCTGTCGCCGGTGCCGGTGCAGATATAGACGTCGAGCCTGGTACACAGTCAGGTTTCAAAGATTTTAGTTCAGCAAGCGTAGTCGAGGGGTCTAAAGATTTTTTAGAATCAAATAGTTGGGTTGCAAAGATTGCTTTTCTGTTAATGGTTATAATAGGGTTTGCTATTTTGTTTCGACTCATGGTTGCTCTTATTAGTTGGTTATTTTCCCCAAGTGGTAAAGTTATACTTGTGGATGGATATATAAATGGTTCTGATTCTACAATAATATCTCAAAACCCTGATATTAAAAAATCCATTACAATTATTCGCTCTAGTAATGAAAAGACCGGTATAGAGTTTACATGGTCCGTTTGGTTATTTTTGAATGGTTTTACAAATGATACAAAATATCATCATGTATTTAATAAGGGAAATAAAGAATCCAATGATGAGGGTATTGTTTCCCCAAATAATGCTCCTGGTTTATACATAAATCCCAAATATGATGGTATTCGTGTAATAATGAATTCGTTTAATGATCCATTGAGCGATACTATAGATATTACTGACTTGCCTATAGCAAAATGGATGAATGTAGTAATACGTGTACAAGGTAGAAACTGTGACGTATATGTTAATGGGCGTTTAACAAAGCGGCGCATTATGAAGGATGTAGTAAAGCAGAACTACGATGATGTAAATGTGTGTTTAAATGGCGGATTTGCTGGATATTTATCTAGCTTGACTTATTATAATAACGCAATAAGTATTGCCGAGATACAGGATATTCTTGTAAGTGGTCCTAAGATGAAATCAGCATCTAGAAGCTTTGATGATAACTTTAATAGACCACGGTATTTGGCGGATAGATGGTATTTTGACCAGAACGATGTACCTGCTATCAAATAAATACAACTGCAATTTTTAAGGTAGTAGTGTAACTAGTGTAACTAGTGTAACTATTTTGATGAAAACATGGGCCATTTGGTCCCGCCAGCTGAATATGTTTGTGGTTGTCTATAGTTATTAAACGGTGCATCTGTATTGAAACAAAGTATAACAGGTTTACCTGGTACGTTAGAACTACTAGATGGGTTACAAACAATAGGAGAAGGAATATTCCAACACGTTAATGTATTATTGACTTCTTGTAATCCTACATCTGGCGTGTTATCTATATTTGTAATATTAGGATATGTGTTTGTTTGTGACTGAGAAGCCCATGCTTTTTGTCGCGTAAGTTGATTTCTAGAAGCCATAGACCACAACATTGCTTTTGTAAAGTTTAGTCTTCCATTTGCCGGACACTGTAAAACATTTGCTTTCCTCTGCATGTCATACCCCGCATTAGCTATATTATTTTGTGCTGTTTTAAAACTAGGACAATTTGGTTCAAAACGTGACCACAAATATGTAGGTAGACTATTATTAAAAGGTGTGGCTTGTGCGATATTGGATGGTGCGCTACTTCCATTTGCGTTTGTAGCAGATACTTGGAAACAGTATGTGACACTATTATTTACGACAGCGACGCTATCAAAATTGGCGACGGTGTAACTTCTTATTGACCCTGACACTGAACCTAGTCCTTTATATAATTCCATCCAGTCGCCGAAGCCACCGACTTTATATTCGAGGGTGTATGTTATTGTTGATGTTCCCGATGAGGCATTCCATGATAAAGAAACAGTACCCCCATCTGCGGTTAATGCTACTAAATTTTGTGGTTGGGTTGGTGCGGACATTATATTATTATCTTTAAAGATTATAATATAGTATTGGATTATTATATTGGATTATTATATAATACTTTACTACATAAATTATTATCATGGGTTTATGTATTTATTCTACTACAAAAAAATCTAAAACTAAATGTAGAACTAAATGTAGAACTAAATCTAAAACTGAAACTAAATCTAAAACTAAAAATGCAAAAAAAACAATTAAAAAATATAGCAGTGATGATAAAAGTATTTGTTTGAAGTCGGGTGTACCTTTATATAATAATTCTGTGGTATTCCAGTACTATAGTAAAAGCAAGGATAATGAGTTACCTGGTATGGGTGCTGGTGAAAAGATTAAACATTGTGATGTTTCAAAATACGAAAAGCTTTCGTCTATACCAAACTGGAGAAAAATGTTGTCTAATTTTTGGGAACCTCCTGGTAACGACAAAACAAAGTCTCTTTTCACATTAGGAGGTCATAAGTGGCGAACTGTACAGCACTACCTACAGGGTATAAAATATATGAAAGAAAATCCTAAATATTATCGTGAATTTTCATTAGACTCTGGTTCAGCATTTTGCAAAAATCCATTACTAGCAAAAAAGATGTATAAAGATATACCATCAGATACAGATTTTAAGATGCGCGAAGAAGCAGAACGCGAAAAAGCATTATATGCTAAATATAGCCAGAATATATATTTAAAAAATATGCTTTTAAATACATTGAATGCGAAACTAGTACACTTTAGACGAGGTAAACCGCCGCTAATATCTAACGAGCTTATGCGTGTAAGGCAAAAACTTCGAAAAGAAGTCTGTAAAGATAATAACTAACTGTCTTGTTAATTTATACCCTAAGTCGAGGGTTTACGCATACATCCATGGTCGGAAAAATATCACCCGACATACATTTCATATCTTGCGAAACTTCAATACAGCTTCTAAATCCTCTATCTTCGCCAATATAACAGTATCCAGATTTTGATCTCGGTATTTGAGTACTACTTGTAGCATCATCAGCAACAGGGTTCTGATTTTTAAGAGCATACTCCAATGCTTTCTTTACCGATTCTTCCTTTTCTTTTTCACGACTTGTCTCTTCTTGATAGGATTCTGGAGATGAAGCAGGAGGGCGAGCAGATTCGCCCTTGTTTATTAACGGGGTTCTTCTTTCATTTGGTTGGATAGGAATAGGTTGCAAATAGGGGTCAGCGCGAGGCATACCTGTGGATGCGGGTCCAGGTGTTGAGGCGGTTGTCGAAGTTGTACTTGTTGGAGTTACCGTTACTGGTTTTGTGCCGATATTTGTATCGAGTTGGTTTATTGTATTTGTCCCGGTATTAGAGTCGTTGCCGGGTAGTGAACCACCAGTTCTATCTGCGATAACGGGTGTAGCCTTCATTAAACCGATAGATACTAGTAGTGGTGCAATGTTTGTATCAAAAAACTGCTTAATCCACTCTGCAACATTACCTAAATATCCTGTTAAGTTGAGAGTAAATATGAGAACTATAAGTAAAACAACTATTACTCTAAATACGAACCACCATGTTGATGGGGGTGCTTCTTGCCCGGTAGAACTTGCGACAGATGCTGCTTCTGATGGAGATAAAATGGATAGTAGTTTATTTGATTTAAATGTGATACCTTCATCCGCGTCGGCGGCATCCATATCGGATCCATTTGTTTGTGGTGTTGGTTCTTCGGGTTTTTTAACGTCGCGTTTGTTCAAAAAATCGAAAAACGAAGATTTACTTTCTTCTTTAGGCTGTACATCATCGCCTCCTTTTAGCATGCTGAGTGCACGTTTTAAAGAATTAGATTTACTTTTTGTTTTCTTGTTTGATTTAGATTTTTCTTTCATCTTATTAAAATATAACTATAAAATATTTAATGATTTAGTTTTTTATTATTTATTTATTTTGTTATTTATTATGTTATTTATTATGTTATTTATTTTGTTATTTATTAATATTTATATATTGTATTATACTATACTAAACAATACAATAAAAATAAACTAAATGAATTCTTTTATTGTATCTTCAATACTGTTAGTTCTTGTTGACTCGATTTATTTGTACTTTGTTGGAAAACCGGTATTTGAGAAAACGGTAGCAGCGATTCAGAACTCATCACTTGTTGTGAATATAGCACCGGCAGTTTTCACATATATTCTTATGGCGATTCTTCTTAATTATTTTATTATATCTGTAAACAAGTCGGCATTTGATGCGTTTATATTGGGATTCTGTACATATGGTATTTTTGATTTTACCAATATGGCTATTTTTAAGAAATATAATTTAAGAACTGCGATTACTGATACTTTATGGGGCGCAATATTGTTTTTTTCTGTTACTACTATCACTTATTATTTAAAGAAGGCGAAGGTGTTTTAAATTAGCTTGCCTGCTCATTCATTATGAAATCAAATTTATTCATCATTTGTAACTTGTCAATCGACTTTTCGAGAGAGCTTTTTCGAATATCTGTCATTAAGTAGTCTACTTTAGGGCCTATTTCATTTTTCTTTATTTGTTTATAAACTGAATTTATTTTTTTTACTACGGATTCTACTAACTCCTTGTCTTTTGTTATTTCTATTTTAGTATCATATTTTTCGGTTAAAATAGAAATTGCGTAATATATCAAGTAACGCCGCTTTTTTTTAACACCTGGTGTATATTTTAAGCAATATAGGTTTAATATACTATTGAGTATTTTAACTTTTATGTTATCATGATTTTTCGAATTATTGATTATTATTTCCCATAGAATCCAAATAGGGTCCATTTGAAACTTTTCATCTACGGGTATATTACTTCTGCGTTCGCATAGACACTTTTCCTTTTTTTTTGCACATATTTTTTGAAATTCCATTACCCATTCTAGCCAATAACATGCTTGTAAGGCATTATTCGATTCAGGTGATATATGATATGCAAATTCATTAATAGCAATAAATAATTCTTTAGGGTCATCTTTGCGATAAATGGACTGGGCATATGATACGGAAGGTGCTTTTAATTTATTTGACATGTGTGTTATATCATATTCTTCTTGATTGTTTATTTTTATACCTTGGAAGCTATGTTTTTTGTTGCTGGAACATATAATACAAATTATTTCTGCAAACATGCTTCTTATTTTGGGGTTATTTCTTAAACGTAACAAGTCATCCCTGTAGCCGGAAGATATAATAGTTTTAAAGTTTTCATATCGCATTTCTAAGTATATTGCTAATTTTGGATTAGCCAAGTGAATATGTTTTCCTAAAAATGTTAGTATAATATCCCATAAGTCTAAAAATTGTCCGGCACAAATAAGTTCGGAACTCCAGTTACATGCGTGTTCAATTTTTCCATTAAGCATAGAGTTTAGTAATTCTTTTCGTACATCTGTTTTTTTATATTTTGAGAAAGACTCTCCTTTAAATTCAGAGAGAGTCCTTATATCATTAATTTGAAATTCTTGTTCCATATACTATTTTTTCTATAAAAAATATATATTAATAATACATATAAATAAATGACAATTATTGACACAGCAATTAATAGAATAAATACTTCTTCGTGTTGGGTAGTAATGTTGGTATTTTTAATTATTCTTGTATCTGTTGTATACATTTATCGCTTATTCTTTTTAGAAACAACGTCTAAAGAAAGTGGTTCTACTACAAACCAAGAGGGTTTCACTATAAATCAAGATTTTACATTAAAAACAGGCGAAGAATCTCTTGATGATTTTTATGCTAATATGTATGAAAACTTATTTTATCGTGATATATATGATGATTATGAAGTTGGTATTATTTTAAATAAGGCTGCTCCTGTTACTCGAACAGATGCTTTAGTAATAGGTTCTAAAACGGGTAAACATGTAGACACGCTAAGAGAAAAGGGTTATAATGGTTATGGTATGGAAAAGTCGAATAATATGATAGAGTATTCGGCAAAAAAATATCCAGAGAATAAGTATATTTTAGGAGATGGTACAAATCAGCTTACATTTGATTCGGAGAAGTTTACATTGATTACTTTGCTGGATTTTACTATTTATAGTATTTCAAATAGGCGAATGTTGTTTGAGAATTGTTATAAGTGGTTAGCTCCTGGTGGATTTTTAGCGATTCATTTAATAAATGTTGGAGGTTTTTATGATTCGCAGACATATGGTGCGAGAGAGCGAAGATTCTCACCATCAGTTATGCGTTTATTTAATAATAATCATGTTAAAAATCCTTTAGGAAACAATGATGCTGTTGTAGACGATATCATATATAAGTCGGATATGTTTATGAATGATCCGGATAGTATAGAACTTAGAGAGACATTTAAAAATAGGAAAAATGGTAAAAAGCGACAAAATGTTCAGAAATTCATAACACCAGACCAGACTGTAATTTTAAGCGAAGCTAAAGATTCTGGTTTTAATATGTTATCACAGTTTGATCTTCTCCCTTATGATAAACCATTCCAATATATATATATTTTATATAAACCTGCAAACTAATCAACGTGAAACTGTTCACTCTATCTTTATGGCGATATATGGATACTATTAAACATATGAGACGTTACAGATGCGTGAGATTAATCGAAATTCGATTGATAAATTGATAACTCATATTCTTATAAATAGTTGTGCATATTCGTATAAAATCGTACGAAATCTTGTAAATTATATGTTGATAGTTATTATGATATGTTATTGTATTATATCATAATAAGTGTAGTAATATTTATTTTAATATTAAATGGTTATAATAAAGTAAAGTATAAATTTTGGGCGAGTCAGCCTATATTTTATAGATATAATATTGTAAACTGGTGCAGGTTAAATACAGTATTATCATATGAAAATCCTGCAGAAACTATTCATTTAAATTTTTTAAATAATACTGTATCTTATATTACGAATACTAATGTTCCGGCCAAAATAGGTAATATATATATAAACGAAATTGATAAAAGTATTAAGTATTATGAAGATATAATATTGTTGATAAATAATTATCCATATTTTAATAAAAAATATAATAATGGTAATATTAAATTTTTAGATGTTAACCGAAAAATGGATAAAATGGTACTAAAAGTACTATTAGAAAACCATGACTATGATCCAATAGTAACAGTAAACTATAAAAATATATATAAAAGTGATAATGATGCTTCAAATATTATTTCTATACGTAACATAGTTGGTGTAGTTATTTCAATACCACTTTACTGTTTTTTTAAAAATAAAAAAGGTACTAATGCATCAATGCCTATTTATTTTTCACAGATTTATTATAACTCGCAAGAAATAGACGAGACACATGTGACGGAGATGATTAAAACGTATAACTATAAAATGTTTAGTGATTGGGACGAGGTACTAAGGAGAGAGCGAGATTATATACACTCTGAAAAACATGAGGTGCAACAGATGCGTGAGATTAATCAAAAATCGGATGACGTAAATAAAAAATCAAATACTGCAAATACTGACAAGATTGAGAATATTTATGAAAAAAATGGATTAAAGGTAGTAAAAAGTAAGGAAAAGATATGCACATCTATTTTCAAGTATACTGGAATAAATATACCAAAACTGGTTGTTCCGTTTGTAGAATATCATTCTTTTTATATTCCTATAGTAAACTGGAATAAGGTAGAGTATCGGTTTCATCCGAGTATACAGTTAATACAAATAGGTACTCAAAATATAAACATTTTTCTAGATTATTTACAGTTATATCATACAAATAATGTTACAATGAGCAACGACAGTAATAAATATTATAGGTTATTTGAAGTATCAATATTGCCGTCATTTTCTCATGTATTTCATCTTATAAAAAGTGAGATATATTCTATATATGTGTTGTTACAAAAAAACAATGTGGGAATATCGGGTGCAAATACGGATACAATACTTGCTGTATATATGTTTCGCAGGTCTAGTAAAACGGTTGTTAACAAAAATGTTAAAACAGATTCAAGTACTATTTCATATATACCTATATCTATTCAGATGCCGACTACAAATGATAATTTTTTTATTTGTGGTTTTATAAATTCTCTAAAAATAGAGAAAAAAGGAAAGGAGATCGGATGTATCTCTATCGATACACTATCGCATAATAAAAAGATAATAGATTATTTTTTGGTGAATAATAAACCTATATTGGTAGAAAAAAACACATTATTATTTCATAACTACATTTGTAAAACATTATTACCCGAAAATGTTGTAATAATGAATTGAATTTGTGTGAGTGTTTTGAGTGTGTTTTCATTATCGATTATCGATTTATGATTTATGATTTATGATTTATGAATTATGAATTAACTTAAATCTCACGCATCTGTATCATCTCATGTTTTTATCTTACGTACTTTCCTGACTTTGAAAAAGAGTCTACTATAAAAATTACGAAAATACCTAGAAAAGCATAAAGTATCAAATCCTCAAAAATAGAATTCGTTTTATAATCTTGTTGATCTTCAAGTAAGTCTATAATATAATTTATTTTTTCCATTAATTCACCCTTAGGTTGCTCAGGCATCTCTGATGAACTCTGATTCAAATATGGAACAAACTGTTTATAATACTGATTCGCAAATGAACTAGGCATATCATTATATGTACTATTTGAAACAGCACCCGATGATGATGTGGGGATATCAGGAGTATATAATGATTTTGAATTTTTGTCTGAATTGGAACCGGAACCGGAACCGGGTGTTTCATTTGGTGTAGAAGAAGAAGGAGCAGCTGGACCTCTATAGTTTAATTCGGGTAAAGGAGGAAACATTCCAGAACCAGAACCAGAACTAAAACCCGAAACATGACTGTCACTACCTTTATAATTTGCTAAATTACTGCTATCATCATCATTTTCTGAGTCACTAGCTTCATCCATTGATTTTAATAATGCTGCAAGTTTTGACTCATTCGGGGCAGTTGGTTTGTGTTTAATTGTTTTTCTAAGATTTGGATTTGGATTTTTATTTTTAGAATAATCATTGTTATCATTATTGCCTAAAATATAGTTATTTTTATTATTTTTTACGGGAGTATATGATGATTTTGAATTTTGAACTGTTGATCCATTTGCTTCTTCCTCATTATATGACGAAGCAAATAATGCTAAAGGTATAGTCATTCCTATAAAAAAATGAGATATTATTTTAAAAAAAAAACGGAAATTAATTAACAATATTAACAATATTAACAATATTAACAATTTACCTACCAGTCCATACTTTTATAATTGGTAAACTATTACTGTATTCATTTTTTATATATTTATCATAACTTAACCCCCATTTACAATAATTAAAAATATAACCAAATAATGACGGTTCTTTACTATTTATTTGTAGTAAACATCCAATTATTCTTTCAAAAGCACATCTAGCATCCCTACATGTTATATAAGGTATTAAACATGCAATACGATATTCACTATCTATAAGTTTTAAATAGTCATATTTAACCACTGACATACATCCAAAACATCCATTCCATAAACCGAGATCTTTCTTATTATAAAAACTATTAAGTTTTTCATTATTTAATGCACCTAACATCAAAGTTTGATGTTTAAAAGATAGACCATCTGCAATATGCCGTTTATGAAAATCCCATAACATCTTATAGTTATTTACATTAAAAGATATATATTTTTTTATAAACATAGAATCGTGCAGCATAACTGCAGTTTCGCAAAATTTCGTTCTTAAATAATAATAATAAGGTAAAAATTCACCCCTTGTAGGAAACTCACTTTGTATTATCATGGTGTTATCTAGAGGGTCATTTGTAACAAACGAATAGTTACTATTGTCATCTATTATTAATATTCTATTTTTTGGATAAAATTTTTTAATACACCTGTAACACTCTTTCCAGTACTCATTTGTTATACTAGAGTTTACGTGTCGTAAAATTATAAATCCTATATTTTCATGCTGTTTTTCATGTTCTACTGCACATTCGCGTTCGCCATCACCGTCACCATGACCTCCTTGAGGAACGGTTTTAGGAACAGATATAGCTACATTTGTAGGTTCCCATTTTATTGTAGGCAAAATTTCATTCTCTTTATTATTTAATAAATTTTGTGAAGTATTTACATAAATGTTATGCATATTATTTGATAAAATATGTGCAGTATTAGATTTAAAATGTGAAGTTAAAAATAAAGGAAATGTAGGAACGTTATATCTTTTTTTATATGATACATGAGGTTTTAATGCTTTTATTATACTGTCATTCATGTATAAGTAAATGTATGTTTATGTATATTATCCTATATAAATTATCTTATATAAATATTTTTATTTCTAAATGTATATTAAATAAGAAATGAATACGCTAATATTTTATAATACTTTACTACTTGCTCTTTTATGTGTTTTTATACCAAGTGTATACAACTATATGTATAGTTCTTTTATAGGAAGAATTGTAATATTAGTGCTTATTGCGTATTTTTCGAAAGTAAACTTCTATCTAGCACTTGTATTTATAACAATTATAATCATAAAATCGGCAAACATTTATGAGGGTTTTCAGGCGTCGTCAGGCGCCGTCAGAACTGTGCAACGCTCGTAACCAGTAGCCTGATGATAGACTTGTATAAAACAATCTTATGACATAGTTAACTGTAAGTAAATATTTATATTAAGGAATCACTTGTTTTAATAAATAAAATTAATACAAATAATACAAATAATACAAATAATACAATTGTATTTTTACAAAATTATTAATTTTATTTGTATTGTAAATATATAATATATACTTTTAAAATATAGACAATGGACATTATAAGTAATGCTATAAACTCTTTAAATTCTAGCACATTTTTTGCCGGAATAATGATGATATGTTTAAATATTGGTTCAAGGTATATACAACTTAATTTAGATGAATCAACGGAATCTTACATAAAATATGCTCTTACAAAAGAAATTTTAGTTTTTACGATATCTTGGATGGCGACTAGAAATATATACTCTGCTCTTGTTTTAACTGCCGTTTTCGTCGTTTTAGCAGATTTTATTTTAAATGAAAAGAGCAAATACTGTCTTCTTCCCAAAAAATTCATAAAATCGCGAAAACTTGGTGAATACACAAACAATAAAATTATAACAGATAAAGAATACAGCGATGCAATCGATTTGGTAGAAAAATATAAAACCCAGAAAAGTAAAAGCAGTCAATTAAATTATTTAGATGCTTACAACATGAATAAATTTTAAAAAAAACTTATATATCAAAAATGTTAATATTGTAATATCCAAATTAATTAAACGAATATTATAATATATATTATCAATATTATATAAAATGAGCAAGAAAGAAAAAGATAAAGGTACGGATACGGATATTGATGATGATGAAAAAGAAGAAGTGTCGTGGTATGAGAATCAACAAAATAAAACAGCCAACATTATTAAAAAATATAACATAGGAACTCTACAAATGTTTATAAGTCCTGAAATTTTAAGTATGACAAGCAAAGAAAGAAAAAAAATAGATAAAATTTATTATAAAAGAGAATATACCGAAACACCAAGTGAACTACAAAAATCACAAAAAGAATATGAAAAAGAATTAGAACTACAAAATAAACAAAAAGAACAAAAAGAACAAATAGCAAAACAAGTACCGGTTACTGATAATAAATCGCCAGTCCTCCCAAATAATCCAGTAAATGTTGCTCCTCCAGCCCTCCCAGTACCTCCACCCGCTGCTGCTTTACAGAAAAGAAAGGAACTAATGGTGGGAGGAGGATTTTTTGACTCCGATTTTAATGATAGCCGCGCGCTATATGATAATGACAGAGGAAGACTAGATGCAAATACTGTCAGAACAGGAACAACAACTTCCTCTGAAACATCAAGTTTATTAACTCGTGTATCGAAAGATTCAGAACCTTTTATTGCATCATTAATAAAATTTAATAACTCTGGTTTTCCAAATAATGTTACTATAAAAGCAAGGATAGATACTTTCTTCAATATAAATCTCTTTAAAGCATTCTTAAAAAGATTAGGAGAACCAATTAAACTATATGGAAACGATAATCAAATTGTTTCTGTAGATGATGTCGATGCATTGAATAGAGATAAAGAACAACAAAAAGGTGATAAGTCAAATAGCAAAAATAAAGTATACGAAACAGACCAACAAACAGAAGGAAACTATATTACAAATTGGTATCCTGCTCAAGAACAAAAAACACTTATAGGCTCAGTTTACGCTTTTATATATACGAGACCAACAGAACAAGAAATGAAACAACAATCAGAATTAGGTAAAAAAGTACCATCAGCTTCCATGTTGATGATAAAAGAAGGAGATAATTATAGGCTTATAGGTGGACCGATTGATAATAAAGTAAAAGTTCCTTACCCAGGCTTTAGTAACTCTGTTACAGTATCAACAGATAAATATAATAGTGAAACATCGGATAGAACGGTTGAAAGTCAAATCAACGATTACTATAAAAGAATAACAGGACAAAGTTACCTTCCACAGTCTATTTCAAATACAGCACGAAGATTTATATATGAACCACAATCATCTTTTGTTTCCGGCGTTGATGCTAAGACAGATGTAAAAGATTTAAAAAGCGTTATTTATTCTAGACAAGTTACGCCTTCGCAAATTGAATCTATCATTGAAAGTTCTAGAGCATCATCAACTGATATAGTTAAAGTTCCAATAACTACACTATTTAACATATTAAATGGAAAAACACAGACACTTCAAGTAAAAATAGACTTAAGTTCGCAGGCTAAAACAGTACTAAAATTTCTTTTCAGAATACTAGAAAAACAAAATCTATTATCTACAATTTCGGGTCAACAAAAAAAGAAGGCGGGTGAAATTTACGAAAATAGAATCGATAAACTTAGAGAAAAGTTATCTGAGTCATCTTTAAATGAACTTGACTCCACCATTCTTCACAATATTCGTTTCATTTTAGATATTCTTTTTTCTAATAAAACTATATTTAAATATAAGGGTATTGACTATATAGTAGACTACTTAGAATGGAATAATACATTTAAACAGTTAAATAAAGTACTAGAAAACTATAAAGTTGCTTACTATATTGAATTAGAACTATTTCTCGAAAAATTAGAAAAAGGAAAACTACCAATTGACCGTGATGGAACTTTATTCTCATCGTGTGCAGTAAGAGGGTCACAGCTTAGTAATTTCTGGAAACGAAACTTCTTAGAGCAAAACTGGTCAAGAGTTGGAAAACAGATTAAAAATTCTATAAAAGTAACAAAAAGTCCATCGATTACTGATATTCTTCCAGGGTTTTTAAAAAAAGCACTGGATGTTGGCTCTGGTCAAGTCATGTCTCAGTTAAATGCCGGTGTAAATCAAATATCATTTGTTCAGTATTGTTTTTTGGGTCAAGAACAACTGATCGAAGATTTTAAAAATATCGACAACTCATTTGCCGGTGTTTCATGGAAAAATGAAAACTCGTGGAGTAAACGCAAAGAAATATTATTCGCTGCGATGGATAACTGCAGTTCCGATGTTTACTGTTTCCAAAATGTACAATGTTCACTTGAATCATACAGAACGATTGTATCTTCTTTATCGGATGAAGAAAAAGAAATTTTAGAAAACATAAATGACATTAAAACACAGGGTAAAAGGATAAAAATACATAGAACCGTTTTAAATCAGTTATTAGAAAAAGTAGATGACCCTCTAAATTTAATAGCTCAAATATATGAACGTTATAAAAACGAATATGTTTTTGTTTATTTCTTCGAACAGAAAAATTTTGGAGGTATATTAAGCACAATTGATAAAAAAACAGCACTAGGTAACCTGACTATGTTTAAAAGTGATAAGTTTGAACTAAATAATGAGACAGACATAAGAATGGCCCCCTTTATAAGTAAAAATAAAAAAAGACTTGAAACAATTGATTCATTAGAACCACTTTATGCTAATACTTCTTTTGCAACAGTTACGTATTGCAAGTTTAAGGGTGGTAGATATACAAAGATGATGCAGTTACCAGGGCTGACAGCATTACAACAGTCTCCACAAGTATCAAAGCCTTCAACTAATTTGCCGGGTATACAAGGTTTTATTGGTTCTATTAAAGTGAACGATAACGATGATATACCTGATGAAAATGAAACAAGAGAATCTGTTGATAAAATTAAAGACTACGATGAAGAAACAAATCCCGATATACCAAGTGATAGTCCTAGCCCTAGTCCTAGCCCTAGTCCTAGTCCTAGCCCTAGCCCTGCCCCAAGCAGACCTGCTACTGCACAAGGTGCACAAGGTGGAGGAGATGGTAGTGAATGGTACAATCAAGATAAGTCAGAACAAGTGGGATTTTTATCAGGGCTACTTGGTAATGCGGGTATGAATAAACAGTCAAAAGTTAAAGCAGAAGCAGAACCATGTAAAAAATTTATGAATCAAAATTATATTCCAGGTGGTCAAATTTTTGGAATTATAAATATAAAATTAGAAACAGCAGAAACTTTAAAACAAATCGAAGCGAAACAAGCAACGCAAGTTACACCGGTTAAACCCAGTAAACCGGCAACCCCTGCAACACCTGCAACACCTGCTACCCCAGATACCCCTGCTACCGGAGATAAAAAAATTACCAAACAAATGTTAGAAGTTTTATTGATAGCAGCATTTGTTTCAAAGTTTAGGTCCAGGTATTACTTGTCAAGTTCAACAGATGTTAACCCATACTTTATGGCGGGTGACTTTAATTTTGATATACCATCAGACCAACCAATCGGTAAAGGTACAATAAGAGATGTATATTTAAAAGCTCCAGCATTAGCTTTGTTGCTAACAAGAAGTAATAACATTTTTTCCCCATCTGAATACCCATCTCTTGCATACTATGCTAGTCAAATAAAAGACTTTATTTATAAAACATGTAAAATATTGACATACTTGTATGGCGGTAAAGGTAAAAATGGTCGACTTCGTTTAATCGGATACACCAATAGTCAAACATTACCCAATATGTTTGGGTATAAATATTCTTTAACCAATCCTGACAAAGTAACCAAAAGTGAGCTTATTTTTACAACCGGTAAACTACTTCTTTGTCCAAAAGAAGAAATGAATAAAATAGTTAACTCGGAGTCATCAGAGGGGTTGCCCGCTTTTCCAAATAAGTCGAACCCGTCAAATAGTGATGCAATCGGTGGTGTATTTGAACTTGATACAGAGTTTGTTAATAGAATCATACAAACAGAAGAAAAAAATATTATCCAAGAACAGCAAAGTGCACAAACTGATTCACGAGACGCAGCTAAACGAAGTATAATAGAACAAATAACTGGTAAACCTATAGGAGTATCATCTCCTCCTTCTATTCGCCCTACCTCACCTTCCAAGTCTACTGTATCAGCTACATCAGCTACATCAGAAGAAACAGAAGCAGAAGCAGAAGAAGTTCCCGACTGGACATTATCTACTTCGGGAAAAACTAGTGCTGATTCTATTAAACTTATCCCTGATGCTATACCTATAACCGGAGAAGAATTGACAAAACTACACAACTCTGACTATACAGCATCACGAGCAGATACAGTAAAAGGTTCACCCTATAAAAAATCAGTATTTATATGCGAAACAGGTAAACCAGATTACAAATACTTGACAGAGTTAGAAATGAAGAACTGGAAAGATAATAAAGATAAATTATACTCAGACCATTCTCCGGTTATGTATAAAATTAATAACTCTAGTACTAGTCAATGTGGACCAACAGTTGCTGCTAGTGGTGCTAGTACACTCGCTGGTGGTGGTGGTGTTAGTGGTGGTGATAGTAATAGCGAAGGGGAAGAAGAAATGGAAGGAGGCACCATTCCAACAGAATTAAACTTAATAACATGGAATATTGCTGGTCATGGTGCACAAGGAAAGGATATGACTACAGGGGATACATTTTATTACCATAAATTTAACGGAAAAGTTGAAGAAGAAATAGAACATTATAAGTCTAGGTTAAGTAATAATGCTCGAGCTATTACTGATATGGTAAATAGCGGATATGACTATCTCTTAGTCCAAGAAGGACCAAACTCGGCGTTAGAGTTTAATTTAAATAAAGGACAACTAGAGCCTTTTAACTATAAAACACTCTTCACTACTTCTATAAATGGTGATGGTGATAGTGTTAAAAATTTGGATGTTATACCTTCAGTAATAGAAGACAATGATAAGTACTATGGTGAATTTTATATTGTAGTTAATAAAAAAACAATAAAAACAGAAGATATAAAAAGTTTGGGACTGTTACTCGTAGGTCATAAAAGCTATTTTTCTAACGATGAAGCAGCGACAATTTTTGCAGATATAATAAGCATGTTAACTAAAAAAAATATAAAAAATTATAATGAATCTATTATTAAAAAGGACTGTTCAAGATTATGGTTTTTTGTAAACAGTAAAAATAAACAAATAATGACATCTGTTCACTTACAGGTAAATGAATCAAATACACCAAAGATGTATGAAAGACAGCAGCAAATATATATACTATTAAATACTGTTGTTTCTTATTTCAGACAAAGTGCAATCTACAAGGACTTCAATATTGTTTTTAGCGGTGATTATAATATCAATATGTTACAGCCTTTCCCAACTGATATTCCACCAACTTTCTTAAAATGTGATAGTGTCCCAGGGCAACAAACATTTATATATACAAGTAAAAACAATGCACCTTCCTCTTTTGGTGGACTCAATGAGGGTAAATATAATCCAACAAATATAGATTTTACTTTATTTTATCCAAAACCTAATCCCACGGTTTCAACAAAGTCCAAAAAGGTAGGATTTAATATAGCCAGCCCTCCCAGTTCCACAGTCTCATTGGCCGATATGCAACGTAAAACGAAAATCAATAATATAACATTTTACATTGAAAAGGAAATATTTAAAGCGCTACCAGTTGCTCCGCCAGCGACTAATTCACTTTATAATAACGTCTCTATTGTTAGGACATCTTATAGTATGACATATGCTAATAGCAGTATAATGCCCGCGGGTTCTGCTACACTGCTTGATATTGGAGATAGTCCATTAAATAATATAAAATATACTCATCCATCTGCTACACCCGCAACGCCTTCTGATGTTACTGTAAAATATATGATACAAGCATCGCCTGGAAAATCAGGTACAGGCGAATTAATTACTAGAGATACGTTGTCTAACTCGGTTATGAACTCTCTTATTCTGGCGGCAATAAATAAGGTTAAATTTATTATTTTTCCTTTTATAGGCGGTGAATTATTTTTTAATGAGTTGGCGCGTGTAGAAAATGAAGCTGGTCGTATACATAATAAAAATAGACACGCTGAGATGTTAATAAAAGGTGTAGTAGACTTTTATGAATTTACTGCAACCAATAGTTTAACAAATACAGTTAAAAAAATATATTTTTGTCCTTGGGGTAACGACGAAAGAAATGCATTATTTGATGCTAAATATAAAGCTTCTGCTACAAATAAATATCTTGATGTTGCACTACAAATATTAAAAGGAAAAACGAATTTAATAGAAGAAACAATAAACCTTGTACATAATGGTACACCAGTGAATGCTATTGTAAATGCTGCAAATGTAGAACTTAGTTTTGGTTCAGGTGTTTCAAGTATGTGTTATGCAGCAATAGGAAAAGATGGCGACAAACAAAAAGAGCTAAATAAAACCAAGAATACATTTATCGATGCTTTTAAACAATACATCAAACAAAAGAATTCTGACGCTAGTACCGGCGAATCTATATCATTATTAAAACAAATAAAAGAATCGCCCGTGATGAAATTAGGAATACCTAGAGGATACATAACTACTGGTAGTGATGTTTACAATGCTTATAGTGTTGACGAAAAAGGTCAATATGTTAATAAAAAAATAACAGACTTTAAGTGGAATAATTTCTATAATACGAAAGAAAGTGGTTCTTTTATTAAAGATATACCTAAAGGAAGTTCATTATTTTATTATGATATTACCAAAAAAGACTCTAAAAATAACTATATAAAGTGTTGGTTTTCTTTTAATACTGTTACAAGTATTTTTAATCCTAAGCGTAATATTAATAATATGTTTATATTAAATGTATTGAATCCTCTTGGGAATGAAGGTAGTATTGTCTGGCTAGATTCATCAAAGTTAACACTTTCACCCTTTAATACAACCGATAACGAGTCGGTTAGTAAAACCATGCAGTATATAAAATTAAATAGTGAAGAAGCAGTTATATCTTCTAAAAAGTTCTTTATAGAGTCTTCTTTGTCAGCTTATAATACAGGTAAGTATGAACTGGATGAATTAAAAAAAAATACTCTAATAAAACTTGCTGAGCAAATAAATTTTCCACTACCAGATATAAAGGATTGGCCGCCAAGAAAGATAGTTATACCTTCAGCACCATCTTCCTCCACTTCTGTACCTTCCACTTCTGTACCTTCCACTTCTGTACCTTCCACTTCTGTACCTTCCACTTCTGTACCTGGTTCAGCTCCTTCTTCCATTCCTTCTTCTTCAAAAAAGCCGATCATTACAGAAATAGACGGTATAAATCGTAGAGCTACTGCAAAGGAATTTAAAGATGCACAAGTAAATGGTATTAAAGAGGGTACCAAAATACCTGGCGGTGTAAACGATACCATTGTATATCATCAAACTGGTTCTACGTTTGAAGTTGCTTTAGATGAAATTAAAGCTGGACAAAAAAAAACACACTGGATGTGGTATATTTTTCCTTCTGATATAAAAGGATTTACACCATGTTCTACCTTTTTCAGATTAGGACCGGTTGCTAGTAGAGATGCAATTGGTAAAAAAACGATAACAATAAAAGATTATTTAGATGACGATGTTTTAAGAGAGAACTATATTAGTATAACTGAAGCGATATGCGATAATCTAGAAGAATTATTAGAAACTGACACGGAGAATTTACCCCAAGATATTTTAAAATATATGATGACAACAACCGAAGACCCTAAAAATCGTGTTGACTATTATAAACTTAAAAACTCTGTAAAGAATTTTTACATGCCTCTTAAAATTAAATTAAAGTCAATGTCGGGTTCTGATAGTAGTGATTTTATTAAAAAAATGAACAGGTTAAATATTATATTAAATGATATTAAAGACCCTGAATATACGGTTGATGATGAAGAAAAATTAGAAGAAGATTATTTAACGTCACTAGGAAAAGATGCTCTAGACTCATCACTTCGTGATACTGATTCCATACCTCCTGTGCCTCCAGGGACACCTATGGCTTCGTTGTCTCCTGGTTCACCCGATTCACCTGTATCCGTCGAGTCACCAGAGTCACCAGTATCTAGGTTAAAATTAGAAACAACAGATAAGTCACGAATTTTATCCTTGGATGATATTTTAACTTTAATGATACAAAATATAGACAATAATGTCTTTATAATAAATGGAGGTAGTTTTAATCCTCCTCATAATGGTCACATTAAAATGTTCGAGTCAGCATATAATACCCTGGTTGCTAATAATTTAGATAAGTCGGAAGAAATCAAAGGCTATTATGGTATAATGGTAGTATCTACAAGAAAATATATTATGGGTAAAGGTTTAGAATACGACGAGGTATTGAGTTCGGAAAATAGAATAAAGTTATGCAAACTGGCGTGTGATACATATAAATGGGATAAAGACAGTCCGTTTAACTCTAATAATATGCTAATATTAAATGTAGCCGATAGTGATCCAAAAGCATTAATCCTACATAAAGTAATAAAAATACTTGATAAAAGTTCAGCATATAAAGGTAAGGAGAAAGATATAGATATAGAGAAAATTAAAACCGAACGTTTGTTTTATTTATGTGGTTCTGATTTTTTTATAAAAATGTATTCTGATTCTAGTAGATATAGTATAATTTATGTACTAAGAAAATCTGAAGAAGAATCAATACAAAAGAAGAATGCAGAAGTAGCAAAATATAGTAATAAAAATTATTTAAAAATACCAATAGTAATGCAGGATTCTGATGAATATAGTTTATCGTCTAGTGTTGTAAGAGAGGCTATTCAAAAGTTAGGAACTTCTCTATTGGGTTCTGAGAGAATAAAATTGCAAAATGGTATTATAAAATCTATTGGTTTACCCGTGTATTGTTACTTAAGAAGCTTAGAATATTTAATTCCAAATAAGTCTTATGGAAAAAGTTGCGATAAACTTGACCCGAGTGTAAGCGAAGAAATAGAATCTGTCCATGATTTTGAGATGAGTGACTATGAGGGTATTGGGCAAGATGTTGATATACTCAACAATGAAGAATGGACGGATTATCAGATTGACTTATTAGCTGGCGAACTAGATGATATACCTGAAAAGGATAGAAACATATTTATTGAAATAAATACTTTCATTATGTTTGACAGTGAAACTATTAAAAATGAAGCTAATTTTGATAAAGTTATAAATGATTTAATAAGTTGTGATATTTATAATAAAAAAGGTATAGATTCTAAAAGTATAAAGGGTTTTTTAAAAAATATATATGACTCTAAAATATATTATATTCTAAATGACTTCTGTTACTTCAAGGTATTTAAAATAGATCCAGAACACTGTTTTATACAAAATTTGCTTTCAAATGGGGAATCAAATACAAATTTATTAGCGGATATAAACTTACTAAGTACAGATCAATTTAATGCTAATTATTTGGCTGGGAAAGAGGGAGTATTAGAACAAATGGTAGATGATAGAACAAACTATCTGGACTCTATAGAAGAAGGTAAATATAAAGACTACGATGATAATGATATTACAAAAGAAATAGTAGATGAAATATTAGGATTCTTATATGATAGTCAAAGGTATAGTTTGTATTTGTATTTAATAGATGATAAAAAACCAGTCGAGGGCAAACGAATATTATTGAGTTTATACTCAACCGTAATAGAAGAAAAGAATGACAAGGTTAAATATATAGTTGGTAATTTAAATGATGAATTGACTGCTACCATTGAAAGGAGTAAGAGAGAAACAGGACCACCTGAAATTTCGAAAAAGTTAATGGGACCAAAGAGGTCGAAAGGACCGTTGGGGCCAAAGCGCGCAGATGGTGCAAAGGGGGCGAGTGAATTATTAAAAGCTGTTAAATATGTTCAACAGAGGTCCAATGGTGACGGTAATTGTTTTTATAATTCCATTGGAATGTTATCATCCGAACACGTGATAGTTAAAGATATGTTTGATGCATATCAGAGAAAAAGTATAAGTCACAAATATAGAATTCAGTTTGATGAACAGTCAAGGGTTAGAGTGGATCTTGCTGAATTTATGATAAGAATTTACAATATAATAAAAAATGTTGACAAGAAAAGTAAACAGTACATGGATTCTCCAATTATAAAATATATAGTAACAAATGGTGATAAAAATGATTTTAAATATGTTAGCACTATAAAGTCACCGATTGGTAGTAGGTATTATGGAACAGATTCTGAAATATATTTTGCATCTTTGTATTATAACCAACCAATAGTTACGGTAACAGGAATATCTGATGTTAGTGTGTTTAATGTATTTTATTGGGATGATTATCGTATAAATGATGTTATGTTTACTGACTATGTTAAAGGAGATGCGGACGATATAGATGCAAAAAAAGTATTAAATTTTATAGAAAAATCGAATCAACAATTGTTGTGTGGTATTGATGATATTTCTGTATTCTTGCTTTACTATCCTAGTTCATATTTTCTGGTAGGAGGAAGAGGACACTGGTCATATGCTGTTAATAAGAAGTTATTAGTTAAGAAATCTGGTAACGATGATAAATCTGACAGCGATAGTGAAAGTACTGAAGTAGGTACTGAAGTAGGTGGTAAAGGATACAGCGAAGGAAGTGAAGGAGGTGGCGAAGGAGGTTATCATAAGTATAGTCCAAGAGTTACTAAAAAGATTAGAAATAAGTATCATAAAAAATCATCATCAAAGTCAACTAAAAAACACAAAAGAACTAAAAAAATGAAAAACAGAAAAGGCAAAAAAAGGACTATAAGACATAATCGATAAAGCATACATAATTATGTAGTTATGTAGTTATTTATTATTGGTTTTTACAAATAATAAATAATAGAGCAATAAAGGAATAAATAATAGAGCAACAGGACAGTAAAAAGGTAGTTAAAAAGTTAATGATGTAATTTTTTTTTTAAGAAAGTATAAGTAAAGTAAGAAATAAATGAAACGCATAAAGAAAGTGGTAATGTATCATATGTTTGATTACATATTCTATTGATGACCAAAGCACTTGTTATTGGGGCATCTAAAAATGGACTTAAGAATGCACTCATACCCAAGTACATGAGATTTTGTTGTGGAATAGGTATATATTCAGATAATACTGAACCTACACCACAACCAATTGTCATGCTAGGTACTACAAGACCACCTGTTAACCCTGCGCCTATAGAAACATTAGTATTTACCATTCTACCCAAAACACTATAAATATTAAACCGATTTACAGTATCAAATTTACCCTCTTTTTCTAATTTTTTCAATTTGTCAAGTTCATCGTATTTTTGTTCTTTTTCTAGTTGTTTTAATTTTTCATTGTTAATGACAGCTTGAAATCCTTCATTTATAGCGGATTCACCTACACCCATTGTTAAGAATCCTAATTTTTTAATAATAAAGGCGATAAGAAATCCGAATAGTATAACATATAAGTTATTAAATTTTGATGTTATAATATAGTTAAACATCACATTAATAGACCTAAAAAATCCGAATGACAAAGCTCCTATTATTACTGAAAACAAAACAATATATCCAAAATTTTCAAATTTGAATGAAAGTTTATCTATTTTTATTAAGTTGTTTTTCTCACCTACCAAATAGTAAATAAATGGAATAGCGCATACCATTACTCCAAAATTTGAAAAAAAGTTTATATCTTTATTTATTACCATGTGTTCTAGTATATAGAAAAATGTAGATATCATTGAACCATATGTAATCGTAAAACCAATTGCATATCCTAAATAAATTATTAATTCGGTATATATATCTTTTAATCCTAGTACTTTTTTAGATTTGAAGTAAAAGTACAACATTAAACATATGGAGGAGTATATGATTACACCTTCATCGCCTACAGCTGCACCAGAGGCGATAGCTAACAGAGAAAATATATAAATTGCTATATTTGATAATCCTCCAACAAAATAACTTGTTTTAGAATAAGATTTTGCATGATTATTTACACTTTCTACCATTTTTTCTATATATAGTTGAAAATATCCATCAGACAGTTCAAAATGTTTTGCCTTTGAAGCAATAAAAAACATTATTGGGACGTATATAAAAATATATTTGGAATAATTAGTTAAATTTTGTTTAGTATTAATTTGAACCACATCGTATATATCGAAAAATGTTTTATTCATATGAATAATAATAATAATTGCAACAATGAAAAAAATAATAGTTGTAAATATTTTCATATTCATACCCATATTTTATTAACGAGTTTATATATAATATATAATAATAATAATATTATCGATAATACCTATAATAACCATAATACCTATAATAACCATAATAACCATAATACCTATAATAAGTCGTCTATACTATCCCCAAAAATATCCTTAAACGCTATCATCATTTGTTCTATATATGATGAATTTGTTGCTAGAGAGTTGCATACATTTTCTGAAATAGCGATTGCTAGTTCAACGCGACAAAAGAATTTTGAAAACTGTAAATTCTGTGTTTTTAATATTTTATTTATTTCGTATATCTCTTCCCCACCAAAAAACTTTGTATCATTGCTTAATACGTCATTGCATATTTTAGAAATTTTATTAATCAATATATTTCTATCTCCTTCCAGAATAGTAGGTTTTGACTTATCTATTTTTTCAGATAGACTCTCAGTAATAAACTTTGATAACTCAGTATGATTTTTACTAACAAGAATTTTAAAAAATAAGAAAAATACATTTTGTTCTTCTCGAGTCATTGTTCCAATAATTCCATAATCTATTACACCTATTTTTAATATAGTTTTTAGGATGTCATTATTATTTTCGTCTTTACATATACAATTTTCTTTCATAAAAATAACATTACCAGAGTGTAAATCGGCATGATAAATAGAGTCATAAAAAACACATTTTAAGTTAAATCGTGATAATATTTTTGAATACTCACATTTATCTTCGTGTAAAATATTTTCGATTCGACTACCTTCGAGTTTATCCATTACAATAGCACATGGATTATCGTCTGTAAAATAAGAATATACTTTTGGTATACAAATGGTTTGTACTTCATTGAATTTTTCATAAAATATATTAATATTTTTTACTTCATTTGAAAAGTTTAACTGGTTTGTCATTATTTCACGATTTTCTTCAAATAGGTCATTTATATTTAAATCTCGTATGTATGGTATTTTTTTAGATATGTTTACTAGTAGTTCCAATTCATTAATTGATTTATTAAACTTTTGTATAATATTTGTACGACGGTATTTAATAATAACATTTTTCCCATTTAATTTTCCATTATATACCAGCGCAATATTACCCGATTTAATAGGAGTTTCACTTTCAATTAAAAGTTCATCTCCATTTTTTCTAGCAATATTTATCAAGTCGTATAATCCGTTATAGTCGATTTCATTTGTATTATATTTAACATTATCGGTGTATGTAATAAAGTGGTGAAATAAATCTTTATCGACCAAGTTATTATTATTTGCGAATGCTTGGAATATTTTTGTAAAAAATATATTTTTATCAGCCATTTTCGAGGCTATGTTTTTTACCATGTTATTATAATCGGCTGGTGTTTTTTTTGATAACTTGTATATGAAATAATGTTTTGTATATATACCAACACAACATGATATAAACCACGACTTAGACACACCTGATGCTATATGTGCAGCAAGCTCTTTAGTAATATAACTAAAAACATTTGATATCTTACTTGAAAGAGTATTTTTTTTATAGGTATCGCCACCACCATCGCCATCGCCATCGCCACCGCCATCGCCATCGCTGTTAACATGTAAATTATCGTGACTATCTACTTTTACATCTTCTAAGTGTTCGTTTTTTTCGCGATACTCTGGGTATATAGACTGTTTTATTCTTTGATACATAATAATGTTTTATAATAGTATTATGTATTGTAATCTTTATATATTTATAACTTATTATACCATTTCTATAAAATTTTTCAAATTTAAAAACATTTTTTTCATAATAAGTCCTAGAATATTTTCCATATATATTGGTAATGAGTTAGTTAGTTCAAGTTTAAAAATATAACTTATATTTATTCTGAAATTTGATTCGAAATTTACAACCATAGTTGATATAGTATTTTTAACTTTTTCATATTTACTTAACTCTTCTATATTAGGATAGTCAATATCAAAGCTAGTGTATACATGTTTTTCATTTGTTATTTGTTGTATCGTTTTTACATACATATATTTTGGTTTTATTCCTAACTCTTTACCAAATGGTTTAAATAAAAAAAGAATTTCTACTTCGGTTGGAGAAATCCATTTTTTAACTTCTATTTTTTCAAAGCTATCTGTATTTAATCTAAAAATTAAGTTATACATATTAAGATTTACTATATCATGTAAATTTTTATTTATATTCTCCACGTTAAGCTGTAATGAAAATATATTACATGACTTTTCTCTTTTTAAAAATACTCTTTCTTTTAAACAAACAGTTTTAAAATCATAATTAGTTATTTCATGTAAAGTATTATTTTTTATTTTATGTTCAATAGAGTCTAATAATAAAGTACCGCTACTATTATCGTTATTCATTTTATTTTACTTATAAGTACTGTTATTTTATCTAAATAATATTATAAGATATTTATAACTCATTTACAATAAAAATAATATAATTCATATAATATTATATTTCTATATATTATAGTCTTGTCTTATCGATAAAGCACAATCGTATTTAAAATGCCTAAAAATAACAATAGTATTATATCTTATATATTGTTGACTGCTCCAATTATTTTAGGGTTAGGTTCTGGTTACTTTGTATCTCGTAAAAAAATACCAAAGGTAAAATCTTATCTAAATCCTCCATCATGGCTATTTGGTGTAGTATGGCCTATTTTATATTTATTATTAGGTTATTCATCTTATCTTATATGGAATAGTAATAATGTAAGTATAAATAGTAAACATTTTTATTTATTTTTATATGCTATTCAGGTTTTACTTGTTATGGCTTGGTGGCCTTACTTTGTATACTACCCTAACAAATTATTTTCTACAATAACTCTAATCTTGTTAGCTATTTTTGCACTCGTTATTACGGTAATGTTTTTCACAATTAATATGGTTGCTGGATATTGTTTAATACCATATGTTATTTGGTTATCATTCGCATCTTTCTTAACATCACAGACATAAGATAATATTACTTCATACTTCATACTTCATACTTCATACTTCAAATATTCTTTCGATATTTTTAACAAGATTTACCTTATTTAATACCTGTTCTTGGTCTATTTTATATTCGGCAATATATTTATTAGGGTTTCTTAATACGCTATGAATAATGATAACATCTCTAGTGATATTTCCCGTAAGTCGAATAGTATGTTTTGGAAAATATTCTTCGACTCTTTTACACCCCCAGTATAGTGGAATTGTATTGTTTATAAATGGGTTTACTATTTTCTCCGTAAAATAATGGTCATGGCTCGTATTCTCAATTGCTATCGTAAATAAATAATTTTTGCACATGTCTTCCATCGACTTAAAACC